CTAAAGTACTTAGTGTCTTAGTGGCAAGTTGCACACCCTGCTAGCAATTAGGGAGTAGGTAAATTAGCAACTTTAGGTATCTTTATAAGTCAATATCAAAATTTTAGATACTATAAATCTCAGATTATGCCTACAGTAAAGATAAAACCTAAATTTGAAAGGTATAGCTCTGTTATGGGATGTGTGGGAGAACTTTGGAATTATGATCGTTTTTATATACATGAAGGTTATCATTCATACTTAACTGAAGAAATGGCTAAGGGTAGAATGTATAGTGCTGAAATAGGAATATTTGAAATTCCAGTAGGTGCTACTGTATATATCAACTATGCATATAGAGAAGTAGTTAGTACTGATATTAAATATTTAGGATTATTAGAAGAATAACCAATTTGGAGGATACCTATATAGTCGCGAATATTATAGGGCAGATTGATAAGAAATGGAAAACAATGAATAGGTAATTCTAGTAATTCCCTAGGAATTGTGAACGAAAGTTTCGAAGTACGTTTAATTCGTAAGTCCTCCACTGCGAAGTTTCAGTTGTTGTACCTAGTTAGGAAATTATGTACCTAATTAGAGAAAAGAGAAGTTACCTACATAATCCGGAGTATGTAGGACAGGTGATAAGGCGAAACATGATTATTATCTAAGTAGCTGAAGTACGTTCAATTCGTATTACTTCTCCAAAGTCTTTGATGGACTGAAATGCCAGGTTTCACAGGAGTATATTAGCTAATTAGTTAGTATACTCCTTTTTTACGTTTAACACATTAACAAAATTAATTATGGATGAACAAGAATTTTTTAATAAAATTAAAGAATTGCAAAAGCAACGAGACCTATTAAAGAAGGACGTTACAGTTTTAGAGTGTAAAATTAATGAATTAAGAGATATACTAGAATTAAAAAATATTAAAAAAGGATATTATACTAATAACCTTGGTTTATTCTGTAAAGTCTATGATATTAAAGGTGACAATATACATGTGTATGAATTAGATACTACAGATTTACTAAGTCTTACAAAGGAAACCTATTATTGGAGATCTTTTGAAGAGACATATTATAAGAAATGTACTAAAGAAGAGTATGATAAAGCTTTAGATTATATAGTTAAACATTTTAAAAGTTAAGCATATGATACAAAAGAATTATGGAAAGAAAATTAGGTGAAATATTTACTTATAATGGTAAAATTTATCAGGTAGTAAAAGATTTTTCATGTAAGGGTTGCGCTTTTATAAAGAATGGTTGTTGTGACTTAGTTAATGAACTTTTAGGTCATTGTGATTATACTAAAAGAACTGATAAAACTAATATAATATTTAAAGAAATAAATAATATGGAAATAAAGAATAATCAATTAACTATTGATATTCCTGAAGGAATGGAGATAGATTTAGAAAATAGTGATTTAGCTAAAGGTATAGTTAGATTTAAGCAGAGTACTATTACTTATGAAGATGTTGAAGATACCTTAAAGCTAGGCAAGAATTGTAAGAGTATAATTATCAATGAAAGCAATGCCTCTAAGTTAGTTACTTTAAGTAGACTAATGAATATTGCTAAATATTATAATGGGGATTGGAAGCCAAACTGGAGTGATCAAAATGAATATAAATATTTTATTATATATAATGGCGATATCTATAAAGTAGATTATAATTGGACGATTATTTCTAATAACATCTATTTTAAAAATGAAAAAGATGCTCAAGCAGTAATAGATAATCCTAATTTTAGGAATATTCTTGATGCCATTTATAAAAATTGATTATGGAAACATTAGAAGAGCTAAAAAATAAATATAAGAAATTACAAGAAGAAAAAAATAATCTCTATAATAAAATTACAGCATTAGAAAAGAGAAATGCAATTTCTAAGTTTACTGTTGGTGATTGTTACTTAGATACAAAATGGAATGATTTAATAAAAATTGTTTCGATAAAAGGTAATTACATATATTATATATGTTTAAGTGAGGCTTGTATCTCTAGAGATAACTCTTATATATATGATACTGAAGATTGGGAAAAGATTACTTCAGAACAATTTAAAGATGCTTATCTTGCTACAATAAAAGATATTCAAGATCCAGACTTTGAAGAAGGACCAGAATCTAATTGGAATAAAGCTTTAGACTCTATTGTAACTAGTGTTAATAGTTAATTATGGATACTAGATTATCAGATTTAGAGCAATTAGTTTCTGAAATAAAAAAATTTAGACCTGATTGTACAATAGCTATCAATTATTTAAATAAAGTAATAGATAAACTTAAATATGAATATATAATATACAATATATTTAATTAAAATTAAGTAGATTATGGAACAGAAACTTAATATAGCAGAAATCTTGAAGAATAAACCAAGGGGTACTAAATTGTATTCTATGATTCATGGTAAATGTAGTTCTGAAGCAGTAACAGATGAAATTTTTAAAATAAACTTCTGTACTTCAAAATTTGGTTTAACACAATCTGGAGAATGTACCTTAATTAAATTTGGTAATATGTATGATGGCGGAGAATGTATTATCTTCCCATCTAAGGAAATGCGTGATTGGTCTAAGTTCCAATGGGAAAAAGGTGATGTACTGATAAGTAATGATGGTGGCACAGAGGTTATCTTTGACAAATGGTACGATGATACTTATACAAGTTTTTATTGTAAGCATTACCTTAACAGTGAAGATAAGAATAAAATCGTATATTACGAAGAATTCTTATGCACAACTGAAAGATATTCCCTTGAAGATAAGGATATTGCTCAGACCTACATTAACACCATAGAGAAGCGTTTGGATGGCAAGCTCAATCTTGAAACTTTAGATTCTTCAGACTATTATAAAATGTTCTATGTTGCTCCAGATTCTAAGCCTGAAGTTGGTGAATATTGGAGAAGTAGAGGTGTAGGTTATGATTTATCTGGTTTTGTAGTATCTAAACTAGCTGGAGAACGTTTAACTAGATTAGTTAAATATGTACTTAACACAGATGAACCTCTGTCTCATTTAGATTATAGAGAATTTGAACCTAATTGGATTCAGTTCAAGTTCCAAAAAGAAGAATTTAATCTAGAGTTGTTAGATAAACTTGCAAGAGAAAATGAAAATATAGTTAATGAAGCTATATTAAGACAATGTTTTAAATTTCGAAAAGAAAAATTTAATTTGGAACTATTAGATAATCTCACTAGAGAAAATGATGGTACAGTTAATGAAAATATATTAAGACAGTGTATGATAAATGATACCAAAAAAGAGACAGATTTATAATTTCTTTGATGATGGTAAATGTTCACCAAGTAGATTATATAAAGCTTATGTAAAGAAAGTAATTCCTTTTAATAAGGCTGATATACATCTAAAGATACATTTAGTTAATAGTGCTCTTGATTACGATTGGATATGGAATGGAGATACTGACTATTTTATAGGCTGTTACATTCCTAAGTACGACAATCATCTTGTTTGGTTTGCAAGGACTAAATATGGTTCATGGTTTAGTATGGATATTCAATCTAATTGGCAGGGAGGATTGTTAGATGTAAATAGGTATATACACAATATAGTTTTTAACATTAATTAATTTTTAGATTATGGGTGATGAAGATAGAATAGATCCAGATGATTGGTACGATATGGGTTTTCCATATAGCCGAAGAATCAGAAGATATTAAAGAGTTCTAATTTAGGACTCTTTTAAGTATGGGGCTAAACTAGTATTTGATTGTCTAGGAGATAAGAAACACAGCAAGACAACTTGGATAGACAAGTAAAAAATTAATTGGCGAAGTAAATAACACTTCCGCTTCTTACGCTATTGCAGCCTGAGAAGCCGAGCAGCACTTGCTTAGGAACAGAAAGGTGCACTATTCTTTCATTTCTTATAAGTTCTCTGTATACTTTAGGAACAGAGTGGTGGAAGTTGACAATGTTAATCTTGTCAACCCTAAGACAAGGAAAGTCTTTAAAACCTATGCTGTAAGAACGTTTTGATGCAAATAGGCAAGACGACGGGGCAGTACCGTCTAGCTCCACCAGTTCATAGAACTGTTTTTATTATTTAACGTTATTTTAATCCCTGGACTATTTATTTAGTTCAGGGATTTTTGTGTTTAATTATTATGAAAGTAATAGTATTAGTAATTTTATCTTTATTAGTATCTTGTGGACCTCCAATTCAATATAAGGATTCTATATTGAATTATAAGGGAGGGGTAATAATATCAAAAACAATACATATAGAGCATTATACTTTCAAGATACGAATGTATAATAAGAAAATTAATCGATATGAGATTAAAACTATTCGTGTGTGTGATGGGGACGATTACGGAGTAGGTGAAACAATTAAATAATCTAGTTTAATTATGGAACGAATCAAATATATTCCTGGAGATTTGATCTCTGTATATGTAGGTGTAAAGAAATATATCGTTAAGGTAATTGATACGGAAAACGAAAATGAAGCACCCTTATATCAAATCAAGTTCCCAAATGGAGAAATTCAATATGCTGATGAGGACAATATAGTTCCGATTCCTCTCACTCCAGAAATATTAGACAATAACAAGTGGAAAAGGTTAAAGTCTAAGAGATACACATGGTGGAGAATAAGATTAGATAGTGTATATTACTTCATTAAACCAAATAAAGATTATCCTTCTGTATGGGAACTTTGTCGTGGTAAGACTAGGCATCACTTTAAAAAGATTAGATATGTCCATCAACTTCAACATTTTCTATTTGGTTTAGAGTTAAACTCTGATATGAATTTATAAAGTATAAAATAATTTAATTATGGAACAAAACATTTGGATTCAAGATGGTAATACTTTTGTGAAGGGTAGTGCTACAACAAAAGCACATCCTGAAGGATTGCCTAAAGGAATTTATGAAGTTAAAGAATCAATGACAGGTTATTATTTAAATAGACTTGGAGATTCTTTTGTATTTAATTACAAATTATATGGTATTAATAACGAGTTTATTGATCATTTTATAAAGACTTACAACAATACTACAGGTAATTTAGGAGTATTATTTAATGGTATCAAGGGAACAGGTAAGACAGTAACTGCAGAAGAGCTTTGTAATCGTATTGGACTTCCAGTTATTATTGTTAAATCCTGTAAGGAAGTAGATGACATGCTTAAATTCTTAGCTACTCAAATTAACTTTGATTGTATCTTCTTCTTTGATGAATACGAAAAAGAATTTAGGGAATCCTCATCAGTGCTTTCTTTTATGGATGGTGTGCACAACTCACAATATCGTAAAATATTCCTACTTACCACTAATGAGTTAGAAATTAATAATAATTTATTAGGTCGTCCATCACGTATTAGATATGTACGTTCTTTTGGTAATTTACCTGAAGAAACCACACTTGAGTTACTTAATGATATTTTAATTGACAAAGATGCAATAGAACCAGTACTGGATTTAATTAGACAGATGCAAATAGTTACTGTTGATTTAGTTAAGGCTCTCGCTCAGGAAGTTAATATTCATGGTGTTGACAAAATAGATTTAATCCGTAAGAATTTTAATCTTGAGTTCTCTGATTTTACTTATTTAGTAGAGTCTATAGAGTTAGAGTCTGGTTCTCTTGATGGTGTTCAGAATATTAATGAGCAGTTATTTGAGAAAATAATTAAGAGTCGTGAGATAACTCGTGGAATAAGAGGAAAGTCTCCCTCTAAGTTAACTGAGGAGGAACTGGATGCTCAAAGCACTCTGGCGGGTACTTATATTCGTACAGATTCTATAAGTGTGCATAAAGAAATAAAATATCTCAAGATAGGAGATGAATTTGATGACCGTCCTATATTCTATATAAATGTTAAAAAGGGATATATTGTAACTTGTTATAATTCTTTTGTTATTTATATAATTAAATCGGGGTATTCTACGAATGCTTCAGGTAAGTTTAATCAGATATATTAAATGAGGAAACAGATATTAATATTTTTATTATTATTAAGCTTCATGAGTAGGGCTTTCTGCCAAACAACTACTCATGTAACTCTTACTTGTTATCAACCTGTAAAGAGTCAATGTGACAGTAAACCATTAGTTACAGCTGATGGTTCTAAAATTAATTTACGTCATTTAAAAAGGGGCAGTATTAAATGGTGTGCAATTTCTCGTGATTTACTTTATTTATTTCCAAAAAATAAGCCTAAAAAGGTGTTTATAGAGGGATTTGGAGTGTATGAAGTTAGGGATGTTATGAATAGAAGACATAAGCATCGTATTGATATATTAATACATCCTAAAAACTCTAAGAGAATTAGTATAAGACATGTAAAGGTTAAGATTCTTAAATAAATTAATTATGGCTAAATTAAATTGTCCAAAATGTCCTGATTTTGATGGTTTTGCTATGTGTACTTCACAGCCCTTATCTAAAGTTGCATCATATGAATGGTGTCGTAAGTATTTAGAAGGGTTAGAAGAAGTTAATGGTACTATTACTTTATCTACTGATTTATTTTTAAGACTTTTACGAAAAGCTTATTCAGATGCTTATTATGGAGCCATACATATGGAATTTATGAGAGACATCAAAGATGTAGAGTACCCATTGGAGATACATATTGATGATACTCCCAAATTAGAGAAATTAGGTTTATTAGGGAATGATTAAACATAAACTTATAATACTTACATGTTTTCTATTAGTAATAGGTATAATAGAAAGTGTATGTGCCATAATGGATGTTGAATTAAAGACATATTTTGTCTTTCTTCTCTTAGGTCTTATATGTTATGTCCTATCTTATGAATTATTTTAAATTATGGTAAATGACAATTCAATAAGAGGTATTCAATGCCGTCTTAGAGACGCTTTGAATATGATTAATAATATTAAATTAAGTGATGTTAGTTCTATAGAAGAAATGGAAGAACTAGTAGAGCTTCGAAAGGAATTTCAGCCTCTTCACGATAAATTTAATAAATTTTTAATTAAGGTATATGAAAAATAATATTAAGCATGGTTTATTATTTTTAGGTGCATCTATTATATGTGCTATCCTGTTTTTATATTTGTGGAATACACAGATATTAGATGATATAATTAGTGATAAAGGTCCATTAACCTTAGAGGGTTCCCCTAACGCTATAAGAATGGGTTTCTGTCATTGTGTTATTCAGTGGATTTTATTTATCGCGACCTTTGTTTTAGCTATAACTGCTATATGTACATTTGGTAATGAGAGGGAAGACTATTCAAATGTAAATATTAAGAAAAAGTGGATTGTAATTCCTGGAATTATTATATTGTGTTGGTTTATAAGTCCTATTGGTGCTATAATAAAATTGTATAATAAGAATATTGAATATACCAATCAGCTAGACAAGCAACAGTATGCTCGTAAAATGTTCTTCGATAAATTATGGAAAGTGTATCTTCAGAAGTATGAAATTTGTGAATTAAACAAGAATACTTTCTTAGAAGTCACTAATATGATTATGGAAGGAAGACATGATGGAGCACAAGTTACTTGGAAATGGCTTCAAGAGAATCAAAATATTCCTTATTCTGAATTTACTAAATTTTATGGTGATTTATCTGGGTTTGTAAATGGACAACGAGAAGAGTATTACAAGTTAGAAGAAGCATGTATGGAAACAGTAAGACAGCAGAACTCTATGTTGGATTCTTTTCCTAATGTGATGTATAATAAAGTACTTGGTATTCAGAAATTGCAGTATAATCCAGGATTTACTTCTACTCATACAGAACATGTATTTAAAACTAAAAAGGAAGATATATAATGAATGAAGATGAGGTAATAGAGGGTTGTATTTCCTCAGCGGAAGTAGCTCCTTCTAGGAATAGTTCTAAAGACAATATTCCTGACGCTAAATACTATTTAATACGTCCTGAAGATAGTAAGACAGTATATATAATGAAGGAGAAACCTGATTATAACAAGGGGCCTTTTTATAAAGCATGCGCAAAAAACATGTCATATCTAAATACTTATTGTATAAGTTTATTTAGAGTTCCATCTCCATGTGAAAACGGATATAATTCTCTATTTGTCATAGGATTAGTGCCGGATGAGGACTCAATAGCTTATATATTTGATGAGCTTAAGGAAAATAAAATGGATCTTAAAAAGGCTCTGGCTAGTACAGATACTTATAAGGTAGATAATGAAGTAGCTATTCATTATGGGCTTTTTGATTGGCATATTCCAATGCTACTTATTAACGAGCCATTTAAAAAGTATATTCAAGAGCATCTTGATGAATTTAAGGTCGAAGAGTCTGAAGCACTTCCTGTACCGAGTCCAACTAAAGAATCAAAGAGTGCATCAGTAATTTTAAATAAACGTTTATTAATTTAATTAAGAATGAAAAGTATTAAAGAAGTAGTAGGTGCTTCAACTAAGGATTTAAAAGATTCTAGAGTTAGTAGTGCCTTAAAGAACATGGCAAGTGTCTCTGAACAGAACATTCAGAGTAAGGTAGTGGATTTTCGTAACAAGAGAATGAAGTTTGATTCTCTGTTAGACCTCGGAGATGACACTACTATGGACATTGCTTCTAAGATTAGAAGTATTGATCCGGTTAAATTCACCGCAGATGTTAATGCTGCGGCTGAAGAGTTAGTTATTCTTGCTCGCTCTATTAGTATTGATGTAGCAATTCATAATCAATTGTTCAGTGATAAGCCTATTAGTGGTCTTGATGCTGATGACATTGATGGTTTCGAAGATGCTATTTATCCTGTAAGACCTGAAGCATGAGTATAGAAACAAGAGTCATTAATATAATTAATGAAGAACTAGGTGTAGATGCTAAGAGTGAAGATACTTTCGACGATTTATATGCAGACAGTCTTGATTTAGTAGAGATTATTATCGAATGTGAAGAGGAGTTTGGTTATCCTATTAGAGACGATAAGGCTCAGAATCTAAAGACTGTTGGAGACTTAGTTAATCTTATTACAGACTTAGATAATAAAGATTATGTAGAAAGTACTCAGGCTGATTTACAAGTAGATGAATAAATCTTATTTATATGATGATAAGTTAACTAAAGAACAAAAGTACTTATTCTCTGAAATGAATGCTGCAATTGAGAAAATAGTAGATTCTTATATTATAGAAGGTTATTCTGAGAAGGAAGCTAAAAAGTTAACTTATGATAAAGTTATGACTATAATTAGCCGTAAACTTTGCGGCAAATTTTAATTAAATTCACAATTATGATTCAATTAAGTAAAGGAGGTAACATCAACCTCGCTAAAGAAGCAAATGGTGTAACAGAGTTTTCAATTGGTTTGGGTTGGGATATAGCAACTCAGGCAGGTGTAGAATTTGATTTGGATGTAGCTACTATTCCTTTGAATGCTCAGGATAAAGCAGTAGATCCTGATGATGGCTTCATTTTCTACAATAATCCAAATTGGAAAGATGCTATTAAGCATTCAGGCGATAATCGTACAGGTGCTGGTGCTGGAGATGATGAGACAATTGTAGTAGATACCACTAAGGTTCCTGCAGATGTCCAGAAAATTATTATCTTAGTTAATATTCACGATGCTAAGAATCGTCAGCAGAACTTTGGTATGGTTAACAATGCTTATTGCAACTTGTATGCTAAAGGTAATACTACTCCTCTGGCTAAGTTTGATCTCACTGAGGATGCAAGTATGTCTCGCTGTATTGTATTTTGCCAACTTTATCGCCATAATGGTGATTGGAAGTTCAAGGCTCTTGGAGAAGACAAGGGTAGCTATCAGAACGTTATCTATCGTGATATTCTTCGTGGCTATGGACTCATCTTGCCAGATGCTCCAGCTATTTAATTAATAATAAATTAATTCGGTTTTAATTCTTGATTCTATAAGGGAGTATCTTTAATTAGGTACTCCCATTTTTAGTTAATTAGTAATTTACAATTATTTAATAAAGCTTTATGATTAATTTAAGTAAAGGTGGCAGAATTAATCTGTCTAAAGAGTCTAACAATGGTTTGAGTAAGTTGTACTTTGGTTCAAATTGGGGCGCCATTCAGCATCGTGGACTGTTCGGCATTGGTGGGTCTGTTGAGAAAGTAGATTTGGATTCTACTGTTCTTCTGTATGATGCCAATAAGAATTGTATTGGCGAAGTAGCTTATTACAATTTGAGTGCTCCAGGTATCCGTCATAGTGGTGATGACCGCTCAGGTGACACCAATGGTAATGATGGTCTTGATAATGAGACTATTGAGGTATGCTTGAATGAACTTGACCCACGTGTTGAGTATATTGCATTTACTCTCAATAACTTTACACATCAGACATTTGGTGAGATTCCTTATATGGGTCTTCGTATCTATACTGGTGATCAAGTACAGAGAAACACTAATACTCCTGTAAATGTCTTAGCTAAGTTTAATCTTGAAGACGGCAAAGAGGGTACTAAGATTTCTGATAAGCAGGCGGTTATCCTTGGTATTGCCTATAAGAAGGATGGTGAATGGCGCTTTAAGGCAGTTGGTGAGTTCGGAGGTTGGACTTCAATTGATGCTATGAAGCGTCCAACAATTGCATTTCTTTAATTAATTATAATAACAGAAAAAATGACAGATATAAATTACGGTCTTAGCTTAACAGAAGTAGAAGATTCACGTGCTAGACATGGCATTAATGTATTGACACCTCCAAAGAGAGATGCTTGGTATGTAATGTTATTTGATGGATTTAAAGATCCGCTTATCGTAATATTACTTATTGCAGCTGCAGTATCTATTGCCTTAGGATTTGTAAAGGGTGAGTTTACAGAACCTATTGGTATTATTGTAGCTATTGCTTTAGCTGTAGGTATTGGTTTTTGGAATACCTGGTCAGCAGCTAAGAAGTTTGACCTTCTTTTAACTAGCAGTGATGATACTCTAGTTAAGGTAAGACGAGATAATGGAGTAATTCAAGTAGCTCGTAAGGACTTAGTTGTAGGGGATATTGTAATACTTGAAGCTGGTGAAGAAGTTCCTGCTGATATTATTGTTAAAGAATATAGCAATTTGAAAGTAAGTGAAGCTTCTTTAACTGGAGAAACAAATCCTGTAACTAAAACTAATTTTGAATCAGAGACTGCTACCTATCCTACAAATAGAATTTATAAAAGCACTATCGTAGCAGAAGGTACTTGTGTAGGAGAAGTATTTGCAGTAGGAGATGAAACAGAAGTAGGTAAGACTGCTAGAGAAGCATCTTCTATTACTGATGTAGAAACTCCTCTTAACAAACAGCTTAATGGATTAGCTAGCTTAATTAACAAGATAGCATTCACAGCTGCAGGTATTCTTATTGTGTCTCTTGCTATACGTTATATATTTATAGAGCAGGGATATGTGGGCAAAGATGCTATTGATATTGTAAATGATTGCTTACAATTCTTAATGATTGCAGTAGCACTCATTGTAGTAGCAGTACCAGAAGGTTTACCTATGGCAGTAACTCTTGCTCTTGCTTATTCTATGAAGAGAATGGCTAAAGCTAATAATCTTATTAGAAAGATGCATGCCTGTGAAACTCTTGGTGCTACAACTCTTATTCTTACTGATAAGACAGGAACTCTTACAGAGAATAAAATGAAAGTAGTATTCCAGGACTTTACAGATAGAAATGCTGTTATAAATAATATTGTACTTAATTCTACTGCTAATCTTAGTCCTACTGGAGAAGTAGTAGGAAATCCTACGGAGGGGGCTTGTTTGCAATATGTACAAAAATCAGTTGATATCACTGATAAAAGAAATAAAACTCATATAACAGGTAGAGTAGAATTTAATTCTAAGAATAAATATATGATTACTAGTGATGGGACAGTTACCTATATTAAGGGTGCCCCAGAAATAGTAATGAATTTCTGCTCTAATGAGAATATACCTAATTTTGCAGAACAACAGTCTAAAGGCAGAAGATGTATTGCTTTTGCACACAAGATCGGTTCTGATATAAATACCCTCTCGGACTTCATATGGGATGGCTACGTAGCTATTGAAGACCCAGTGAGAAGTAATGTACCTGATGCAATTCAGGCTGCTAGAAACGCGGGAATTAAAGTTAAGATTGTGACAGGTGATAATCCTGAAACAGCTGCTTCTATTGCTGCCCAAGCTAATATCTCTCAAACTCCTAATACGATGCTTGGTAAGGAAGTCGAAACCCAGACAGATACTAATTTACGTAAGGTAGATGTATTTGCTAGAACTAAACCTGAAGACAAGCAGACACTTGTTAAGAGATTCCAAAGTATGGGAGAAGTAGTAGCTGTAACTGGAGATGGTAGATTGATGCCCTGTACTATAGCGATATAGTGTAGAAACTCCTTTGAATTGCTGGAAGTTGATAATGCTTCGTATACTACAACATAAGGATGAAATAAGCCTAAGTGTGAATGTTAAAGAAATTTAAAAAGAAATACGAAGATGTGGCAAGCTGAAATAAAAGCTATATAATAGTGAATCAGATTATATAGTGCTAAACCACGTAATAATTCATAATCAGCAGCGAAGTTCCGAATAGGAAAACGTTCATCGACTATTATGTAGGGACTAAGTAGTTCCGAAGTGGAGGAGCAACTTATTAGATTAGTTATAAGTTGAAGATATAGTCAGAATATTTATTAAATTAATTATTAATGACATTAGAGGAATGTCTTGAAAAACATAAGTTTGTATCTGAGGTTTCTGAATTTGATATGAAATATAAAGGGGAACCTCACCATTTTAAAATAAATGATAAATATAATAGATTAACTATTGTGAAGATGGGACACATAATGTGCGGAATAAAAACACCCAAAAAGCAAAAAGCTTGTATATGTAAGTGTGAATGCGGTAATTATGTTGGACCCATTAGATTAGCATCATTATTGAATGGAGATTCTATGAGTTGCGGATGTTATCAAAGAGAACTTCATAGTAAACAAATGAAAGAAAGAAACTTTAAGCACGGAAGTGCTCAACGTGGCAAACAAGAACATTTGTATATACTATGGGGTGCTATGAAAGATCGAGCAACTAATTATAATAGACGAGATGCAAAACATTATGCAAGTAAAGGTATTACTTTATATGAAGATTGGAATAACTATGAAACATTTAAAGAGTGGGCTTTAAATAATGGTTATTCTGAAGGCATGTCTATTGATAGAATAGATAATTCTAAAGGATACTATCCTGAAAATTGTCATTGGATTCCTTTAAAGGAACAAAATAAAAATAAGACAACCAATAGGATTATTACTATTGATGGTAAATCTCAAATACTATCAGATTGGTGTAGAGAGCTTAACTTAAATAGAAACTTGGTATCTTCAAGATTATCTAGAGGATGGAGTGAACGACGTGCCCTAGAATTAATTTAAACTTATAACAGAGAGATAATATCAACGAGTTATAAGAAATATTTGACAAATGATTCAGCTGCTCTTAATCAAGCTGAAGTAGGTGTAGCTATGAATAATGGTACTGATATTGCCAAGAATGCAGCTGATGTTATTCTTCTTGATAATTCATTCCCTTCTGTTATCTTAGGAGTTAAGTGGGGAAGAAGCTTGTATAAGAATATTCAGCACTTTATTCTCTTCCAGCTTACTGTAAATGTTGTAGCTATTGGTATTGCTTGTGTAGGTCCATTTATTGGAGTAGACTTACCATTCACTGTTATCCAAATGCTGTGGGTTAACTTAATTATGGATACTTTTGCTGCTTTAGCATTAGCTACAGAACCAGCTAATGAAGCAGTAATGTCTGAACAGCCTCGTGATCCTAAGGCATTTATTATCACTAAGAGAATGTGGTATGAAATCTTTGGTGTAAGTATTTTGTATTTTGGCATATTATTATATTTGCTGATTAGTAATACATATAGCCTTACAGAGTTCTTCACTATCTTTGTTATGTTGCAATTCTGGAACTTGTTTAATGCAAGAGTATTTGGACAAGACAGAAGTATCTTTAACGGTTTGTTAAGTAATCCTGCATTTATTGGAATATGTTTGGTTATATTTATTGGTCAAATTTTGATAGTTCAATTTGGTGGCGATGTGTTCAGAACAGAACCATTAAGTATTGAAACATGGTTAGAGATTGTAGGTCTTACTGCAATTGTACCAGTTTGTAGAGAACTCCTATATTGGATTAAAAAGTTATTTAAGTAATTAACGAGAGAGGACAGGTTAATAGCTAGTCCTCTCTATAAATATTAGATTATGATTGTACTTAATATTGGAACCTTTATTATTACAATACTAGTTTGGTTTATAATTGGTATTGTATTAGGTTTATGGTTTCGATGGAAAAAGAAACATAAATGATTAAATTTAAGCCATTAAGTAGTCGAAACGAGAATTGGATTTATCAGCCTGATTTTTATTTGCACGGTAAACTGTCTATTAATTATGAAACTGATGCAGTAGTTATGCAGGATGATGTATTTCATACTCGAATATCTAGATATTATCGAGAAGGGATAGGTTTAGCTCCAACATTCTTAGATATTCCAGAAGGCAAACATTTATGTGAAGTTGATGGGATATTATGTGCTATCTTTGTTTGGAAGAAGATAGTATTTTGTAAAGGAGGTTGGGTTGGTGACCAGGGGTACAGTGGTCCATTTGATGTTTGGTTACGACAAATAGGACTTATTGTAGATATTACAGATAAAGAAGGAGTACTTGATGCTCAAAATAAATTTAATAACAGAGAATCTTTTATATGAAATTTGAAATAACTTATTTTGATTCTTTAAAAAACAAAGAACAAACCATTAGACTCACAGGTATTAATGAAGCTAAAGTAAAAGAAAACTTCATTAGTAGTTATGATCAGAAACGTTATCCATTTAAGTCTATTAGGGCTATTTGAATGCTTATAGATATGCTAGGAATGACTTTAGTCATCTTATTAATATATTTAGCTATAATAAAGTATGACTGAAGATAAAGCTAAGGCAGCTGGTGAAATATTAAATAAAATGGCACTAGTTAGAAACTTAATGCAACATGAATGTAGATCTGATATACCTGATTATTATATAAAGAGCATAAAACAATTAGTTAGCTCTGATGATGGATTTAGGTCAGGATTTTATAAGATAATGTCTGCATTAGGTTCTAAATATTTAGATAGATATAAAAATATACTTAATAGTTTATAATTATGATAATTAGAGGTATATTTACAAATACTAAATTAAGTCCTGAGAGAATGAATTCAGAAACTACTGTACCATATATAGTAGCTAATGAGTGTCCGGGACTTAAAAGAGGTGATTTAGTACAACTTGTAGGTTATGACAGTAAGTTTCAAGTTGTCTGGACTTATGCAAGTTCTAGAGAACAAGAAAGTTATGAGACAGTAACAATTTCTGAGATTAATGGTAAACAAATTAATACTATAGGTAAAAATATTTCAAGTATGGAACAATTTGGAAATATGAATGTTGGTAATGTCTTTGGAGATTTAACTAAAGACATGTATAATGAGTTTATGCCACAAGCTGAGGAGAGTGCTAGAATCAGTATTACTGACGGTGTTCTTTGTTTTAAGAATAGCGACGGTGCATACGTAGGAGTTTCTCCAGCAGGTAAACTCAAGAAATACAAGATGACTTACCCTATGCCTTGTATTTATAATATTAGTAAGAACTCTGACCAGATTGTAATCGGAGATATTGTAAAATCCGGCAGGTCTTATGGTGTAGTTAAGACTAAGGCAGAAGATGGTTCTATTAAAATCATGAACTTTAATGGCAATATCAACAATAAGATTGCTATTGAGGATGAGTTGATGGGTTCCGCAACATTCAGAGTTATTGTAAATCCATTTAACTTTGATTCTTCTAATGGATTTAATCCACTTGCTCTTGCTTATATGAGTGGTAACAGATTTGATGTTAAGGATATGCTTATAATGTCTGCTATGAATGGTGGTGGATTGTTTAATAATGCAGGTAACGGATTTAATCCTATAATGCTTATGGCTCTCGCAGATAAGAATAGTTCTGATTTTATGACTATAACGCTTATGAGTCAGCTTATGGGAGGTGGCAACATGTTTGGCAATATGTTTGGAGCAGCAAACAAACCTGCTACTGAAACTCCAGAACCATCAGAATTAGATAAAATTAACGCTAAGGTGGACGCACTTACAGATAATGTAAATGCTTTAGTTAGTGCATTAGCTAGTAATATTAAATCACAAGCAAAGGAGGAAGCATAATGGGATGTGGTAGTTATTCATATAGTGATGCTGTAGCTAGAAGTCATAGTTACAGATCTCAGTCTATTGAGAAAACCTTTAGTAAGAAGAATTTAGACCCTGAAATGAATCCTCTTAATATTAATTTCAGAGAGTCTTGTGATTCTGAGGAGCATCCAGAATCATTTCCTATTATTATTGCTCTTGATGAGACAGGTTCTATGGGTAAAGTTCCTAAATATCTTATTGATAATACCCTGCCAGATTGTGTAGCTAGTATTATGAAGGCAGGTATTGATAATCCTCAAATCTGTTTTATGGCATTTGGTGATGTAGAAGGCTGCTATGAAGAAGCCCCTTTACAAGTAGGACAGTTTGAATCGAGTGATGAACTTATGGAGAAATGGCTCCGTAAGGTTGATCTTGAAGGTAGAGGAGGCGGTAATAACGGAGAGGATCCTCATATGTGTTGGTATTTTGCTGCTAATCACATTAAGACCGACGCCCTAGAGAAAAGAAGTATTAAAGGCTGTTTAATCACAATTAGTGATGAGCCAATTCATAAAACTCTTCCTAAAGAAGCAGTAACTCATTATATAGGTGATGAGTGTGGTGAAGATTTAGCCACTTCCTTCATATATAGAGAATGTGCTGAGAAGTGGGATATTTATCATATTCATGTTGAGCATGGTGGTTACTATGGTGTAGAGAGGATTTCTAACAGTTGGAAGCCTTATGTAGGGGATAATCTTATTATTTCAGATAAAGAGCACGTAGGTGAATCTATCGCTCGTATTGTTTCTAACAGCTATGGACAGCAAACAAATTCGTAATCAGATAGTACTTGGATCTCTATTTGGTGATGAGGGTAAAGGTAATGTAGTACAATGGTTATGTATGAATAGCCATAAACCTGTTGTCATTAGATTTAGTGGAGGTCCACAAGCTGGGCATCGTGTGGTTTATAAAGGTAAATCACACGTATGTTCTTCTTGGGGAAGTGGTGTTTTACTAGGAGTACCAACTTGTCTGTATAAAGAAGTATTCATTGACCCGATATGTATCTATAATGAGTATAAGGTCTTAGTTAATGAAGATATTGAAGTTCCTAAGTTATATATAAATCCTAACTGTAGAGTTATTACACCTTATGATGTATTAGCTGATTCTATGGATGGACGAGTAAAGTATAATGGAACTTGTGGTAAAGGCATACATGCTTGTTTTAAAAGAAACAAAGATAATGTAACTTATAGTGCTCGTATGTGCCCTTATATAAATGAATATACAGATGTAATTCTACAAACTATAAGGGATTATCACAATCTAGAACGAGACACTGAATTAGATGATCTTTTTAAAGAGGCTTGTACCTTTATTAAAGAACACCCAGAGACCTTTATAATTGGAACTTATTATCCTGATGAGGTTGATACTGTTATTTGGGAGGGTTCTCAAGGTCTTCTTCTTGATATGGAAAGAGGATTTATGCCTCATTGTACTCCTAGTAAAGTAGGATTAAATGGAATCCCAGAAAAGTGTCTAGAAAATGCAGAAGTATATTTAGTTATGCGTCCATATTTAACTAGACATGGAAATGGATACAATCCTTATTCTATGGACTTGGATACATATTTTACTCTAGAAGAACCATCAAATACTAATGATGGACCACAAGGAGAGTTTAAGACGGGTCCTTTTGACTATACTTTATTTGAAAGAGCTATTGAAAGACATTGTTTAGATAATTACCGTGAAACTTATCATTGTAAATTTAACATTGTCATAACTCATTGGGATTGTTTAAAAACAAAGTGTATTCCTACTATATGTAGTTCTGTAGACAAAACTCCAATGCTACTTAGGGTAACTTATTTTATAGAACAATTGCGCACAAGTAATTGTATTATAAATGAGATATATCTAGGAAAGTCTGAAGATTCTAATATTAGAGAATTATGAGTTTTGGAGAGTTACTTGTTATAGGATTTATTTGTATAGTAATATATCTTATAAGTTGCGCCTACATTAGTTATCGTATGGAGCTTAAGAAAGTAGAAGCAAATTTACTAACTATATCGATATTACTATGTCCTCTAGTGAATACTATATATGCTCTGTATTTCTTACATAGGAATTCAGATTATAAGAAATCTATTGAAAAATTATTTAATGACTGATTCTGAAACTTTAAAAGACATAAGTAAACAGATAGCTGACCTATTAGTTAAACAAAGTGAGATACAAGATACAATATTGAAAGCTGAATTATCCAAAAATAGATATAGATATTGCGATTATGGTGAAGACATGTATTGGTATAAAATCATTTCAGTTAATGAATGTAACTGTACTGTTCTAGAATTGCACTTAAGAGAATCTAACAAATTTGGTTCTATTTCATATTGCGAAGAATCTTTAACTTTGGCTAATAGAGGCGATATAATTACGGAGCAAGAATTTATTGATAAATATAATGAATTTATTAACAAGATTAAATTATGAACCAAGATAATTATTTTAGTGAGACAACACCTACAAATAGTCATCCATCTGCAAAGTAGTGTGATTATTTAGGTGGAGAGCATTTCTTAATCTCTGTTTAGAATTTTTAACATTTCTTAACTTGGAGAGAAGGAAATGCTCTTATATTGTTCTCGTAGAGAACTTGCCGTTTAAGGCAAAGACTATCTATATAGGTAGTATTATAAATGTGTATTTAATATTTATTAACTACTTAATTTTAGTGATTCAATATACTGTTGATGTGTTAAGTTAATAAATAATTAATTAAAGAATTATATTCAATTTGGGCTCGTAGTTCAGCTGGCTAGAACGCTACTTTTGCAAGGTAGATGTCGTGGGTTCGAGTCCCACCGTGGTCCACTAATAAATATGCGAGATTAGTGTAGCTGAAGGCGCATATCTGGCTTCCAACCAGAAGGCTTGCGTGGGTTTGATTCCCACATCTCGCACGATGTTTACTTCTTCTTCCTTCTATACAATTAGATTATTTAATTAACAATTAAATTTTAAACTGTATGAAAAGAATTATCAAATCATGGTGGAAAGGAATGAAAACTGTAGCAGCTTGGTACGATGTTAAAGACTATCGAGTATTACCATTTACAGTTATTTAATTAGATTTCTACTGGTAAGTGCCAAATGGGTACTTACTGATGTTGGGGAGAGTAAATTTAAATATATGCCTCTTATTTCTAAGGTTCATTACCTTCTCGAAAAGAAATGTGTACACAAGAGGCGCCCGGAGTATTAAGCCCTGTTGGTAAGGGAACTAGACTGTCACTCTAGTAAAACTAAGGGTTCGAGTCCCTTATGCTCCGCAAATAATGGAGAGCACCTAGCTTTTAACTGGGTGGTTGTTAGAGGTGGCAATCCATGAGTATGTCTGATAGCTCAATGTATTATTAGAATATGGTCATGATAGTTTGCCCGTCTAATGCCATATTCGCCTTTATTTTAGCTTCAATAGCACAGTGGTAGTACAGCACTCTTGTAAAGTGTAGGTCGTGGGTTTAAATCCTACTTGAAGCTCTTTTTAATATCGCAGGTTGGAGCAGTGGTAGCTCGCCAGTTTCATAAGCTGGAGGTCGTTGGTTCGATTCCAACACTCTGCAACTTATAATAGCTCATCTATTAATTTAGGTGAGCTATTTTTGTATAGATTAATACTTAACAGATTAAAGGAAATGAATAAACTTGAAAAATGGCTATGGGTTAATTGTACATTAAAAGACAATGGGCAGAATAGTAATTCTTTATATTTCTATTATAAAAACTTAGAGATTAGATATTCAGACCATATGGCAAAGCAGAGTACTGGGGATTTACAAATAATTAAGTCTTCTGTATTTGATTCCATTAACTATGCTGTATTTATAAAGGGGAGTGCTAAGATTATGATAATTAATGCTTCTAATACTATAGACTTTATAATACACTATGCACAAGTTAACGAATTGTTACATACTTCGGCTATAACATTTACTGATGCTGTCAAGAAGGATGAATTAATTTTACCAGAAACTTTATATATACCAAGACCTATAAGGGATTCTGCAACAAATAAGATATTTAAAAAGAAAGAAGAGTACTGGTCAAATTCAGAAATAAAGTGTCTTAAGCAAGCAATCATGCAATATTTTAAGCAATCTTGTGGATTTAACACTATATTTACTAAGTATTTAAAAGAGAATAAGGTAAGTTTTATACAGGCTATAAATTTATATAAGATATTAATCTTCAGTAATAAAACTCCATTTAGTGGAGGAAATCTTAGTAAAGTATATAATTATATAAAAAGTTTGGAATCTAATGAAATTCAAAAAATACAATTAGAGTGATAATACAACAGGTACATTTAAATAATAGTGATTTATACATCACAGGTATCTCTCCTATAAATGAATGGGAAGGAATTATAGTTTATAGATTATATAAAGGTGGTAATATAACTAAACATGCTGAAAAGTATAAAAAAGATACTCAACATGATCATTGTATTACTACTCCAACTAGATTTATGTCCATTGACTATCTTTATAACTTTGTATACAATAATATAGAAGTTGAAGGAAAGTCTTGTAAATTACAAGAAGTTCTTATAGATAATTTAGAACCAGAAACACCATTAGGGGGGGGGAGGTAATTTCGGATGATATTTAAAGTAAGTACATTGGGATATATTGTTGACTGGGATAAAGCTTCTTCGAAAGAGAAGGATGCTATGATGAGAGCTCTTGAAAGAGTTAGAACAGCTTACATATTTGAAACCCGAAGAATAATAAAAAATTCAGAAGAGGCTAAAGATTGTAGTTCTCAAGTACAAGAATTAATGCCTTTTATAGGACACAAATGTAAATCACATGATATAGTAGGTGTGTTTAAAGGTATAGAAGAAACTTGGGAGGACTACTATTATATTATAGAACTGGAAGATGGTAAAGTATCATATAATACAATGGTAGATACTATTGAATTTATTGATTAACAATTATTAACTAATAAGTAATTAAATATTATATATCATAGGAACATGAATAATGTATTTTTTAAGAATGGGTTTCTTACATCAACAGAAGCCCAAAATATTTGTAATGTAGCTAACGAGATTATTGCAAAATTAACAGTACATATTAATTCTGTTGGATTTTACGATACTTCTATAATTAGTATTATATCTTCAGATAATGAAATACATGCAGGTATAGGTAATAAAAATGTATCTTGGATTAAAGATGAAATAGCTACAATAGGTAAGTATAATTCTTTGATTGCTTGGCTTAAAGAAGCTATTAAAAATAAGGAGGAAGCTCTTGGAGAATTATCAAGTACACGTATTCAAGATTGGTCAGAATATAAAGATTATCCTACTCCTAAATCACCAAGTAAAAAAGCTACGGTAACTAAAGATGATGTAATTAAAAATTTAGATGCAATTAAATTAAATAAGTACTTTACTTTGCAATCTAGAGCTGCAGCTATTGGTAAATTTATACATGAAGGTGGTAGCCTTTCTAAGGCTAAGATAATGTTAGGCAAGGTAATTGCTGAACCAAATAAGATTAGTGGAGCTGGTAGGGATACTGTAGTATATAAGTACACACCTTCTGTGAATGTTGATGATGTGGATAATATGTTCTTGTCTTTAATGTCTGAACATAGAAATTTAAATGCTCAACTTAATAGTATTAAGGCTGATGCTATTGAAGAAGCAAATAAACAGAATATAGCTAATGAACAAGAGTATCAGAAAGCTAGAACTGCTTATTCCAAAGAATATAATGATTGGCTTGACAAAATTGAAGATTTGCAGTCAAGATTCAATCAATATATAATTACTGAGAAAGAAAAGATTAGTAAACTTAAAATTAATGTTCCAGATTCTTTGATGGAAACATATAAGTCTATTAAATCTTTACTTACTGAGTAATTAATAAGAATAGATTAAGGATTAGCATTAAATATATTACAGGAATATATAATTTGTTGCGAGGATTGTCGCAATACCACATATTAGGTATGTTTAATGGTCGTTTCCACACATATTTTTATTTTTAAGTATCACCTAAAACATAATCGGATTAAAAGCATTATGTGGTGTTACTTGGTCTAAGTCTAAGTCTAAGTCGTGGGAACGAGTCTAAAGCTAAGACACATTCTAAGTCTGTGCTGCTAATCCTTATGATATTCTTTAGTTTGTCCTATGTTTCTTTAAACTGTAGGTGCTTCTATAATTAAGATTATAGTGACTTTTAATTCCTATACTTTTCAAGATGAGAAATCGGGAGGTTGATTTCCTACAATCGAGGGGTGGAGAAACTCTCCACCCTTTATTATTTATTTAATTTATTTAATTATGAAGAAATTATTTATTTTTGCTTTCGCAATCATTGCCCTCTGTTCAAGTTGTGGTAATGGTTGTTCTAGGACAACAGACAGTGTAGATTCTACATCTGTCGATACTTGTGATACAGTAGATTCTGCTAAAGTTGATACTGTAAATTCTGTAGATAGCACATCATTTTCTATGGTGTGTCCTGATTAAGCTACTCTGAAAGGGGTAGCTCTTTTTATTTATTTATGTTAAAACCAAAAGTAATTAATTCGGAAGATGTCTACAGAGGTAGCTTAGAGGATCAAAAAATGGATATTCTGAGTAATTTTCGTTTTGAGCAAGTAGCTATGATTATGGCTTCTCCATGTTTGCCTATCTATAAGAATGAAGAAGAGGACAAACCAGAAATTATTGGATATGAACCTTGGAAAATACTTACAGAGCATGAACTCAGAGTACCCAGTGTTTACGATTTATATTGCTGTGCAGAAAGATTACTTGATGACGTAATTAAAGAAGTACATAAAAACCCTAAAAGTAATTATCAGGGTATAGCCTCAGGTCCATTTAAAGTAACTTATTTATATGGTAATTTAACTCTTGACTTCGTAGTAGAATCATGGGGAAATTATTAACCATATATACAGATGGAGCTTGTCAAGTGTCTACAGGTAATGGAGGTGTTGGAGTTGTATTTATTAAAGATAACGAAGTAATTTATCAATTTAATAAACACTTCAAAAATGTAACTAATAATAAAATGGAGATAATGGCTGTTATTTACGCTCTGCATGCCATTAGTACAAACTTTGATTCCATTACTGTAGTATCTGATTCACAATACGTTTTAGGATGTATAAATAAGGGATGGAAACGCAAGAAGAACCAGAATTATTGGCAGCTATTTGATAAAGTACATAATAAAGCTAAAGAATTTTGTTCAGATATAAAATTTGAATGGACAAAGGGACATAACATAGATGAATATAATAATCTAGCAGATAGATTGGCTGTGGAAGCTAGTCATTTTGCAGATTAGTTAGATTACAATTAAATATTCTAATTAATTTGAAAATGAAAGCAAAGCATAAGCGTGAGTGGTTACAGATGAAGCAGAATTGGTGGTCAAAATTACCAGCTTCAGTACAGAAGGCAACAACTAAACCAGGTTCAGTAAAAACACGATGATTATCTTAATTATTGTTTTAGTATGTCTTATATTATTAAATCCTTATATAGACATACAACAAGATAAGATAATTATTTGGTATAATTGGTTTACCGAAAGAAAACATTATATTTTATGGAAACCCCAAAATTCTTGAGAAAGTATAAATTGGTTTTTAAAGTTATTAAATATGTCATTGGTTTTATAGCTATGATGTATTTAATAAGTATGTGTACTTACTTAATTAGTAGTGAGAGTATATTTTGTTGCATTATGGGTATGCTAATATTAGCAACTATGGCTGTGTTAGTAGTTACCTTAGTTGTTGAAAGTGTTGATAAATTAAAAAGTTTATTTAAATGAGAAAAGTCTTTTTATTTGCGAGTGCTTTAATGTTATCATTAAGCTTTACTAGTTGTGAACGTATCGATGCTGGTTGTGAAGGTATCTTAGTTAATCTCTACGGCTCTGAAAGAGGTGTAGATGATGTATCTATGGTGACTGGACGAGTATTCTATAATCCGGCTACTCAGGAAGTATATGAGTATCCTACCTATGTACAGACTATTGACTATGAGCCATTTACAATTAATGCTAAGGATGGTTCTGAATTTAAAGTTGATCCAAATGTCAATCTTAAAGTTAAGGATGGTGCTGCTCCAAAGGTATTTCGTAAGTATCGAAAAGAATTAACTGATGTGATTAATGGTCCTGTATTTAAGTATGTAAAGGATGCTTGTCGTATTGAGATTAATAAATTTACTACAGACCAGATTGTGTCAAATCGTGAAGCTGTAGAACAGGCAATTGAGAAGCGTCTTTCTAAACTTCTTGACAAGGAAGGATTTGTACTTGACCAGTTTACTAGTGGTTTGCAATATCCTAAGACTATTGTAGAAGCTGTAGATGCTAAGAACAGAGCTATTCAGTTAGCACAGAAAGCAGCTAATGAAGTACAAGTAGCTGAGGCAGAAGCAAAGAAGAAGATTGTAGTAGCCGAAGCAGAGGCTAAGGCTAATGCCATTGTAAATGCTTCTCTTACACCATTGCTTGTTAAGAAGCAGTGGATCGAAGCTTGGGATGGACACCTTCCTAAGGTTACAGGTAACTCATCAACATTAGTAGGACTTGATAAATAATTTGTTATGTTTGGTTTATTTATATTCTGTTTAGTTGTGGCAGCTATTGAATTTATGCTTGTTATAGATTTAAAGCCTAAGATAGGCATACCTCTTTATGCATTTATAATAGCATTATTACTGTTATTTGTTCCTGTACTTAACATCATAGAAGTAATAGTATTTGGCGTATTATTAACTATTTGGTGTCATGATGGGCTGAGCCTTGCAGGTTCTAATCCAGTTTCTAAATTCTTTAAAATGCTTAATCGCGATATTTAAATGATAATTCAAGGTAATTTTTATCGAATTGAACCAATAAATGATACTTCTCCACTATGGGATTTATATTTGCTTAGAAAAGTGAATAGTAAAACTAATCCTAGAGAAGAATTTCAATTAGAGGGCTATGGTATGCCTTTAGATTCTGCTATTGGTAGAATAATTAGATATGCTATTAATAGCAAATATGGAAAAGATGAGATTACGACCTTGAAAGAATATTTAAATGTTTTCAAGCAAATTCAAGAGGAGATCTATAAAGAAGTCGGAAGATAATTATTCAGACCTATTTAATAAAATAAATAGTTTGTGTGATTGTTTAAATACAATATATCATACAAACTATGGTGGTTGTTGTTATGTAGCCTATGTAATAGCAGAAATACTTGAAAGAGAAGATATTCCATTTGAAGTATTAGTTTCAGAACCTCGTTATGAAGATGATGGTTATCCTGATGATTTTGAAGATTTAGATGATTCAGTATATCATATATGTCTGGAGGCTAAACCTATTAAAGATACGTATAGGATAAATGTAGGCACATATAGTGAGGAAGAATATTTTCATTATAATAATATTACTTCACAAGATATATACAACTTCTATACCAATAATGTTTGGAACTCTTTTTACGAAATTGCTAAAAATAAGTTTATTAAGTATATAATTAATTTAATATATGACAACTTCAGTAGCGATTTACGAGAAGGACGGTCAAATAGTTCAAACACATAGTTCTTTTATTTATGAAGATTCTATCTATAAGGTATTTAAAGGTGGGATTTCTTTATTTGAAGAAAAGCAATATAGCACCAATAAACCTTTGAAACTTAAAAAGAAAGACTTTATAAATAGAAAGAAAAAAGCAGATGAGTATTTTATTAGATTTTTAACTCTGGAATTTGCTCCAGAATCCTACTTAATTAAAGAGGGTTATACACTAATTAATAGTAAATGAAAATGAAGAAGGAAATTGCTAGTTATAAGCTTGGTCAGTTTATTGATTTTAAGGGTGTTGAAAGATTGATAGTTGCTTGTGCTGTGAGTATGCCAGTAAAGGAGGGTCTTACTGCAACTTGGAATATTCCAGGTGTTGAGGATTCTTTCGAGATTGTACGAGCCATATCTATCGGCATTGCAGTATATAATCCGGAAGATGAGTTTAATCTCACTTTTGGTAAAGAACAAGCTTATAAGAAGGCTCTTGCAGGAGATCCTTGTTGGTTTATTGGTAAAGGCGGTGTAATTACTAAAGAGTGTATTGATGCACTCCTGACAGAGAAAATTAACCACTTTATCAAGAATCCTGAAATAGTTATTAAGGATTATAATGCTAACAAGGCTAAATATGAGCAGATTCAGAAAGAGAAAGAGTACATTCAGAATGCTTCTCCTGCAGAACAAGCAGTATTAACTTTAATGTCTAGAGGGGTAGATGTGCAGGGAGTTATTGATAAAACAAAGACCCTAGTAGATGCAGTTGAGAACGGTTCTAGCCTGGTTGATTAAACTATTTATAATTGTAGGAATCATATTTATAATCGTACGTATAGAACAATTAAATAATAATATACAGAGTATCCCTTCTAATAAAGAAATAATTAGAGATTCTTTAGTTAGGGATACTCTAAATCACACTAAGGATTCCTTAACAATTAAAATAGTAAAAATAAGAGAGACGTATGAAGATAAGAAAGCTATTATTATGTCTAATGATACTTCTGCCGACATACAGTTTTTCACAAACTACATCAACCATTACAATAACTCCGGAACAACTGAAAACAACTAATCTTATATTTCTAGAGCATGAGAAATATACAAAAGAAGTTCCATTATTAAATAAGAAGATTGAAACACTAGAAAAGATAAATAAATCTTGGTTACATACTGATTCTATAAGAAGAATTAATGAAAAGCAATATAATACTATTATTAAAAAGGATAGTATTAAAATAACACAATTACAAAGTTCACGCAAAAAATATAAAGTTGTAACTAAGATTAGTATAATATTAAATATCATTCTTGCATGCCTATTGGTAAAGTAAACTATAAAGATCCAAATGGATTAACTTATAAACATCCAGAAAGAAGTTGTAAAAGATGTTTAAAATATCCATGTATAGCTAATATGGATAAGTTATATAGTGATTTTGCTAAATATGGATGTAAGCACTTTGATGATATGAATGTGTTTCATTAATGGAGCAAATAACAATTCATGCTAAGCTAGTTGCGGAACAAATAGATGGAATGGGATATACTAATTATGTATTTGAAGATTTGAATCCTAAGGATGAGGACTTTAGATATATAATGTGTGTCCGATTTCCTAATTGGGAGCAGAAAAGTATCGAAATTGATGAAATTGGATATTTAAATATAAGATATGTAGAAGGAGGAAAAGATACATGGTTTGATGGTCAGAACCTAATACCTTATAAATATACTAATGTCATATTCCTCAAGTTTATTGAGGATAAACCTAAAGTTGATATAAGTGAAATTATTTTAGATTAAATTTATATTGTAGATTATTAATTATTAGATTACTATGAAACATTATTTGAATTTAATTATATGACAGTATTAGGAGATAAGCTTCAGGCAGCTATGAGTAAAAAGGCAAGTGATATTACTACTTATGTATGGAAAGGTCCAAAGGTTAATGGAGAGCAGCAAGAAATCTTAATGATTGATGCTTCCTTTGATCAGCTTAAGCAGTGGTATCGTCATTGTCAGCAAATGCTTTATAATGAGGATTCTAAAAATCCAGGAAGAGTTACCTTACTTGAGATTGTACAGGATCAAATTAGTCGTTGTAGAGCAGAACTTCTTGTAAGATGGCTCATGTCTGAGAAGCAGTATTCTAACACAAGATGTTTAGAAGATTTACGAAAGTTAATTAGTAACAATAAAGATACACTAACCCCAGAGGCTATTAAATCATTCCCTATTAGTAAGGTAATGGATGGTCTTCCTATCGATTATCAGCAGGTACCTGTTAAATTGGTAATGGATGCTTGTCTTGACCTTTTGGGAATTTTTGATAATAGCCATATCACACTTAACTTTATTCTTAAAATGGGTCTGTGGTTTACTCCACGTGAGATGCAAAAGGATTTGTATCGTAAAGACCCTGAGACTGGTAAGGCTAGAAATCGTCTTGATGTAGTTAAGGAAGAACTTAGAATTAGTTTGAGACCTAATCAGTATTTACGTATTTGTGATACTGGTTTGTCTTATACTGAATTTAAGGCAATCTATATGCTGCAGAGAGATAAATATTCTAACTTAACTAGTGAGCAGCTTAAATTACTTTCTAATAAAATTCTGTATCGTTTTCAGATTCAGTGTGAAGAGCAGGCTAAGCAATGGCTTACTAAGATTGATGAAATTAATAAAGTTGCTGCAGATAAAGGTTGGGATGTAACACGTGCTGACTTGTAATAAGTTAGCATACTAGTGAAAATATTGTCATAAGTGCCAGTAATGCACGATTTATTTGAGCCTGTTTCTCGGGATGAAAGGCAGGCTCAAGCACTTAAAGCTTGGATTAAAGCTAAAGGACACGGGACTATTGTAGGATGTACTGGATTTGGTAAGACTAGAGTGGCTTTAAATGCAATAACTAAATTACGATCAAAATATCCTGCAATGTCAGTACTAGTAGTAGTACCTTTTGATAATTTAAGAGAACAATGGTCTAAAGAACTTGATGAGAGAGGTTTGGGATTCAATACTGATGTAAGAGTAATGATGGGAGCATCTAAAAAAGAATGGTCTTGTGATTTACTAATTATTGATGAAGCTCATAAAATCAATAGTGAAGTTCTTAGTAATGTTCTTACAAATACTAAGTTTAAATTGATACTTGGTTTAACTGCCACTTTTGAAAGACTGGATGGAAGACATGAAATTTTAGCTAAATATGCTCCAGTTGTAGACACTATAACTATGGAGGATGCCCTCTTTAATGGGTGGGTAGCTAAATATAAAGACTATGTAGTTGTCATTGATGTTCCTGATATTGATGTTTATCAGAAATATAATAAAGAATTTAATGAACACTTTGAATTCTTTCAATGGGACTTTGACAAGGTTATGTCTATGACGGGTAAAAATGGTTTTACTAATAGATGGCAATATTGTAAGGATACCTATCCTGATGATTACGCTATGCAAAAAGACTATTTAAAATCTGTCACATTTCATGCTATGGGTTTTATGAAAACTATGCAGTCTAGAAAGAAGTTTGTACAAAACCATCCTGAAAAAATAAGAATAGCTAAAGAGATAATTAAGTATAGAAGTGATAAGAAGATTGTTACTTTTAATGCTAATACCGCTATGGCTGAAGCATATAAAGAGGGATATGTTTATACTGGTAAAGAAGGTAAAAAGAAGAATAGAATAACACTAGAAGAGTTTTCTAAAATGCCAAGCGGAGTATTAAACAGCTGTAAGATGGCAATTGAGGGCTTGGATGTACCTGATTTATCAGTAGGTATACAAACTGGTATAGATAGTAGTAAAACTAAAGCTGTACAGTCTCTTGGAAGAGTAGTACGATTAGCAAAGGGTAAACTAGGTGCTGAGTTTTTTACATTAGTAATTAATGATACTGTAGAAACTAAATGGATGCAAAATGCTAAAAAGGATTCTCAGATTGAAATTATTGATGTAGAGAATTTAATGCATGTTCTTAAAGGCGAACCATACGAGCTTTATAAAAGAAAGATTAAGAATTTTACATTTAGGTTTTAAGACATTAGAAATGGAAATGTATTATACAAAGAAAGAGTATAATTCAATGAAGAGTACTCTTTTACGTGAAAATAAGTCCTTGAAAAAGCAAATTTCAAAATTGCAAAAGAAAATAGAGGATTTGGAATATGCACATGAGGTTGTTTTTGAACCTGACTTCGAAATGAATCCAGTGGCTGAAGAAACCGCTGAATAGATAAGTCTATAATATTCACGTAACTAGACTCTAAAGCTATAACAAGTATTACAAGTCTAGTGTTAACTAGCTAAATATGTTAATTATACGTGAAGAATTTAGAACTTAAACAGCAACTTGTATTTTGTGAAAAATATAAAATTGATGCAAATCAATTATTGTTGCTAGAAATTATTCTCATCGCTCAAGAGGGTGACGATGCAGAACTTGTCCAGCTTTATTTTCAATCAGAGGCAAAGGGAAGCCTATTGGAACAATTAATTAGATTACAAGAAGTAGGAGTAATATTAAAGTCTTATAAGTTACCTAAGAAAGGTGAGCGATTAGATTTATTTAGTATTCCTATTAATAGAAATCTTGTAAAAGACTTTTATAAGTGTTCTTTTGAATTAGGTAAAGAACTATTTGAAGAATATCCTCAATTCGGTTTTATCAATGGGAATCCAGTTGGTATACGTAGTGTTTCTAAGAAGTTTGATAGTCTAGAAGACTTTTATCGCTTCTATGGAAAGACTATTAGGTGGAAACAGGAAACTCATGACCATATTATTGAATTAGTTAAATGGGCTCGAGAGAATAATATTCTCTGTGTAAGTCTGTGTAACTTTGTAATAGATCATAGATGGGATGAATTAGAAGCTCTTCGTAATGGAGATTTAGCTAATACTAATTTTGATGCCATTAAGGTTGTGTAATTAAATATTATGGCAGAGAAAATTAGTGGTTTAGAGGAGTTCTTTCAATTAGTTAAAGAAGGAAGAGAAGGACACAATATAGGACTTAGTACAGGTTCACCTAAGTTAGATTTATATACTGATGGAGTTCTTCCAGGTACCTCTTATTTAATAGGAGGTGCTTCAGGCAGTGGTAAATCTACCTGGGCTCTTTGGACTTATGTATATCAACCATTAATGCATTATTTAAATGGGGATAGTCCAGAAAGAGACCCTAGATGGTTATTATTCTCACTAGAGATGACGCGTAGTCAAGTATATGCTAAATTAGTTAGTATGTACATATTTGACAATTATGGAGTTGAACTGCGATTTAAGCAGATATTCTCTAGAGGAAAAGACTGCGTATTGTCTGATGAAGAGTATGAACTCCTAACTAGTAGCGCTGACTTTATCAAAATTCTTGATGAGAGATTATCTTTTTATGAAGGTAGTCTTACAGAGGCAGTCTATTTAAAGGAAGTAAATGAGGAATTATTAAAATGGGGTAAATTTGAGAATGGCAAATACATTCCAAATAATCCTAACATGTTCCTTGGTATTATGATTGACCATATGACCTTGGTAAAGGCAAGTGGCGGTCGAACTAAGAAAGATGAAATTGATGCAATTTCTAGAGATTCTGTTCAAATCAGAAATAATACTAAAATTGTATCTCCTATAATGATTTCTCAGTTTAATAGAAATGCTAATGGTCAAGAGAGAATGAAACAAGGTCTACAAGATCCATCTATGGAAGATTATAAAGACAGTGGATCACTACTTGAAGATTCACAAGTAGCTATAGGTTTATTTAGTCCACATAAATATAAATTATCTACTTATAAGAAATATAATATCAAGATACTGGAGCAGTGTTTTATTGGTGTATTTATCTTAAAGAGTAGATTTGGTTCTTCTGACTTAATGATTCCTACTGGTTTTTATGGTGATTGTAGTCATTATGCAGATTTACCTAAACCTGAGAATATATTTGACTGGGAGAAATATACTAGTCCTAATTATTTATTAGAAGATGGTGTTCAGCAATTAAATGTTGAACTTAATAATATAGATGAGCCAAAAGAAATAGATAATAATTCAAATCTTTCATTTATATTATAAAAATATGTCGAATTTAGTGTGTTTAGCAGGCCTTTCAAATTCCGGAAAATCAACTAGTCTCCGTACTCTTGACCCAGAGTCTACATTCATTATAAGCTGTACTAATAAACAACTTCAAATTCCAGGATTTCGCAAGAAGTATCCTAAAGTGGCTATCAAGGATAAGAAGCTTATTGGCAATTGGTATGTTCAGAATAATTATACTAAAATTGAGAATGTATTACATATGATTTCTGATTCTAGGCAAGATATAAAGGTAATAGTTCTTGATGATTTGAATTATTTACTCTCAAATGAGACTTTTGAGAACGCTAGTATCAAGGGCTATGATAAATTCGTAACTATGGCGAAGAATTACTATGATTTGTTAGCAGAGTGTCAACTTCTTAGAGATGATTTAACTATTGTAGTTATTTCTCATATAGAGAATTTTGGTACTGAACTAGATCCACAGTATAGATTGTGGACCACGGGCAAAATGTTGATAAATCAGATAAATCTTGATGGTTTGTTCTCATATATTATTTATTCTGAGCGTTATGTGGATGATGTAGATGGGGAAGTACATTATCGTTTTAAGACTAGAACAGATGGTAATGATACTTGTAGAAGTGTGGCAGGTTGTTTTGACGAAAAGTATATTGAGCCTGACATGAAACTAGTTATAGATACTATCAATGCATTTGAAAACGAAGATTAAGACTATTTAACTAACTGATTAACTAATTATTGAATATATGAAGCTGGACATTGTAATGCACTATTCTGTTGATGAAGCAACAGGAGAAATCACTTTTATTGGTAAAGATGAGATTAAGGTAGACACTGCTAAGAAAACTTCTACCTCTAGAAAGAGTTCTACTAAGAAAGACGAAAACCCTGAGCCTATTGTAACACTTGATTCTACTAAATTAACGCTTACCCAAGGAGCAGTTGATTTATTACAAGTCTGTGAAGACTGCCGTATAGACATCAAGTATGACAAGAAAGGCAAACAGCTGCTTCCAAAGATTGGAACAGATGCTGCTTTTAAATCTAAGGGAGGTAATTTACTTTCAGGTAAGAATACTGTACGATATGGAGGTGCTAATAATAAGAAGTTAGCAGGATATGGTACTACCTTTAAAATGGAACCAACTGAAGATGAGGGTATTTATTGGCTTGTAGGAGACAAAATGCCTGAAGAACAAGAGGTTCCAAAAGAGTTAGTTAATATTGAAGACGAGCTTGATATAACTAACTTGGATGCTATAGAAGAGGAATCTACAGACCTATCTGGTCTGAGTTATACTCTCTAATAAATAGAGTTAATTAAATATATTAGATAACAATTAATTTATTAGATTATGATTACTTAAATTTTGAAAATTATATAATATATGTCATTTAATTTTGCTATTTCATCTGATTCTGCAGTTCGTAACAGTCGTCGTCCACTCGCACCATGGGAAATCCATGATGTAAAGTTTAAGGGAGCTGAAATTCGTGAGTTTAACGGTAAGAAAGACCCTAATGCTCATTACAAGTTGCTCTCTATTAAATATGAAAATGAGGATGGCTACTTTAGTGTAGATTTGTTCTTCCCTAAAGATGGTGATGATGTACGACCAGAATTTGATGGTGCTAATGGTGGTAAAGTTCAGATGGCTTCCTCATTTGAAACCACTATGGCAATAGTAAAACAAACTGCACAGGTTCTTAACCCTAAAGGTTTTGAACAGATGCAAAAGCTGAGTGTTAAATTTAAGAGCTTTGATGATGTTGCAAAGACTTTCATTAAAGTAACTACACCAGCTATTGATACAGATATTAAAATTAAATTGACAGGTAAGAATCGTGACGGTAAGGTAGTTGCTCAGATTCCACGTATCTTGGCTTTGAATAAGGAGGGAGAAGCATTTATTTGTGACAATTATATTGGTCCAAAGCTCTTCTGGTCTGATTATGAGGCGGGTAAGCGTGATGAGTATTTGAAGTCAACTCCTACTGACCCAGATAAGGCTGTCGCAGATACAGCAGGAGTAGATGAAGCTCCTAAGGATGATTTGGATCTCGATAGCTTGCTTTAATTAAATAATTCTCTATGGACTTTAGTTTCGAACCTAAAGTTACTAGGGAGTTTCTTCTAAGTGAAAACAATGAGGAGACATATATGAGTTATTATCTAGGAATACCTGTAGATAAAGGCTTGTATGTGTCTCCTCTACGTTCTGACCATCATAAAACTTGTGGATTTTTTAGAGGTAAATCTGGCAGACTTTACTTTAAAGATTTTGCTACTGGGGAATGCTTTGCCTTTGAAAATGTTGTAATGAAAAAGTTTAATTGTAACTACCATGAGGCTTTGAGAATTATAGCTAAAGACTTTGGATTTATTAAGGGAGAATCTCTTATATCTAAACCTGTAGTTAAGCAAGCTGAATTTAAAGGAGGCAAACAAACTTTCATTCAAATAGAGGCACAAGAATTTTCTGAAGAGGAACTAAAATGGTGGAATCAGTATGGTATAACTAAGTCTATATTAAATAAGTATAGAATATTTAGTTGCAGAACAGTCTTTTTAAATGGTTCTATAGTTAGTCAGTCTACTCCAAAATGCCCTAGTTATGGATATTATTTTGGAAAGAAAGAACATGTAGAACAGTGGAAAATATATTATCCGAAAAGGTCTGATTACAGATTTATAGGTAATATATCTACTAAAACTATTCAAGGTTATAGACAATTACCCAAAAATGGTAAGTTATTAGTAATAACTAAGAGTTTAAAAGATTGTGCTTGCTTATATGGTATGGGAATACCCGCATGTGCTCCACAAAGTGAAACTCAATTTATTTCTAATACTATCTTAGAAGATTTGAGGCAGAGATTTGATAAAATAGTACTTTTATTTGATTCAGATCTTACAGGAATACATTATACTAATGTACTGCGTAGGAAATATGATTTCTTAATTCCTTGTATTATACCTAGAAGGTATGGGGCTAAGGATATTAGTGATTTCTATAAGAAGTATGGGAGAGAGGGAACTATTAAATTTATTAAAGAATCTATTAAATATATAAAAGAATGGGAAAGACATAGCTAAATACTAGTGTAACAGTAAAATATAAGAATGGCGACACACAAACATTCCAAACAATAGAAGAAGCTTCCGAAGTAACTAAATTGACAGTTAATTCAATTAAGTCTAGAGCTAATAAACCTGGCTCTGGAGCTAAATCTAAAGATGGAATGACATTTCAATGGGCAGATCCTGCTGTTAGAAGAAGTCTTACTGCTAAAAAGAGTAAGAAAAAGGGATCTAGCTTTGAACTTGATATTGTACATAAATTAAGGGAAATTGGATATCCTAATTGCATGACTAGCCGTAATAAAGATAAAACTTTAGACGCTAATAAAGTGGATATTTGTGATGAGGAAGTTCCTTGTTATATACAAGCTAAATATACTCAGAACATGCCTAATTATTTTACAATTAGAGATGCTTGTAGTTTAAAGGACAAGCCTTTTGTAATGTGTTGGAAGAAGGCAGGCAAAGATGGAGAGCAAAGTCCTGGTACAGTTGCCGTTATACCGATAGATTACTTTTACCAACTAATTAGTAAATTAAAATGAATACTTATTTGATTCCTTGGAGTGACCCAGGAGAGTGTGATATTCTCAAAATTACTGCAAATAGTTATGAAGACTGTGTAGACAAAGTAATTAAACATTATGCAGAAGAATTTGATTCAGATGCTTTGGCAGAGTGTACAGATTACGAAGAATTTATGCAGTTGATATATGATAACCACGATATTTTCTTGGGAAGCATTCATGAAATTGAAGAATATGAATAACCTACGTATTGCACTAGATATAGATGATACCATTTTAAAGTGGTTTGAAGCTTATCAAAAACGTTTCCCTGGTGAACGTAATTTGGTGCAACATATAATTACCAGAAATGTACGTAAGTTACAGTATGATAGAGAATTTTGGGAAAATCTAGAGTTACTAGAGCGTCCTAATTTTGAACCTCATATTTATTCAACTAAGCGTATAAATCAAAAGAGTTACACTCGTAATTCTTTAATTAAAAATGGTTTACCAATAAAACCTATTTATCAGACTTATAATCAAAATGGTAATAAAGCTGATAAAATAAAGGGAAGGTGTGATGTTCTTATAGATGATAGTTTATTTAATGTAACTAAAGCTATACAGAGTGGGTTACCTGCCCTTCTTATTGATAGACCACACAATCAAAATGTGGAGTGTGAATTTCGCATTTACAATTTAGATTATGAAGAAATCCTAGATGCATATATGAATGAGTTAAATGTCTTAGGATGGCAAAATTAAGAGACATAGTTAAACTTACTCCATTAATTGACACTCTTAAATTAGTTAAAATTGATGATGCAGAGTATTTCTCTTCTAAGTATGGAAGTTACATAAGTAATTCAAGATTAGGATTACTTAATCCATTTCAAGGAGGTTCAACAGATGCCTTCTTTGCAGGGTTCCAAGACGAAGGGTTTGTTTCTAGTTTAGTTATAGGTTCTGCAGTTCATTGTCTCTCTTTGCAGGGTGACCGGTTTGAACTTGCTCCTGCTCTAGGTAAACCTACTGCTAAATTGGGAGCTATGGCAGATGAACTTTATCCAGTATGGTTGCAACATCCCATTAGAACTTCTGATATTGAAGAAGCTTCAAGTAAGGTTAATTACTATAAAAATAAGCTTACTCCAGATATCATTAAAAGGGTAAATGAGCAATGTATTCCATATTGGAAAGCTAGAAAGAATGCGCAATTAAATAGTACTAAAGAACTTATCTATTTAGATGATAAGAGTCGTGATACTGTATATAATTGTGTAGAAGCATTAACTAAGAATCCACAAATCCAAGAGTTACTTAATCCTTCAGGACTCTTAGATCCTCCTCTTTCTATGAATGAACAGGCATTCCTACTAGATATAGAAGCTGAATGTGCTAATGGTAAGAAAACAATATTACACTTAAAAGCTAAACTGGATAATTTTACTATTGATACAGAGCAAGACATTATTACTGTAAATGATGTTAAAACTATTAGTAAAGTAGTGTCTGCTATCGATGATAATATTAATAGGTATCACTATAGTAGAGAATTAGCTGAATATTTATATCTGTTAAATTTGTATGTAGCAAAGGAGTATAATATATCAAAACCTTCAATAAAGGCTAATTATTTAGTAGTATCTACCATTCCACAATACTATACTAAAGTTAGACCTGTAACCAATAAAGAAATACAGGAAGGTATGTATGAATTGGGAACTTTGTTACGTCATGTAGCATATCTAATTTGCTATAAAGGATATTCTCTTTAATGGAACTTAAAGATTTAGACTTTAATAAAACTCTAGCAATATATAAAAAATTCTTTAGTGTTCATTTTTTAAATAGTAACTTGGGTGATAAATTAGCTGTAATAGCCTTAACTTGTTATATAACTAATGAACTCAGGAAAAAAGACAAAGAAATCACTTGTTATGATGTTTTATTGAAAGTAGGGAAAGATTTCGGAAAAGAAGAAAAGGAAACCTTTCTGAAATCACTTGGTGCTATTTGTGAGGACTTTATGTACGGAGTTAAAGACTTTCCGGACTATGGAGTGTCCCTCAAAAATATGCCAAAACAGCTTAAAAAATTATTAGATTCTTATGTACCATTTTGATAATATTTTATCAAAAATTTGTACAATTATTTAGATTAACATTAATTAACACTATAATCCTTGGATAATTTCCTAAATGGATTATTGTTGTTTACATCAGTCAAGAAAACTGGTTTTAGATAAGTATTTCGTAGATGATATGAAAATGATTAATGTTTAATAAGGATTTAATAATTATGAGTACAAAGGTTTTGAATTTTAAGAGTGTAGCAGTATCAGCAGAGTCTAAGGATGTAGCAATCGCAAACATTGAAGAGCAGTATTTCCATATTAATGGTGATGCAACTCAGGCTTACAAGAACGCAAAGGCTAAGCATCAGGGTGTTTGGACAGAGCGTGATGACAAGGCATTTAAGTTGGATTATTTGGAGAAGAAAGGTAAGAGCTGCCCAGGTGCTGGTTACATTATTGTAGTAGAGGCTGCTATTGGTGACACTCGTGAGCGTCCATATAAGATTGAAGATGTAAAGAGCGAGGGTAAGAGAAAGTTTAAGTCAATGTACAAGTGGATTGACGCTGAAGGTAAGACAGTATGTCAGGTTGATACTAATAAGGCAGATGCTAAGAATGCAATCAAGGAACTCTATAAGAGTGGTGCATTTAGAGGTGATGCTAAGTTGGTAAAGACAAAGGATGTAGTAGAGGGTAATGCAGTTGTAGCTACAGCTAAGTATACTCCTTCTAAGAATACTAAGCCAGGTTCATACATTGCTTTTGGTATTGAAAATGCATAATCATATATTGGGTAACTAACATTATTGTTAGAATTAAGTAAGGTGATTGTCCGTGAGGATAGTCACCTTTTTTTCTTTAGATACATTAATAGCTAGATTACTTTAAATAATTAAGTAATTAAATTAAATGCAAGTAACTTTAGAGCAACTTTATTCAGGAAAAGCCACTAGAATTAAAGAAAAGGAGTATTTTACAACTAAGCAATATGTAATGCCATTTATAGACAGGATGTCTAAGTTTACAGATAAGTTTGAAATTCAGGTTAAGCCTGCAGATCAGATTAGTCTAACTAATGATGGTGAAGTTAATTTTGAAAATATTGTATATAATAGGGTGTGGGTAGAAGCACAACTTCCAGGAGAATATGCTTATGAAGGTCATACTCAGTCAGTTAGTCTTCTGTATGCTTTAGATACCCGTAAACCAGTGTATAAGATATTTCAAAATGCAGTACGTAGTGCTTGTTTAAATATGTGTGTATTTTCTCCAAATATGCTGCAAGTTAGGGAATTGGAACCAGAAACAGCTATGGAATATACCTTTGTAAATCAAGTTATGGAAATGACTGATAATACAAAGGTAATGTTGAAGAATCTAGCTAATACATATATTAAAAGAAATGAACTCTATGACCATTTAGGACATTGGGTAGATAATTGTATTAGTAGCAAATTTAATTCGGGATTTGGTACTGTAAAGTTGGCAGAATCTACAGCTATTGATGCTTATAAAAAATTAGTAATTGACGAGAAGTCTGACTATTTTGTACCTAATAATGAGGATATTTGTATGTTCGATGCTTATCAGGCATTTACTGACATCATTACTCATGATAAGGGTAGAGATATAGTTAATAAATTTGAGAAGATTTATTTAGTTAAAGACATTTTAGGTATTAAGTAAATAAATATTTGGAATTAACTAAATAATAAAATATAATATAGATTCAGTAATAATTAGATGTTTATAAAATAGATTATATTTTTAACGGCTTAATAGCTTATTTAAACATTTAACAATGAAAAAGGAAACCAGAAATCGTATTGAGAAAGTATTGAACTATGCTAAAGAGAATAATTGTAGTGTAAAAGCAGCTTGTATTGCAAAGAACTATAATTATAGTACTTTAATGAATACTATTAAATATACTCGTAGTATTGGTAAAGATGAAGATATTATTTCTCTATATGATTCTGTAAAAAAGCCTACAGGTAATTCTGTAGAGCATATTGATACTGATGAAAGAGCGGAGACCGAACAGATTCGTAATGAGGATGGCACAATAGTTAGTTATAGATTTAAAGTATTCCGTCGTGATAAGACTCCTGTGATAGGAGCCTTAACTAGAGATGAAATGAATCTTATCTATAGACTTTATTCTTATTATGGTTCTAGTCTCACACAGCGACAAGTAAGTAGACATTTTCCTGATTATTCTTTAGTTGATTTTAAGAGAATTTTACGTGCTTTTAATATAACTAAAGCTTCTAGTCCATTTGCTCCTCATGTAATTGAAGAGCATACGCCAGAAGAACTTCAGGAAATGCAACTTAGAGAGAAGGAGAATGACTTCTTAAAAGCTGTAGAAAAGAATGAGGTAAGAGACCTCAAACAACTAGTTATTAAACTCACTAAAGAACAAATGAAAAGTTCTATTAGTGAGGAAAAACTAATTCAATTAATTAAAGAAACTAATAAAGACTATAAAGAGCTTCCAGTTAATATTAATAGCAGTAATCCAACATATCCAGTATTAATTATATGGTTGTCTGATTTACATATTGGAGCTTATAATGCTAAGTATAGTAGTTTCGTAACTCTTCCTAATTATGATAAAGAGGAGATTAAAGCTAGATTAACTAAGATTGTACAGACATTTGCTGGACAGTCTTATGGAGCAGTTTATGTAGTTAATCTTGGCGATTCTATTGATGGTTATAATAAAGAAACTACTAGAGGTGGACATCAACTTCCTGAGGTAATGGATGATAAAGAAATTAGTGAGACTTATATAGAGTGTATGATGGAGTTCTTTAAAGCTCTTAAAGCTAATGTAAGAAGTGATGAGTTTAATTATCTCTGTATAGGTGAGAGTAATCATGATGGCAATTGGGGATGGTTAAATAATAAGTTATTAGCTGCATATTTAGCTAATGAAGGGGTTAAGAGTTTTATTAGTAACTTTCCCATTGACCATTTCACTATTGGTAAGCACTCATGGATTTTCATGCACGGCAAAGACAATAACAATCAGTCTCGCCAATTTCCACTTACACTTAATCCTCAAACTGAATTATATTTTGCTAACTATATAGCAGAACAGAATATCAGTAATAAATATATCTATGTAGTAAAGGGAGATTTACATAATTATGCTTATACTACCGGTAAGCAGTTTGATTATATTTCAGTAGGTAGTATGTATGGAAGTAGTAATTATATTGTTGCTAATTTTGGACATACTAAATGGAGTATTAATTATTCTGTAGTTACAAAGGATGATATGTTGATGGGAACAGTTAAGGGAAATAACTAGATTAGCATTTAATAAGGAAAACAAATACTGCATGTTAACAAGAAGTGATATTTTAAGTGAAGCAATTCATAAATGCTTGGTTGAAATGTATAAATGGACTCAACCAGCTATAGACTTAGATAAACTTATTGCAGATGGATATAAAGATTCTAAGGAAGATCCCCTATATAAGAAACACTATTTGTCAGAAAAGAATTTTATCTATCTGAGAGACATATATAAAGATGCTTATGGAATTACCGATGATTGGAATGACACTTTTGAATTACTAATAGATTATTTAGTTAAGGGAGGTACGGAAGACGATTATAAACCTGCCACTAAAGATAGACCTGCTTATAGAGATTATAAAAAGGTTCCATCATTAGATACTCTGATTGGTAAGGAAGCTACCGATAAGTGCCTGGAGCATATTAAAAAGTGTCAGAATTTCTATTGTGGACATTCTAGAGAGTCTAATCAGTTTGATATGACTATGGCTTTAGGTGTGGGAAGTCCTAATTCTAATGCTGAGTATGTGACAAAGTATTGGCAATCTCATGGGAGACCTGACTTTACTATTAAGGATTTCAAGATTGATGATATTATCTATGATGATGAGTATCCTGCTGTAGATGAGTTTTTGGAGTCTTTAAAATAAATAGTATGAAAGATATTATATTGCCAAGTGAAACCTCAGATGCTATTGATTTGGGTGCTATTGATGATAATACTGGAGGTATAGTTATATCTTATAAAGGTAACGATGCTGTCGGTTACATAGCTTATACATGTGGTGAAGCAGTCCCTTGGGCATTCTTTAATAGTATGGATAATACTATGATAGTTAAAAATGCTCAAGGAGGTGATTATGCTGACGAATCCCTGACAGATTTAGTTAAATGGCTTATAAAGGATAAAGTTGCTGATAATTTTAAACTCATTAATTTCACAATAGATTTAGATAACTATAATCCAGATAAATTATCTTCAGATACTAAAAAATTAATGAATAAAAAGAATATATGGTCATTATAAAAAGAGACAGGACAAAGGAAGAGTTTAATGCAGATAAAATATTTAATGCTTTAACTAAGGCATTTAAAGCTTGTGGTTATACTTCTGTTGAAAATGTTATTCGGGATATGGTTTCAGAAATGAGATTCTGGGATAATATTACTGTAGAAGAAATTCAAGATGAAGTAGAAGAGACTTTATATAATTACGAATATTTTGATGTAGCTAGAGCTTATTCCATTTATAGAGAAGAACACAAGAAAGCTAGATTTATTAGAAGTAGACTTAATTACATGGACACTTATAAAGATTCTGGTGTAAATGCATCTACTTCTTCAGAAACAGATGCTAATGCTAATGTTGCTTCTAAGAATGTAGCTAATCTTGAGGGTGAAGTATATAAAGTAACCAATAGAATTATCCAAAGACAACGAATGAAAGATAAACTTAATAAATTGTATCCAGGTCAAGAACTTGGAAGACAGTATATTAAGGATTTGGAAAATCATATTATTTATACTCATGATGAGGCAAGTACTCCGGTACTTAAACCTTATTGTAAAGCAGTTACATTGTACCCATTAATGCTTGGGGGTGTAGGTAATATTGATGGAGTTACTCCTAGTGCTCCAAATGATATTCAGTCTTTTAGTGGTCAGGTAACTAATGCTGTGTTTTTGTTTAGTTCTCAGTGTAAGGGAGCAGTTGCTCTTGGAGATTATTTTATAGCTCTTAATTATTATATAATTCAAGAGTTTGGACCCGTATGGTATGATAAGGTGGATGAGGTTGTAACTAATTCTCACTTTCTGCATCAGTATACTGTTGGACATTATATCCGAAAGGGTATGAAGCAGTTTATTTATGGAGTTAATCAACCTGCAGGCAATAGAAGCTACAATTCACCTTTCTCTAATGTTTCTTTTTATGATAAAGTATATTTTAAATCACTCTTTGGAGAATTTTATTATCCTGATGGAACACAACCTGAATGGAATGCTATAGATAAGTTGCAGAGAATCTTTATGCAACTTTTAAGAGAAATCAGATTAATTAAACCTCTCACGTTCCCAGTAACTACTATGGCTCTTGTACATAATAATAAAGAATATCTTGATCCTGAATACAAGGAGTTATGTGCCGAAGAATGGGCTAAAGGTGGAAGTTTCTTCTGCTATACTAGTGATAATCCTACATCTTTGGCATCATGTTGTAGAGTCCTAAATGAAATGTCTGATAATACCTTTAGTTCTACTACAGGTATGACTGGAGTTATGACTGGTTCTTGTAATGTAATTACTCTTAATATTAATAGAATTGTTCAGGATTATATACATACATGGAAAAATTGGGAGGATCATATTGTTGATGGTAAGTGTGCCTTTCCTTTTGAGTGGTTTTCTGAAAGTTTTTCAGACTTAAAAAATTATCTTATTAATATTCTTGAAAGAGTATATAAGTATCATATTGCATATAAGACAATGCTTTATGAAATGGAAGACGCTAAAATGTTTTCTGATTGTAATGCAGGATATATTTATATGCGGAAATTGTATTCCACTATTGGATTGATAGGTTATTGTGAAGCTGCACAATTCTTGGGACTATCTGTATCTAATAATGAAGCATATAAAGATTTTCTTAAATTAATATTTGGTACGGTTAAGGAAGAGAATAAGAAAAACTCTATCCATGATAATAAGAGACCATTCTTGTTTAATAGTGAAGCTATCCCTAAATCTCTGGGGATGTAAAACCTCTTTTGATTGACTCGAAACTCCTATATTTACCTATATGTAGGACAACGAGGCGCAAGCAATAGTATTTATTAATACTGTGTGCAGCGTGACAGACTAAGTAAAGAGGATTTAGTACTTGTTACTAAATATGCAATAGTCGAGACTTAATGGTAACATTAAGAAATTGATAGAAATATCAATTCGTTTAATACAAAATCACAAAGTATAAATTTTGTTCTGTTTTAATTTAGGAATGCTTATAATTGCATATAATCAATTTAAAATAATTATGAGTGAATTTCCTGAATTAGAAAATCTTGAAAAACAAAAATTAAAAAGAATAGTTATGCCTAAAGATGCCAAGTGTTATGTTTGTGGCTGTGGACGTGACTATATAAGATTAAGAAGATATAATGAGTATTGTTTATGCGAAAAACACTACAATCAATTAGATAAGTATCATAAAATTACTGATTCTACTCCAAGACAACGAAAAAAATCTGAAAATGAGCTTAAATGTTGCATATGTGGTGATTTAAAAATGGCTTCATTTGAGGGAAAATCCTATTGTAGGAGACATTATATACAAATGACTCGACATGGGAAAATATTTAATACTATATATGAGGAGAATGAGTGGATTGATTGTGGTAACTATTATGAATGCATACTAAAAGATAAAAACTCTAATGAAGTTGCTAGAACTAAAATAGATAAGGAAGATTATGACAAATTAAAAGACTTTAAACTTTATGTACGTCATCAAACAGACAAATGGTATGCTTTAATTTCAGAAAAAGGTACTAGTAAAAAGTATTTTGTACATAGATTTTTAATGGGATTAAAAGATAGTGAATATTCTATTAACGAAGTAGTGGACCATATAAATGGTGATTCACTAGATAATAGAAAATCCAATCTGAGAATCTGTACCCAACATGAAAATTCTAAAAATGGAAGAAAAACTTATAGAATTGTTGGAATTTCCTTTATTAAAAACTATAATGGGACTGATAAATCTAAATGGACTGCACGAATTTGTCATAATTATAAAACTATTTATTTAGGATATTACGATACAGCAGAAGAAGCCTTACTTGCACGGCTTAAAAAAGAGCAAGAGCTTTGTGGTGAATATGGTCCAAATAAAGACCTATATTATGTATTAAATCACCCTTCACCGATTAAAGAATTACATAAATATATTAATTCTTTAGAAGGGGCGTAATAGAATCGGGAGAGGGCTTAGGTGTAAAACTCTATAATTGGGATAAGAAGGATGGTTATGCAGTACCTGAAAATCAGAATCTGTATAATTGTTATTTCTATAATCCATGGGATGAGACCTCTATTCTTGATAAATTTAAGCTTCATGGTAGAGGAGTAGCTCAGTATTGTGATGGAGGTCAGGCACTTCATGCAAATCTTGATGCTCATTTAAGTAAACAACAGTATTTACATCTGTTAGATGTAGCTAAGGATGAGGGTACTAGTTATTTCACATTTAATATCCCAATGTCTCAATGTAGAGAATGCGGACATGTAGTAAATGCCCCTATTGATGAGTGTCCTATTTGTCATTGTAGACACATCAAATATTATACTAGAATTATTGGTTATTTAGTGTGTGTAGACAATTGGAGTAATCCTAGACAGTTAGAATTTGCAATACGTAAGTATAAGAGTGGAGATAGAAGCTTTACATATAAACCAAATCTTTAATATGCATACAATTTATGGAGACCTTGAGTATGTCCAGGGTTATTTACGAATGGGTCATTTAGAAATGGAGTTAAATGATGAGGATTTTGAGAAATTTAAATCTTTGTCTTTAAAGGAACAAAAAGAATGGCTTTGGGATGAAGGAGATGTGAAAGTAGATGATTTTAGAGTTGAATATTGTGGCAGTATTACTGAAATAAATTATTAATATAACAGAAATTGATTTTTAATGAAAGAGTTATTAAAGTTTGAAGCAGAGTGGTGTGGTCAGTGTAAAGCTCTTAAACCTACATTGGATAATGTACTTAAAGACTTTCCTGATGTTAAGTTAACAATAGTAGATTGTGAAATTGAAGAACAGAAAACACTAAAGTATCAGATTAGAAATATGCCTACTCTTATCTATTTAGTAGATGGAATGGAAGTAGGCAGATTGTCCGGAGCAGTTCCAGCTAGTAAGATAAAGGAATTACTTAGTAAATAATGGAAATAACATTAGTTAAAGAAGAAACACTTGATGAAGAAGCTCTAAGAGACTTTATCCATCAAGAATTTTACACTAAAAACATAGATGAGATTTTAGACTATTTAGAAACCGACAAAGGACTTGAATATCTAGAATCTTGTGTATGTAATTTGGTAGGTGAGGTTGGTATGCAAATAGATGATTCTACCTATCAAAATATTTTAGATTATTTAGAAAACAATTTATAAACGGTTAAGGAGACTTAGGTAACTAGGTCTCCTTTTTTCTATCTATGAGTGTGGAAAGAAAACAGCTTAAATCAGTTAATTGTTCTCTACGCAATTTCACATATGGCAAAGATTCTGATTATATAGTAGTAACAGAATGGATCAATGGAGATGGCTGGGATATAACAATTAACGATAAACAGATTAGTCTACATAGTGGAGAATTAGCAGCTATTAATTATTTAACTGCTATGATAGATTATGATTATGACTCTCATTTAGAATAATTGTGCTAGATTATTATGATGGGTCTGTATGGATTTATAAACTTCCCTATCCAAGTATGAATAATGCCGACATATATAACTGGCTAGAGTCAATGGGATTTAATTTAGATGAAATAGATTATATGGTTAATCCTAATATTACAATTAATGATGAACGATAATAAAACTGAGGTAGAGAATAGGACAGAATTAGAACAGAATATTGATAAAATTATTGAAAGCTCTAGAAAAATTTCTAATATTTTTACTTTGGAAACTGCTAGATTGATTAAGGCTGAACTAGTTAATAATAAGCACTCTGAAAAGCCTGTTTCCGAATTAGAAGTTCTTCAGAAAATGGCTAAAGAACGTGAAAAAGCTATAGTTCTTTACACAAATGCAGGTCGTCAAGACTTAGCTCGTATAGAGTCTAAAGAACTTGATTGTATTAAAGAAATGATGCCTAAAGAACCTTCAGAGCAGGAGATTGAAGAACTTATTGCTGAATTAATGGAAGCAACAACTCTTACTATTAAAGATACTAAAGATGTTATTGCAGATGTTCAAAATAGATTTCCCACTGCTCAGAAAGGTACTATTGTCAAAATATTTAAATCTTTACTATAATGAAGTTATATGGAAAATTTGATGGTGAGGCTATTACTGAAATATCTTATAATTTGAAAGCTTTTGAAGAGTATGATGATATTTATTATACTACTAAAGAAGCTGTATCAATGTATAATGTTTACATACCTTTTGAAAAAAATCTAGACGCAGATTGGCTTCCTTATAATTGTACCATCGTAGAAGATGAAATATTTTTCAAAGACGGTAAATACTATTATGAAGGATATGAGCCTGATAATTATTCAGAGAAAGGCGAACGAACATTTGAATATAAAGAAGGTAAGTTAGTAAAACAACAATTCGAACCATATTAATATGTATTCTGAAGATATTGCTGAACAAATAAAAGAAGTAGCAGGAGATAAATTAGTAGATTACTATACTAAACGTTTAAAAGAACTTCAAAAATGATAAATTTAACATGGCGTGAAATTCGACAAGTGTTTGTTGAAGAAGATACCCTTTACTCAGCTTTACTTTACGTATATCGCACCTATATAGGAACTGAAGACGATAGCATAGACGAGATTATTGAAGGCATTCAAGACAATATAGAAAATTACATAGAGGAATTAATTAAAGAAGCTTCTCCTTATAATTATTCTAATGGTGATATAGATGCTGAAGATATTACAGAGTTAGTTACCGAAGATGAGTTCTTAGAAAAATTTAAAAAGTGGTATTTGAATGACTAAAATACTAGTAATCCCGGATTTACATGGTCGTAGTTTTTGGAAAGAACCATGCAATAATTGGACAGGTAAAATTATATTCTTAGGAGATTACCATGACCCTTATGGGGAATATGTAGTAGGAGAACCTGATAAAGCAGAATCTTTAACTAATCTTAAAGAATTAGTTGCTTTTGTAGAGAATAGACGTAAGATTTCTGATGTTATATGTCTATTAGGTAATCACGATTTAGTTTATTTCAATGGAAATGGTAAATGCAGATTTGATTACTAGGAACAAAAAGAAGTAAAAGAGTTAATTAGCAGTTTAAATCCTCAAGTATATTACATATATGAAGATTTAACTACTAAAGAGCCTAATAAATACTTATTCTCCCATGCAGGTATTACTAAAGACTGGTTAGATTATAATAATCTAGAATTAAAAGACTTAGATAGTATAGATATAACTAATCTTAGTGCTCTTGATCATATCCCTTATTCTAGAGGAGGATATAATAAATATGGCTCTTGTGTCTGGAATGATTTAGAAGATTTTCAACTGCAAACTCCATATAAAGGTTATTATCAAATATTTGGACACTCTTGGGGAGGAAGAACTAAACCTTTAATTACAGATAAGCATGCTATGTTAGATTGCTGTAAACCATTTGTGCTAAACACAGAAACCAATAAAATTGAAGAATGGCATATATAAATCTTAATGTTTATGAAGAAATAGAAGCTAGAGAACTTATTGACTTTGTAAGGTCTTTAGATTCTAAATGTGCTTCAATGTCTGATGAAGATTTACGAATGTTCATTTATGAGCATATAAATACTCTTGTTCTGAGATATTTAGATACATTAGGAGTAGAACATGGAGATGTAGAATGGGGAGACGGAATAGATGAACTCTGGGAAGAATGTAATGATTATTTAAATGATTAAATATGTCAATTCGATGGTTACTTTCTCAGAGTTTCCTAACGAAATTAGTTTGTGTATCAATATTAGTCAATGTCCTTGCCATTGTCCTGGTTGCCATTCATCTTATCTTGCTGAGGACATAGGTGAACCTTTAGGAGAATTAGCTTTACATAAGTTAATTACAGAAAATAAAGGTATTACTTGTGTAGGGTTTATGGGTGGAGACATAGAGCCAAAAAGTGTTAATGCTCTTGCACAATATATTAAAACAGAGTATAACTTAAAAGTTGGTTGGTATAGTGGTAGAAATCATTTAGCTCCAGAAATTGATTTACAGTATTTTGATTATGTGAAATTAGGTCCTTATGTAGAAGAAAGAGGAGGATTAGATAATCCTAATACAAATCAAGTAATGTTGGAAATTGATAATACTTGTGGAAGACCAATAACTAAAGATATAACTAGTTATTTTTGGCATAAAAGTAATTAATGACTTTAGAATTAGCTTATAATAATGATATTTTAGATTTTAAAAAACAATTGGAGGACTTAGCTACTATTTATAGTGTCACTGTAAAAGCTTATAATGAGTCTCATTATCTAGAGAAAAAGAAAGCATACCGATTAAAAGGTGGTTATAGTGCTAGATTAACTCCATTTGCTTTATTTAAAGATAATAATCATGAGATTCCTTTTTATAGTGAATCAAATGAATGCACTTTAGATAATATTTCTGAAATTTTAAATCGTTATTGTAATGTTGAAAGTACCTGTAATTAATAAGTCTAACAATGCTCTCCCTGAATATGCAACATCTGGCTCTGCTGGATTTGATTTTTGTGCCAATGTAACTGAAGTAAAGGAAAAGCTTACTTGGAATTGTTCTCTTTCACGAAATATAAATGGAAAGATTGTTGAGATTACAATTTATCCAGGTGGTCGTGCTTTAATTCCAACTGGTTTGCACATGGCTATTCCAAAAGGATATATGTTAGCTGTTGTAACTAGAAGTGGTCTTGGTCTCAAGAATGGAGTAACTATGGCTAATTCTTTCGGAGTTATAGATGCGGATTATCGCGGAGATATTGGTCTTATTGTACAGAATAATGGATTTGAACCATTTACAGTACAGCAGGGGGATAAAATCGGGCAAGGTATTATTTATAAATGTGAACAAGCCGAATTTACATTAGTTGATGAACTCGATAAAACGGAACGTGGAGAAGGTGGTTATGGGCACACTGGAGTTCGTAATTGATATTAGATTTATTAGATTAATTAGATAAATACTTAATATTTAATATTAATTAATATGATTACTAAGGAACAATTCACAAAGGTTATTGAAGACACATTGAAATTGAATAAAGAATACGATAGATGGGATGATTTTGGTATTAATCTGTGGGAACTTCCTATAGGAGATACTGTAGCGGATCTTGCAGAATCAATTTGGGATATTGTATTTGATGAGGATGGAGTAGATTGGATTAACTGGTGGATATATGAGAGACCTGCTTTATTTGAAGGTGATGAAGTAAATAAAGCCTATAATGAAGATGGTTCAGAGATTCCAACAGAAACAGTAGATGACCTTTGGAACATTGTAGAAAAGTTTCGTAAGTAATGATTAAATATCTTTTAGGACGCAGTAGTACTGGTAAATTTCGTTTTGCAGTTGTAGAATGTGATGAAGAATGGCATTCAATTGGCGATGGACGAGCTGGTTATATAATTCAACGTAGTTATGGTCAGGTGAGGGGAAAAACAACCCTCTCACCTCAAATTATTGTAGATAGAACTAAACAGAAGAGAAATTGGCAGGAGCAGTATACCTTACAATTTAACTCTGAAGTTAAGAAATATTTAGATAAGGGCTATAAAGAAATTGACAAACATCCTAATGAATATACTGATGATGAACTCCTTAGTATATTTGGAGATGTTAAAACCAATCAGTACGGTGTAATTAAACCTCAATTAGCTAAACAAGCTGATAAGGTTACAAATCCTAAGATATTTAATAAAGAATGGTTAATTAGTAGAAAACTCGATGGTGTAAAAGCATTATTCTACTGGGATGGCAAAGAAATTCATACAGCTAGTCGTGGTGGTAAATAAAAAATAATTTCAGATTCTAGTTGCAATTTCAAAAATTATGAATATACTTGCATAGTATTAATTAAAAAATTTAAAACTATGACAAGAGAAGAATTAATTAAAAGAAATCAAAAAATTGTTGAAGAATATGTAAATACTCCAGATCCCCAAAAGAATCTTACAGTTTTGGCACAAAAATTTGGGCTGAAACAAAGTCGTACGGTATCAAAAATATTAAAAGATGCAGGAATTAGTATTTATAATACTTCGCATCACACATGTGTAGATGAGCATGTGTTTGATGTAATAGATACAGAAGAAAAAGCATATTGGTTAGGATTTATGTATGCTGATGGATGTATTTATAGTAAAGAGTATCGATTAGAATTGTCTTTATAGGGAGCTGATAAAGAACATTTAGAAAAATTTGCAAAATTTCTTAAAGCTACTAAACCTGATATTGTAAAGGTTTATAAGAATTATAAAGAAGGAAAATATAATAGATGCAGAGTATCTGTTAGAAGTAAACACTTATGGGGAGCATTAAACTCTAAAGGGTGTATACCTAAGAAATCTTTAGTACTTACGTTTCCTTCTTCAGATATAGTTCCAAATAGTCTTATTAAGCACTTTATACGTGGATATGTAGATGGTGATGGTTGCTTATGTATAACAAAACCCGAAAAAGTAGAATTGAATATTTTAGGCACTCAAGACTTTTTAAAAGGAGTTATTGCTAATTTACCATTAACTAAAGAATATCCTATATATCAAAGAAAAAACATTTATGCAATGAATCTATGGTGTGGTACTGCTAAATATATTATAAAGTATTTATATGAAAATTCAACAATTTACTTAACTAGAAAATATGAACATTATAAAGAAATTTGCCGTTTAGATATGAAAATATCTAAAGGATTACAAACCAATATCGGTAAAGGCTGTGATGCTAATACCGAGATAACTATAGAAACTAAAGAGTCTGTAGCATCGTAGAGCGTAGAGATTGAACCTGAGAAATCAGAATAAAATATCTCCAAGAGTGGTTTGCCCTTAACACATAATGGTGAAGGTGAAAATGTACGCCGAGCTATAATAAATAAGAAATTATAGATATATGGATAAAAAGCCATATGATAACAAAACTGGAACATTACGACTATAGTACAGTTCACTTGCGTACTAACCCTTCTTTGCTCGCTTTCTTCAAAGAAAATCCTACTGTTATTCTTGACGGTGAGTTGTTCGTAAGAGGTAAGACTCTTCAGCAACTTTCAGGAGCTGCTAGAATGGAGAAGAATGCTTATGATTGTGATTGGTTACAGTATTGGGTATATGATTGTTATAACTCTGCAGATATTGACATGATAGCTTCAGAACGTTATAAGTTCTTAGAAGATAAATTTGCAGAGGCTCATAATTTCCCTATTTATAGAAGTAGTGAGGATGAATCAGAAGCACCAATCAGACTCTTGGGACATGAATATGTATCTGGTTGGGATAATATGAAGAAACTTCACGATGAATGGGTTTCTGCAGGATTTGAAGGAGCTGTAATTACAGACCCTTCCAAGCCTTATAAAGTAGGTTCTCGTTGTAATAATCTTATAAAGATTAAACAATATAAGTCTGAGGATTTTAAAGTAATTGGATATAAATTGGGACTTAGAGGTTCTGAAGATATGACATTTACTTGCGAATTAGAAGATGGACGTACTTTTGAAGCTATGCCAGTAGGTAATAGGGAAATTAAGGCTGAATATGTTGAAAACTTTGAAGCTAAGTACAAAGGACACAAAGCGGAATGTACTTTCTTTAACTATTCAGACGATGGTATTCCTACTCAACCTAAGTTGAGAATCTTCCGATTTGATTTAGAGTAATTTTATTAATAATCTTATATATGAAAATAAAACTAATAGGTAAGGGACATTATGAAGTAATTCATAAAAATAAAGTTATAGGTAGATTTGATAAATATGATTTAGATACATTAAATAATGCTCAAGTAGGAGCAACTCTAAATTTTGCAGACTAATGTATTTCAAAGGAACTATTGTAATTACAGACCCATGTTATATAATTAAGGAGAATCCTATTAAGTATCCTAATGAAGAGGATTTTGGACTTCCAGCATCTATAATTAATAAACCATTTAAGGATTACTCTACCCCAGAAGAATTAGCTTACAAAGCTGCTCTAGATAAATACTACAAAGAATCACCTAAATATGACGATTGGGATAAATGTGATTTTGGAGAGAATATGGAAGTATTAGGTATCCATAATTATATTTCTGAATCTACTATTTATGGAGATTGGAGTTGTACTACTTATCAAACAGAGGAGGAACCAAAAGAACTTCTAGAAAGCATTCTACGAGTTCTAAATAATAACTTTGAAAATGAGGAATATGGAGATGACGAACTCCCTATTCCTGATGAAGGTAAAGCTATAGGAGGATTCTGTGCAGATGCAGGTCTTGTAGGAGTGTTCCTACTTGATGAGATACTTGCATATAACCCTGATTGGAAATCTTGGATAGAAGAGCATTCTTGGTGTGCCACTATAATTGAAAATTTTGAGGGTGAAGTAGAGTACTATATAGATAAAGTAGATGAAGAAGCCCACATAGTAGGGACTGGAAATATTAACTTTTATACAGCACAAACAGGTATATGAAACATTATTTAATTAATTATAGTGTAGATTGGTGTGATGAATTTGATATGCCTTTCTATGAACTATTAGATGAAAATATGTATCGCATCTATATGTATGCTAAACTCAAATTAGGTAGTGCATTTACTACAAAAGGATTTGGTAGTAATGAAGCCTGGGAATATGAGATATACCAAGGTCGAGAATATGGTTTAGATTTATTACAATTTGAACCAGTAGAACTCTCTGATATAGAATATTCTGTTATTAAAAATCATCTACCAATAGGCACCTTAGATGTAATGGATGATTTACTTAACTATCTAGAAAACAGAGCAAATTTAGAAGATTCTGAAGACATATGTAAGATGACTCCCGAACAAGTAATGAAAATTATTGATGCAATTGCCAAGTGAGTTTAAGTGTGCTGGAAATACTATTAAAGTAGAATTAGTAGAAAAAACAAATAATAATAATTACGGAAATTGGTGTGATGCTACTAATACTATAACTATAGCTAAGACCATAGAACTAGAAGATAAAACTGTGGTGAAGTTGACAGAAGATCAAATAACCAATACATTTTGGCATGAACTTCTCCATTGCTTTCAGTTCTATTTTGATAATAGTTATAGTGAAGCACAATCACAAGTATATGCCAACTTTCTGTGTGAATATTTCAAATCTGTTGCTTCGGATGATGAATTTGCATAATGCCTAAAAAGAAAATAGTTGTTTCACCAGTAGTTATCGAAAAGAAACCAAAAGTTAAGTATGTTTCTAAGTTAAAGGAATATGCTGTTAATTTCGATGCTACTATAAAAATACATCAAGGAGGGTTTGAATCAGCTCTACCTTGGTGTATCAAAGTAGATAAAAGTAAATATGCTAATTTGACTGAAGCACAGATAGTAGCTAAGGTTAAAGAGGCAATTAGATTGGCAATCTTAGATAAGTGTCCTTGGGTATCTGAGATTATTTCATTAGATAATATTAAGTTCTCTCAAGAATTAATTAATAATGAAGCTAATCAAGAGCAAAAATTGTAACATTAATTACTTAGCTAAAGTAGTTAATATTAAAGTTTTTAGAAAGCATTCAAATCCAGAAGTAACTAAACTCAAGTGTTGTACTATTGATGGATTTAATATTATTACTTCAATAGATGCTGAACCTGGGCTTTATATATATTTCCCAACAGCTTGTTGTATTAATCCTGATTTTTTATCTTATGATAACTTATTTAGAAAGTCAGAGAAAAACAACGATCCACATAAAACTGGTCTATTTGAAGATAATGGTAAGGTTAAAGCCGTTAAATTAAGAGGTGAATTATCAGAAGGATTTATTGTACCTGCTGTAGAATTTACTAACTGGCTTATATCCATAACTAATAGAGATATTGAATTAATTGACGGAACTGAATTTGATACAGTAGAACATGAAGGCAAGACATTTTGGGTTAATAAGAAATTCATCGTTAAAGGATCACAGGGAACTCCTGGAGGAGGCTCAAAAAAGACACGTAAGGTTAAGAAAGAACTTGATAAGGTCATCCCTTCTCAATTTAGATACCATTATGAAACCGTTATTATCAAGAAATGTCCTAATGTAATACAACCAAATGACTTAATTAGTATTACTGAAAAAATACATGGTACTTCTCATATCTCAGCTTATGTAATGTGTCATAAAGAACTTACTTGGAAAGAGAAATTAGCTAAATGGCTCACAGGTAATAGCCTCGATATTTATGACCATCTATATGCTTCAAAGAATGTAATTAAAAATCAGTATTATAATCCTAATGTAACACCAGGATTTTATGGTTGTGATACTTGGAAGTATGCTGATGATTATCTGCGTCCATATCTTCAAAAGGGTATGACTATTTATGCAGAAATTGTAGGATATAATCCAACTGGCACATATATTCAAAAGGGATATGATTATGGTTGTGAGAAGCCTAATGCTGTTGTAGACAATTTGATATATAAGCCAGAAAAACATTTTAAAGTAAGACCTTATAGAATCACACTAACTAATGTAGATGGTGAGGTGCACGAGTTTAGTGCAAGAGAAGTACAGCAATATTGTAAATCAGTAGGACTAACTCCTGTAACTGAATATTATTATGGATATGCTAAGGATTTATATCCTGAATTAGATAGTAGGGATGAAGACTGGACAAAAAAGTTTTTGGATAAACTATCTAATGATAAGCGTTTCTATATGGAATGTAAATCACCTTCTTGTGTTAATAAGGTACCTCATGAAGGTATAGTTATTAAAAAGGAGGATATGATTGGTCACGCTTGGAAATTAAAATGTTTCAAATTCTTAGATATGTCTCAGACACATCCAGAAATGGATCTAGAGGATGAAGGTTAATTTAATTAATAAAATACGCACTTTTACCAAGCATTGGAATGAATATAATAATCCATTCTATGTTTGGTGGAAGTGCCAAGACTGGTTCCATAGACCTAACTGTCATATTTATTGTGGCAAGAAAATATGGTTCTTTGGATTACCTATAACAGATAGATATTATAATAAGATATTAGATATTAGATTTAGTGCTATTGGTTGGAAATGGAAATATGAGAGAATCGAACATGAATGGGACCCTTATATTTCTATTACTTTGTTTAAAAAGTGGCAATTGATATTTATTTTTAACTATATAACTAAAGACGATGAAGATTCTAGTACTAGAAATATAGCTACTTGGGAAGCTATGTTAGATATGGTATATAATAATAAAACTCTTTATCAGGTAGTTAATAGGCACCAATGGTGTAAATCTGTAGATAATAGAAAGGAAGTTATTACAATAAAAGATAACTTATCTTATGATGGATTCTTTGAATATTTAATAGAATATGAAAATATGCGCAATGTCTGATTTACATGGTAATCTTATCCATATACAGAAGTGTGATTTATGTTTAATTGCAGGAGATGTTGTACCCTTGAATATACAGAAAAATAGAGTAGAATCTATTGTATGGTTCTTTCAAGATTTTTTACCTTGGATTAAGGAATTGCCTTGTGAAGAAGTATATATGGTAGCAGGTAATCATGATTTTATATGTGCTTCAGAATATCCAGTAATGAAAGCCTTAGAGTATCTTTCTGATTTTAAGTTTACTTATTTACTTAATGATTATACTAATTATAGAGCTCCTGATGGTAAAAATTATAAGGTATATGGATCTCCACAATGTCACGTATTTGGGAATTGGGCATTTATGCACAGTGAGGAATTTTTAGAAGGTCTATATAGTCAAGTTCCAAATGATATAGATATATGGTTAACTCACGATACCCCAGCTTTGGGAGATTTAGATTTATTACCTCCGAGTCGATGGAGTCAAGAATCTATTCATGCAGGAGGTCAAAGTTTAGCTAAGGCTATTCAGAGAATTAAACCTAAATATGTATTTTGTGGGCATCTACATACTTGTAAAGATAAATATCTAAAGTTGGATAATACAGAAATATATAATGTTTCTATTCTTGATAATGACTATCATATTAGTTATGAACCTACATATTTGGAAATCGATTAATAAAGAAGAAGATAATATATTAGATATTTACTGTTCTAGATTCTACTTTAACTAAAATAAAAATTAACATGGAAAAGAGCGTGTTTGACAGACTACTTACAGAGTACAAAGAATTGGAAAATAAAACTACAAAGCTTAGAGATTTCTTAATTAATAAAATAGATAAGACTTCTATAGATAATCTTAATAAAGATTTATTGATAGCTCAACTCAAGGCAATGGAAGCTTATCTCACTATCCTTAGTATACGTATAGGTCTTAATCAACCAACCCAGGAAGAAAAACAATTAGATGAAGCTAAAGCACTAGCTAAGTCCACAATTAATGAATAAAAGAATTATTTTTTCTGACAAGTCTGACTCTCTACTTCAGAGTTATTTTCGAGATATATCTAAATATAAAATATTAGATAATGAAGAAATAAACAAGCTAATTGTTGAAGCTCAAAATGGAGATGAAAAGGCTAGAGAAAAAGTAATTACTTCTAATTTAAGATTTGTAGTAACTATAGCTAAGCAGTTTCAAAATAGAGGTATTCCCATTATGGATTTAATATCCTCAGGATTGGAAGGTTTATGTAAATCTGTAAATAAATTTGATCCAACTAGGGGTGTTAAATTTCTTAATTATTCTGCTTGGTGGATAAAACAATGTATTTATACTACTATATATTGGTATGGTCGTGAGATTAGATTGCCAGTAACTCAACACTTAAAAGTAATTCAAATATTAAGAGCTACTAATGAGTTTATTAAAAAGAATGGTAGAAATCCAACTACAAATGAATTACATACTTTAACTAATATCCCTGAAAAGCAAATAGACTATTTGGCACAATTTTCTAACAGATTAGTTAGTGTCGATGACTTTATTGGTGGGGATGAGGAAAATAGTCAAGTATGTGATGTGATACCGGACGGAGAGCCTTCTCTTGACGAACAAGTTAATAAAAGCTTTATTAATAAGGAACTATGCAAATGTCTAGATATACTTCCTGTCAGAGAACATGATATTATTATTATGTTATTTGGCATAGGAATGAATCCTATGTCCAAGCAAGAAGTAGGAGATATGTTTGGCATTGGTGTTGAAAGAGTTAGACAAATAAAAGAAAAAGCTTTAGATAAAATAAGAAAAAGATGCAATTTACAGTTATCTAAATTAATATAATGATATCTAAGGAAGAATTTCTTAATGGGAATTGGTGGCTAGTTATTGCTAGATATCCAGTTGCTTGTGATGCTTCAATAAATGAAGTAATTGAAAGTGATGAAGACCCTACATTGGAACTGAGTTATGCAAACGAATTAAGCGATGAGTGTATTAACTCATTTGGCTATTTAGATAGTCCAGATATAGACGAGGATAATGAAGATCAATTTGAAGATTGGTATGAACAGAAGCTTGAAGATATAGAACTTGAAGCTATAAAGATAGATGAAAAGGTAATAGATGAATATGGAATAGAGTGGTTAAATAACTATTTAGCATGACAGAAAATTATCCAGCAGGAGCTTATAATGACCCAAGTGCACCTTGGAATGAACCTAATGATAGAAATATTACTGTAGAAGTAAATGTTGAATTAGGTACTTTTGTAGATATTACCATTCCTCAGTATAAAGAAGGTAGGCATTTAGTTATTAATGAAGAAGAATTAAAAGAAGCTGTAGAAGAAGCTATAAAAGACAAATTAAATATTGATAATGAAGATATAGTTCTAAATAATTTAACTATTTGTAATTATCAATGATTTATTTAGTTAGTCATAATAAAAGTTTATTTCAAACTGATAAATATATAGAAGCGACAATGAAGCAGGCAATGTCTGTTTTATTGCCGCTTAAACTATGTCAGTTAGATTCAGAAACTAAAGGACTTGATTGCCATACTAAAGCTTTATTGACTATACAGTTAGGTAATAGAGATAATCAAGTAGTTATTGATTGGACTACTCTAACTCCAAAAGAAAAGCAAATAGTTAAAAACTACCTAGAATCAGATAGACTGTTTCTTGGATGGAATTTAATGTTTGATTTAACCTTTTTATATGTTCAAGGTATTTATCCTAAGCATATATGGGATGGTATGATAGCAGAACAGCTCTTATATCTAGGGTATCCAGCTCAAATGCGTGAAAAGAGCTTGAAAGCAGCTGCATGGAATTACTTAAATATTAACATTGATAAAACTGTTCGAGGTAAAATTGTTAATGATGGTTTAACTACTGAGGTTGTTATTTATGCAGCAGGAGATGTTACGTATATAGAGGATATAAAAGAAAAACAAGATATTGAAGTAGAAAAACAGGGAATGAAACTTGCAGTAGAGTTAGAATGCGAATTTGTTAAATCCCTTGCTTACTTTAAATATTGTGGAGTTCATCTCGATATTACGAAGTGGAAAGCTAAAATGACTAAAGATCAAGCTAAACTTGATAAGGCTATTTCAGAATTAAATGCTTGGGTAGTAGCTTGGGATAAAGAAAATCCTCATAATGGCTATGATATTCAATATCCTGAACTTAAATATCCAAAGTATTCTGCAGATTATCCTGCTGAGGTAAAGAGACTAATTAAAGATGGATATAAAAGGTTCCCTCAGGAAGACTTACAAACTCCTGATGGTAAGGTTGATGCTTATAAGAAAGTAATTAAGAATCAGTTTACACGAATTGATACTCAAGGTGACTTATTTACAGGATTTGATACTGAACCTAAATGTGTAATAAATTGGAGTAGTCAAAAACAAGTAATACCTCTATTTGAGTTACTTGGAATTAATGTGGAGACATTTGACAAAAAGACTAAACAGAAAAAGAAGTCTATTGAGGCAAATGTTTTAAAGCCTCAAAAGAATGATTTTCCAATTATTCCTATATTTTTGGAATATCAAGAAGCCGCTAAAGTCGTATCTACTTATGGGCAAAACTGGTTAAATGCAATTAATCCTAAAACTGGTAGAATACATGCAGATTTTCATTCTATAGGTACAGATACTGCAAGAGTTAGTTCTGGTGGAGGTGTTTGGAAACTAAATATGCAAAATCTACCTCACGATCCAGAAACTAGAGCATGTTTTACATCCGAAGAAGGTAATGCTTGGTTATCTGCTGATTATCAAAGTCAGGAATCTCGTATTATTGCATCTGTCTCTAAAGATGAGAAGATGATAGACCTATTTGAACATGGTTGTGGTGATGTTCATTCTCTGGTAGCCTACATGAGTTATCCTAATATAATTCCAAGAGACACTAAGATTGAGGATATAAAGAAACTCTATCATAATTGGAGACAGAAAGCTAAATCTATCGAGTTTGCTATTAATTATGGAGGAGACTATAATACTATCTCCAAAAATGATGGTATTCCTGTAGAAGAAGCAAAAGAAATTTATGATAATTTTATGGAAGGTTTTCCAGGAATAAAAAGATATCAAGATTATTGCAGAGCAGCTGTTATGAGAGATGGTTATATATTACTTAATCCCCTTACTGGACATAGAGCACATATTTATGATGCCGAGGAGTTAAAAGAGACTCATAACAAGATGCAGGAACCTGGATTTTGGGAATATTATCAGAATGCAAGAAAACGCAATCCACAGGATGAGATTGTACAAGAAGTAAGACACTATATGCAGCGTAAAGCAGCTTCTGAGAAACAATCTATTAATTACCGTAAAATGTATGCGGCGTAGATAAGTAATTATCTACTGTAAATTGGGTGAATTGCAGGAAGGTCTAATATTAGAATAATCTGCAGCCAAGCTTATGAATCAAGTAAAAGTAGTAAGAAGGTTCAGAGACTAAGGATTGAGTATTGAAGCAATAATATCCTATAAGCGCCCAATATCCCTATGGGATAATGAAATAGTCCAAACATTGATACAAAATAGAGGAGCAATGTGCTTTAAACTATCTTCTATTAAACTATTTAATTGGATTGTGGATCATAAGCTAATAGATAAGGTAAAGATGTGTGTACCAGCTCATGATGAATTCAACTTGGAGTGTCCAGCAGCAATTAAAGAACAAGTGGGTAAAGTGTTGATTGATTGTATGATAGCCGGAGGTAAACCATTCTGTCCTAATGTATTTTTAGGGGCAGATATAGATATAAATGACCATTGGGTTCACTAATAATTAAATAATTATGAAGTTAAAAGGAACAGTTGAAGTTGAGGAAACTTATTATAAAAGAAGTTTAGAATTAGCATTTACAGATTATCTAGAAGAAGATACACGAACCCCTAAATTATTTAGGGACTGTATAATAGATAGACTAATTGAAGATTTTGGATTAGATATTACTTTAGATGAAGAAACTATTGCACAAGCAGTAGAAGATACAAAGAAACTTATAACTGAAATTCTAAAGAGTGTTTAATGATTAAATTAGCTAATAATATTGGATGGAATAAAAATTGGAAAGATGCATATTTTTATGAGAAAGGTATAATTGTAAGTATGTTTACAATTGTATTAATGATATTATTTTTAATCTTTGCCAGTATAATATGAACTATGAAGTTATTATGACATACAAGTGCATAGGTAGAATAAGCCGTGTATACGAAGTAGATGCAGAATCGAAAGAGGATGCCATTAAATTAGCTTCATCTGGAAAAGGGTATAATGGTGAAGACATAGATAGTATTGATATAGTAGGTGAACCAGATATTATTGTAGAAGAAAATGAGTAAATTAATCATAACAAGAGGTCTTCCAGCAAGTGGGAAGTCTACATGGGCTAAGCAATGGGTTCTTGAAGACCCTGAACATAGAGTTAGAATTAATCAAGATGATATTCGTCTTATGCTTGGTAAATACTGGGTTCCTAGTAGAGAAAAATTAGTACAAGAGATACAATTTGATGCAATAGTTGAAGCATTATGCAGAAAATTTGACGCAGTTATCGATAATACTAATTTAAATAAAAAAGTCTTAGAGAAGTTTGACCGTTTAATTAAAACTTTTGAAGATTACGAAATAGAATACAAAGACTTCTTTGACACTCCTTTATCTGTATGTATTGAGCGTGATAAAAATAGAGAGTTACAAGTTACAGAAAAAGTTATTAGAGGTTTTTATAACAATTATAAAGATATGTATCCTTTAAATGGTAATTAATTATGGAGGTTATAGTAACAGAAATTTATAAAAACGCAAAAGAATTACTCTATAACACACCTACAGAGGGTAATAAAATAGAGATAGAAAATGAAGAAGCAGTAATTGAGGCAATTCGAGGCAAAATATGTTTATTAGTAAGTAATGCTCCAAAACCTTGTGGCAACACATTTTATTTAAGTCTATCTCAAGAAGATCGTATCGTATTATTTAATTGGTTAAAGAATGGTAATAAATTAGATCAATTAATTACATATAATTTATGGTGTGTAGGTAAAAATTACTTTTATTTATAATTAAATGACAATAGATAATTTTAATGCAGTGGCTCCCTGGTTTGACAATCTCTCAGACCAGGGAGATTTCTTCTTTGTACAAGTAATGCAAAGAAATAAAGAAAAAAATAATGTAAGTAGTAGTGGCTATGTAATTAAAGACTATCATTTCTTTGATAAAGAAACCTTCTTATCTAAGAAAGAAGAAATTACTACTTTGTGCAAAGCCTTTAATGCTAGAGCTTATTTTTGGATAAACCCTAGAAATTGTAAAGAAGTACAATATGAAATAATCAGGGAAGCTCTAGAGGCTATAGAACTGGGAACTCATAAATTATTTAAATGTGTATCTAGGGCTCTTGGCAGAAAACGGTGTAATAAGTATAAATCTAAATGGATATTAGATTTTGATACTAAGGATTGGAGTCTTATAAATAAGTATTTAGATTTAGTTAGAAAATGTAGACCTAATGTAAATAAAATATTATATTATGTTCCTACAGTAAATGGTATTCATGTAATTACTCTAGGATTTGATTTAGAGCAATTTAAACAAGAATTAGCTATAGCTAAATTAGATAATATAGATATACATAAGGATAATCCAACAATTCTATATTATTCAAATGAGTAAAAAATTATGGATAGCTCGAGATTCTGATTATATAACGTATGATTACCCCAATGATGACTATGGTCAAAAGCATAAGGGTAAGTTACATATATTTTATGATACACCAGAATTAGAACTTAAAGAGGATAATCCAACAAAGTATTGGGGTTGTTCTAGGAGATATTGTTGGGGATGTGCTAGGGAATTAGCAATAATTCCTAGCTATATGTACCCTGAAATAGAACCTTGTACTTGTTGGCAATTAGATAATTTAATTAAATATAAAGATCAAAATTTTATGAATTATGAAATTATAGGAAATGCCTGATAAATTAGGAGTCTCGATAGTTAAATATTTGTGTCCGATTTGTGGCAAGGAAGCAGACAATGGAATTATTATGAACTCTTTGCTTACTGAGGAAAATGCTAAAGAAGTAGAGAAGTTACATAATAAGGCTATTGGATATGCCGACCATGCTTGTAAAGAGTGTGCTGCCTATAAGGATAAAGCTGTATTTTTTGTAGGTATAGATGCTTCTAAATCTACTAAAACAGACCCTTATAGAACAGGACAAATTGTTGGTGTTAAAAAAGAAGCTGAGATTGCTGAACATTGTAAGAAGTTTATTCAAACATTGTCAGATGGTTCTCAGTATTGTTTAATAGATAATGAAGTAGGAAAGACAATAGGGTTATGGTAAAATCAATGAATCCTCTACTACTAGATCCAGTTAGAGTATACGTTGGTAAATTAAAAAGTACAATTCAAAGTTTAGAACATAAAGTTGATAACTTTAAGAAGTATGATGCTAATCGAAAAGTTTATTATAGTAAAGCTATGCAGCGTCTTGGTGAACTAGAATCTTGGATAGATGAAACTGATCCAGAATTTAAATTACGAGGCAAAATACAATCTCAGAAGCAAACTATAACTAACTTGAGTGCCCTGATTAAAGCATCTAAACTTGAAGTTCCAGAAGACTTTGATTTAGCTAAAGCCAAAGTTAAAATACTTGAATTACAGAAAGAGGTAAAGGCTTTGACTAAGCAAAATACAAGTCTAAAAGCTTCTGTTTCTGAATTAGTGTATAAATTAAATAATCAATCTTAATATGAAGTTAATTAAACAGTCATTTGAATTTATCAATCAAACAGATTTCTCTTTAGTGGGAATCAAAAAGCATATTGAAAGATGCGCACGCGTAAGTTACAAAAGCGAAAATAAGATTACAGATACCTCTTATGAGAAATTTGTAAATATGCTAGAATCTAGAGGGCATGATAGACCTCTTGAGTTTGGTACCGTCTATCTTACATTACGTGGAGATGATAAAAATGCACTACGTAATATTTTTATATATGCAGAAAATCCTTGGACTAAAATACGTAAACAAATTATTAAAGCAGAATATGATCCTAACGTACATGTTGTGTTGAACCATGTCACTACTAATTATAGAGTTATAGTAGAAAATCATTTAGAAGAAGATTTAAAGTATCTTTGTGAGCCTACAGAGTATCACTATAAAAGATACACAATTCACATGATTCTTGACCGTGGAGTTATGGACGAGTTTAGAACTCATGTAGGATTGTCTCACTTAGCTGAAAGTACTCGTTATTGTAATTACTCCAAGGATAAATTTGGCAATGAGATTACCTTTATTAAACCATGCTGGTGTAATATTCCTGAAGGAGACTATGGTACGCCAGATTATATTCCTGATAGGCTACCTCGTATAGGAGCGACGGAATCAGGACTTATTGACGCTCTTCAATATGCAGAATATTACTATTTCTTTCTTTTATCTGAAGGATGGACACCTCAGCAAGCTCGTTCTGTACTTCCTCTAGGCATTAAATCTGAACTTATCTCTTGTGGATTTAAAGATGCTTGGGAAAACTTCTTTAAGAGAAGAGATGCTCCTGATGCTCATCCTATGGCTCAAGAAATAGCTAAGCCGATGCATGAAGAATTTTTCAAATTAACTAAAGTGTAATAATTATCTTAGTTATAATATATATAGTATCAGTTATTGGGGCTATTCTAACTATTAGATATGATTCATATTTTAATGAAGATAGTAATGTACTATTTATAGTATTTTGTCCCATTGTAAATAGTGTTGTTAGTATTATAGACCTGTTTGCTTATATAATATATAACTCAGAAAAACTTAACAAAAAATTGTATAAACTAATTACATATAAAAAGAATAATAAATGAATTTTTTAGATAAAAAAGTAGAAGAGATTCTTAAAAATCATCCTAGTGATGAAGATTTCTTTAATCACTTGGATGATATGATTCGTGGACACAAGAGTATTATTGATGCTACCTGGGATAAGTTGGTTCAATGGTGTTATGACGAGCATTTATGGGTAAATAGAGGCATTCCTACATTTGGTTGGAATGGTCTAATTCTCACAGGTGCCTTTGGAAGAGCAGTATTTAATTACATGCCTTATGAGATACGTAAAACCTTTGAGCAAGTAATATTAGTTAATGGAGGATTGCGACAAGAAGACACTAAAGCACAAATATTAGTTAACCAAATAGATGTTGATGAATTTATCTTATTTGACGACTCTTTTTATTCAGGTACTACTAGAAATAAAATAGAGGAAGCCCTCAAAGAAATTCGTCAAGGTTGTAAAATCATTCAGACTGTGTGTATTTATGATGGTGGTAAAGACCCTAATGTAACTTCTTTATACAAATATTATAAATGATAGAACTAGTATCAATATCAAATATATATGGGGATTGTACTTCTGATTATGAGATAATCCATTCCCCTTTAGATACTGTTGGTGATATTATAGATCACGCTACAGAAAACGATGAATGGGGCAATTTCGTAATTAATGGTGAAAGGTTTTATTCAGGTAAATATGTTATTATGAATGTGCCTGAAGAAATTCGAAGTAAACATATACGAAATGCTAACTGTAGTGGAGGTTGGGGAAACATGAACTATTATATAGAAACTTATTAAAGGAATTAAATGGGTAAAAGAATTCTTTATACTTGTGATTTCTGTGGCTCTACTATAGATTTAGATAAGCAAGTAGGAATCTTAGATTATTGCAGTGCAGTAAACTCTATAGATGAGAGGTGGACACTCAATAGGCGTAGATATATATGTGATAAATGTCTCGAAAAAATTTCATTATTTTTAAGCAAATGAATCAAATAGGTAAAATAGAAAAATCTTATTCTTATACTATTCCAGATGGTCCTCATAAAGGAGAGACTCTTTGGAGTGGTAGATATTGTGCAGTTAGTTGTGTGGTATTAGCTAAAGAAAAAGATGGTAAATGGTATGTATTAATTAATAAAAGAGGTAAAGGAACACCTGATGACCAAGGTAAATGGAATATGCCATGTGGATATTTAGATGGTGGAGAATCCGCTACTGAAGCATGTTCTAGAGAAGTTGCTGAAGAATGTGGGGTTAATATTCCTTCAGAAGCTTTTGCATTAATTAACGTGGAGACTGACCCTAAAAAGTGTAATAAAGGTAATGTTACTTTAAGACATTTATGTATCCTAGGTCTTAGAAAACATATTGGTAAACTTCAAGAAGGCGGGGAGAAAGATGAAGTTGATGGAATTAAATGGTTGCCTATAGAAGAAATTCCTAATTATAACTGGGCATTTAATCATAAGTCAACTCTTTTAAATGAGATTATACCTAAATTAGAGGAGTATTACCATAATTATGTACTGGATACAATAAAAGTAACTTATGAATAATTAAATATTTAGATTAGTATTAATAAGATCAATTATTTATTTTTTAAAGTATATTGTTATATGAACTCATTACAGGATTTATTTGGTCTTTCTTTTAGCTCTAAGTTGAATAGTATTCAGTCTTCTTTTCAGACTGCTCACGATAAAGCAGTTACTTTAATCTCCAAAATGAATGATAAGATTTCAGAAAAAGAAGAGGAAGTAAAGAAGATTCAGTCTGAAATTAAAGACATCGAGAATATCAAAGCTCAGGCAAATAAATTTGTAGGTAATCTTAAGAGTATCTTGGTATAATGTATAAGGTTAAGGAGACTTTTGAATATCTTGTAGATAATTACAATGACTTCTGCTCAGTACATGATGCTTTAGAAATGGATACAAGTATGCCTTGCCCTTGTTGGGATGGAAGTAAAGTTCCTATAAATGAAAAAGGAGAAGAGGAGTGTATTCCATGGGGTAATAGTATTATCGAAGTCGTAAATAATGCTATATCTGTAAATAAAGATACCCTTTTACAATTAATTAGAGACTCTGAAAAATTAGCTGCTCTAGAAGCTGAAGGGGTTGATAATTGGGAAGGTTATAACTTAGCTATAAGAGAACTTAATACTAGTTATCAAAAGGATGCAATAACTGATGAAGTATTAATTAAACAATATTGTGAATGATTGATTTTGAAACTAAAAAAGTGCTGTTCATTGATTTGGACGGCACTTTAATTAAGACTATTTCAGGTAAAACATTCCCTGAAGATATTACTGATTTTAGAATACAGCTTCCTGTATTGGACAAGATTATTGAGAAAATACCTAATTTATTCTATTTTTTCATTGTAACTAATCAAGGCGGTATAGAAAAAAGATATGTTGATGAAGATGAATTTATTAATAAAATAAATGCTATTCTTACATTTTGCAGTGGGTATTTAAGTGATAAGTTAGATAGAGCAGATATTTTTGATTCTTATGAATATTGTCCATTTGAGAACAAAATTGACTTCTACAGAAAACCAAATGTAGGAATGCTGGAAATTCTAAAAGAAGATTGCAAAGAATGTTCTAAGGATTCTATGATAATGATAGGAGATGCTTCCGGTAAACCTGGAGATTTTTCAGATTCAGATAAGAAGTGTGCTGAGAACTTTGGAATAGATTATATTGATGTTAGAGACTTTTTGGAATTATGAAATTAAGACTAGACGAATATTACGCAATAATTAGTGAGGAATGGGAAGATATTGAAAGCTATATGCCTGAAGATATGGCAGAAGAATTTGAAAGATTTCGTGAATCCCATACCCAAGACGAAATTTGTAATTATTTAGATAACTTATATTCACATATAGAAATAATAAATACACACTATTGTACTAATTATTTTGACTTAGAAAAGTCTTATATTAATTATACTGCTATTATAAAGATTGAAGATAAATATTATTCTTTCGATTGGTATTATACTTGGTATTGGACTTTTAAAGACCAAGTAGATGCAGATAAGGATTTAATAGAAGTATTTCCAAAGGAAATAACCGTAACTGAATATGAATCAAAATAATTCTTCAGAGTTTTATGAAGCCAGTACTGCAGAATTCATTGAGAAATTTATTTATATAAATAAAAAACCAATGAGATTGAATAATAATCAAAAGAATTTAATTAAAATTTTAATCAATTAATAACTATATTAAGTATGGACGAGTATGGATTTGTGAATAATTTAGATTTAGCTAAATCAATATTAATTATGTACTTCTCTAATAAGTTTATTTTGGAACGTGAATTAGTTACTAAGATTAAAAATGAATTAGTAGAAATTGAAGGGAGCTTTACATTCATTAATCCTGATGGTTACTATTATTTTGGGGGTCCAGATCAAATGGACGGATATGTAATTCGGGAATTAGAAGGATGGTTAAAAGAATACAAGGAAATTAGTGAAGGCGATTCACATTTGATGCTTAACTGGCTGAATAAACTCGATGTAGTATTCTATGAGATTGAAGGTGAACTTAAATGCTTTGTTCTAAGTGAATTTGATTAAGAAATGAAGAAATTAAATATTTCTCCAGAATTTTGGGCTCTTCTTATAGGAATAAATGTAGGTATAATTATAAAGGTATTTATTGACACAATTTTAAAATGGTTAAATATACAATAGAAGAAGCAAAACATATTTGGGTAACTTCAGATACTCATTTTAATCATGCTAATATAATTAAATATTGTAATCGTCCATTTTCCTCAGTGGAAGAAATGAATGAAACTATAATAGCAAATTGGAATAAAGTGGTTTCTCAGGGTGATACAGTCTATCACTTGGGAGATTTTGCTTTAGGTGATAAATCACTCATCCCCGATTTTATAAGACGTCTAACTGGACATATAAGCTTTATTATGGGAAATCATGATAATTTGAATATTATGAAAAGTTTTGAGACTCCTTTTAGATGCGAAACAGTATCTTGGGAAGAAGTAATTAGGGTGGAAAAGAAAACTATAATTCTTAACCACTTTCCCTTTGGTTCTCTACCAGATCCAGCTACTAATCGTCCCATAATTCAATTACATGGTCATGTACATAGTACACCAGATAAGCCATGGAATTATTTCGATAATCAGTATGATGTGGGTGTAGATAATAATAATTTCACACCTGTAAATCTGGCAGAATTATTAGATAAAATTCATTATAAAGCACATATCAAATAATGCAATTAATAACTCCTGAATATATAAATAATAATCTTGATCTTTTTAAATATTTACAAAAGATTGGAATACTTCCAGATGATTCTAATGTAAGAGATAAAAATATTGGAGAAAGTAACTATTCTAAGTCTATAATTCAGCCTTGGTCTGTATGGCAAGATTGGAAATTAAATCCTTGGGATGCTGATATAGTTAAGCGTATATATAGAACTAAAGTATTACAAGGAAAGACTGAGAGTGAAGCTAGAATAGAAGACTATGAAAAGATTATTCATATATGTCAAGAGAGGATAAGACAATTACAAAATAATTAATATGAAAAAGTTAGATAATGGAAATCTCTATACTAGAGATGAATTTAGAGAGCGCGTTGAGAATGGATTGTTTATAGATTCTGATGGTGAAGGACAGTATTCTAATGAGAATGGAGATTGGACAGGTAAATGGTTATCTCCTTCTTCCTTTACATTGGATGAGATTAACAACAAAAATATGGAATATACGCATGTAATATGGTATAATAAATAATAATTAAGGGTAGTATGTTGGCGTAAAGCTGGCATACTACCCTATTTTTTTACTTTATAGGGGGTGAGTTAGCAAATGCTAGCTTGCCCCTATTTTTTTAATTTATGTGTGATATATGATACTTATTACAATAAGTACACTAATAAATAGTATAAGTATCTAGATGCATCTTTTTGAGATATTTCTCAGCTAAATCTGTAGTATCGAATGTCATTTTAGTTTTACCTAATTTATTATAATGACATCTAGGATATTTAGTAGATAAATTGTCTCTAGGTTTCATATTAGTGTATTTAATCTTCTTGTAAAGACTAATTAATGCAATTAAGTATTGGTCTCATCTAGCGTGCTGCAGAGAAGGCACTGCATAGAGTCTATTCCCAATTTTTATCTCCAGTTATAAGACTCCAACCATTACTTAGCTAATTAGTTGCATAACTAATAGAGAATGGATTCCAATCCCCTACAAAGCCAAACAAAGAGTCTATCATGTTAAAATCTAGAGCTGAATTTCTTACAGTCTTAGCTATTAGACTTAAGGCTGTTGCAGCCATAGCATCTCCAATCTGTGCAGATTTTTTAGCCTTTTTAATTTCTTCATCAGCTAAATCCCCTAATAATCCACCTAGTAAAGAGCCAATAAGTAACATACCGAGTAAGTCACTAACTATCAACTTCATGTTCTACTTATAAAGTTTCTATAAGTCTTCGTCAGTTCTATCTAACTTCTCTTGCCAAGCAGCTTTAAGATTTCCCTTATGTCCTATAGTTCTTTTAAGTACATCATATAAGGTTATAAAAGCGCCTTCTTCAAATCTACCCTTCCATTGCATAAAAGGTACTTCACTAGCTCTAGGATCTCCCTCTTCTACAGGCATTGAGGAGTTATCAATATCTCCATTTTCATTTTTAGAATAATAACATTTTTTACCATTAGGACTTATCATCTAGACCCATTTACCCTGTGCTTTAATACCTCCAGGAGCAAGATACTAATTCTTTTTACCAGACCAATATGTTTGCATTTGCATCATAAGACCCCCTAAGAATGTAGATTGCCACAATGACTTCTTGGAACTATCATAATATCCATACATGGTATCTCCAATAGCTTTCATAGATTCAGACTCTTTATTAGAATACGCTTTAGGTAAATTTGGATTATCTAAATCTATAGTATATAATGAACCATCAGCATTTCTAGCATTCTCCCTCACTAACTACTAAGCAGTAGCTAAGAATAAGGCTTTTGCTTTATTATATTCAGGAGAACCCTTTGGCTTATTAAATAACGCCTCAAATCTCTTATCCTTTTTAATATTGTATATTAAGTTACCATTGGCATCTACTGAATGAGCTTCATAACTACCATCTTCAAGCATCTATGCTGTGAATATTGACATTCTATTATAGAAGTCAGGACGAGAAGACCAATAATATGCAATTCTGTCAAAGAAATTAAATAGACCATGTTTATTAGTACTATTATTTTGAGCAAATGAGGCAGCGTCCATATCATTTATACCATAAAGAGCATTACATCCTTCTATTACAGAATTTGTTTCACTATGATTAAATAATTCTTTATATACTATACCCATAGCTTTACGCATATTAGAAAAACTAAATGTTTCTTTACCATCAGGTTTAGTTATAACTAATTTAGCAGCCTTCCAAATACCTTCTAGACTCTAATAAGACATTTGTAAAGGTGAGAAAGCTAATGCCATCCAAGAAGCACTTTTCTATAATATTCCAGTAGCACCTCTTAAATGTCTTAACTAAGGATTATCTATGGCTAATTTATTTATTTTATTTTGAACATATTCTTTAATATATTTCTCATCAGAAGAATAGTCTACTCCCTAATTATTACCCATTACTGCTAAGGATATATAAGCAGCCTTAATTAAAGGCATTCTATCTTCCATGGCTTGTTGAGTAGCATACGCCATCATATGGGCACCTAATATCTTTTCAATATCAGTCTCGAAACAATTAGATCCATATTTTCCCTACAGATGTTTAATTAAATCTAATCTGCCAGGACCACTTCCCTAATCCATAGTATTTATTACTTTAAATACTTCACCGTCAATACTTTGCTACTAATCTATTTCATCAGATAAATATTTAGATTGTATATCTTTTAAAGTATTTTGAATTCTCTCTTTAAAAGTTGCTCCATTATCTTTGCTAATTAAAGGTCTCATTTTACTTTTTAACCAACCTAACCATCCGTCTGCATTAATTTTAGATGCGGCATCAGCCCTTATTAAAGGAACCTAAAAGAAATCTGGATCATTTGCTTCTATTTTATCTTTAATAACTTCAGGAGTCCAATCTGGATGTTTATTTTTAGCTATTTCTGTTAATGCCCATTTTAAAAACTCTTTTTTATGTTCAGGTAGAGAATTATCTTTCCAAGGATTTTTAAATTTAAAGTCACCATCGGTATCATAATAAGTCATATCATTATAGAGAGAAGCCTAATTACCAAATCCGTACTCACTGATAACTCCATAGTTTTCGCCTCTTTTTAACTCTCGTACTTTTTCAGACAGTGCATTAAGTCTTTTAATTGACATATCTCGAGTATTCTGATAACCATCAAGAGCTAACTAAGTTACCTAATTAAGGAGTCTATTACCAAAGTTACCTGGGTTATCTATCATATTTCCAGACATACCATTCTCTAAGATATTTAAACTATCTAAGAAGGAACTATGTGCTTTTGTTTCCTATCTAATATCAAAACCATTAAGTTCAGCAATAGCTCTAAGAGTCATTTGATACATCTATTTAGTATATTGCTAGTCATAATTCTGTACTTCGGAATATATACTTTTACCCTTATTTTCTCCTCTAGTTAAAATATCTTTATTCATTCCAAAGTCCTTCTCCAATTTGGTTTTAAGCTAATTAAGAGCTTCAAGACTCTCTTCTACATTATTAGGTTGCAAGGAACTTTGTAATTCAGTCATAGCAGGTTTAAATTTGCTAAACTCTTGAGCTTGCCATCTATCGTTAACTCTATCCATTATATCTGCATACTCAAGGTAAGCCCTTTCTGCTAGAGATAATAATTTAATAGTACCATCCTATTTAAACTAATCTTCTCCATCTATATTAAAAGTCTTTCTAAGTTTTCTCCAGTTATAAAGCAACTCTTTATTAGAATTAGTTTCGGCTCCCTAACCAAATACTGGATTAAGAACACTTATATTTCCTAACTAAATAGACTTATTAAACTGAATATTATTTAAAACTGCCATAGCTTCCATAAGTTCTATATTACCATTAGTAGCTTTAATAATTAAACTGTCTGACTTAGAATTTTCTCCTAAATCAGCTTCTTTTGCTCCGACAATATTCTATCTACCCTTTCCCCAGGAATGCTAAAAGGATAAATCCGCTGAACTAATTTTAACTACCTCTACTAAGTCATTAGCCTTGTTATATAAAAATATCATACCAAACTATTCAGCAATATCTTGTGCATGACCTTCCATTACCTCCCAAGATTTACTACAATATTTAGATAGTCTTGTTTTAGTCCAATCACTCATAGAATTAGGTAACTAAATCTATCTAGTGTCTTCAGCTTGTGCCTATTTAAGTGCCCTCTTAATTTCCTGAGTTCTCTTTAAGCTACGTTCTCTCTAGCCTGTAAAGAACTTTTTAACTTTATTAAATAATTCAGCTTCTGCCCCTTCTTTCTACTTTACCGATATAGTCTTAGTCCATCCCTTGGGCTTAAACTCTAAAGAACCAGCTTCCTTATTTTCATGGAAACCTCCCTAGCCATCAATCATCTTTTTTATCTATTCATCAGTAGCTACATTACCATGCTCAGGAAAACAAGTTTTCATCAAGTCAGTTACATTTTCTGTAATTTTACTAGAATCTCCATCTAATAACAATGGGGCTTCTATATATTCATCAAGGTTATTAGCTATATAATCTCTATTAGCTCTATCAGTTATTGATTCTAATAAATTACCACCAGGTACTACATCATCATAAGTCCATTTACCATTTTCTTTTCTAAAGTTATTTAGTTTAAGTGGTATAATATTTAAACTTGTAGCAGTAGTATTAAATCCATGTCTTCTAAGCATTCTCTCATAAGTACTTAACTAGTAAGTAAATGTAAGTTTTTTAGCTTCTGCAAAATTATCATAATCTTTAGGAGAAGTTTTGTAATCCATAATATGAGGAATACCATCTTCATCAATAACTAATAAGTCCAAACGACCTAGAATACTTAAATCATCTCTGCCTTCATACTCATGATTTAATTTGGCACTAACAGTAATTTCAGGATAAAATATACATTTTTTACCATACTAACTCTATAACTAATCCCTTAAATTTCTAGCTATTTCTAATATACTATTAATTTTATCATCAGTCATTTCATCAGTAATAATTCCTTTATTACGCATATATTTAATACTCTTAGCTAAATGCATAGCTCCCTGATTTCCTTCCCATAATTCATATCGATACTTAGGATTCCCATCAGAATCTTCACCTATTCTAGCAAAGTAACTCTACATAATGGCATGAATATCATCACCATATTTAGCCTAGTGTTTCCATTTATCTTCCATTATTTTACGGAAGTTATTCTATTCAGCAGTTCCAAAATCATCCTTTAGAGAACCATCCGCCCTACGCCAATCCCCTTGATTTCCTAATTCTACAGGCTATACTTTAGAATCGTCACCATCAAAAAATGCATCAATTTCATCTTTTGAATAAACTCCCTAACTCCAATTTAAGTATTGTTTAGCCCAATATTCAGTAGTAAATGTAGGCACCCAAAGATTACCTTCATCATTTCTCTAATCCATTAAAAACTCACTTACACCAACATAAGGGCGAGTCATTTTTAATATTTCTTCTGAATCTATAAATGATGCATTTTTCTTAGCTTCAGCATATTTTTTATTTAGTTCCTCTGCCTCTTTATTGATGCCATCAATTTTATTCTGTGCAGATAGCTATCTTTCAGTCATAGAGAACACCAAGTCTCCATACTTACTTTCGTATATTTGTTTTTCTAATAGAAAATCATCTAACTGCTATATAGACTAAAACTGTTTTCCTTTATAATTATAAGTACATTTCATACACAATCTTCTCTTAAATCACCTTTTTTCATTAAATCTGATTTAGTATTAGCTAATACTCTATGCAAAGCTGCATCATCTAGGCTTCCATAAAAACTTGTTTCTAACATCTAGGAATTTACAGTTTCTACTAAATCAGCTAAAGACATTCTATATAACTTAGAATCAGGAATACTTTTTACACTATACTAACCCATAAGTGCAGTATCTAATAGTCTCTTCATGTTATAATGTAACTCATTAATAACAGGTTCATCTAACTATTCAATAATGCTAGATTCCCCTTCTAGATATTTAGACATTTCTGTAACAAATAATTCTTCCATATTATCATTTATAGCTCTATTTGGATTTTGCTCCATAAACTAATTAAATGTTGGAAAATTCTAAGCTTGTTGTACAATTCCATAATAAAGATCGGGATTCTTAAATCTAATAGAACCTAATAACATATGAGTCATTTCATGTATAGGAGCATCTGCTCTTGCATGGTCTGTATTTATATACACATCACCATTATAAATAAAAGCATTAGCTGTCTAAATTTCAGGTATTCCCTACCATTTATCACCAGTTAGCTCTTTATCTGAAATGGTATGTAATTGTACTCCATACTATTTTTCTAACTTATTAAATAGCTAATTAAATACTCCCTACATATTAGGATTTCTATCTACCTTATGTTTTTCCTATTCTATCGTTTTGTATTCAGAAGGTCTATCTTTTATGTCAACTAGAGCTTCTTTATACAAAGGAATTATATTTATATCTTTATCTTTATAGGTATCATTTAAACTAACATTAGCTTCTTCAATACTTGATGTATTAGTAGAAGACATGATATTATCTATAGATGTTGAGCTATTACTATCTAGATGCAGTTTATTAATTATATGTTGAGAAGAATCAACATTTGGAATTTCATCTAGATTAGGTAATCTCCCATACTTATTCATAAATCCATTGCAAAATGGATAAAATATAGATTCAGGAATACCAGACTAAGATAGCTTAGTCCGATATTCTAAATCTTTAATTAAACAATTATCCACAATTTATTATACTATTTAATTCTGATTCAATCTATTCTTCATTAATTACTGTAGTAAATCCATCTGTTCCAAGAATCTACTTAGTAGGTAATATTCCCTTACGATCTTTCATTAATTTCATAAACTTTTTTGCAATCTCCCCATCACCCCCTATATTTACTAATACAGGTTTACCATCTCTAACTTCGTAGGTTATAGGATGCTAATTAATTAGTTCTGATTTAGTTGATAATACTTGAAAACCTAATGTATTATATTTAACTTCAGGATTTGAAAAGAAACTATAGTCTCTTTTAGCTAGGGCACTAGATTCCTATTTAACATAGTTATTAATTTCTGCCATAGGGTCTTTTCCACCTTCTGGATCAAATCCCATATCATTCATAAAGATGTCATCCATATCCTACTCGACATCATAGTCATATCCACCTTTTGACTTCTTTTCCTTCTTTTTATAAAGTAGAATCTATTCATTGTTCTAATCCTTATATTTGAGTACTTTAGAACCTCCAACATAAGGAGAACTCATAGGTGCAAGCCATTCATCTGTACATGTCTTTACTAAATCCTGGTAGAAATCTAAGTCTCTATCTTTTTCTGCTATAAAGTGTTTATAACTCTAGGCTAGACCTGAATCTAAATAATCCTCAAATATTTTATGTAGAGAAGTAGGACCAAATTTACCGTTATTACATATTAAAGAATATAGATAAAATAAGTCTTTTATGGCAAAAGTATGACCTTTAGCGTCCCTAATCAAGTCATAGGTTGCTAATTTATTAAAAGCGTCTTTATGTATATCAAACATTTCTCTTTCAGCGTCAGACTAAGGTAACATGTTTATTCCATTTAATCCATAATAAACCGCAGTCATACCCAAATTAGTTCTTGAGTTAACTATAGGACTTAAATGCTATATAAATATATTATCTTTTAATGTTGGGTCCGCTTTAAGTCTAGGAATAAGAGTTTGCTCCATCCATAATTTAAAATTAGCATCTCCCATATCAGTGCCCAGTTGTATAGTTTTATCAAAGTATAACTAACTATAACTATTTGGGGTTCCTATAAACGCATAAGTTTTCATTTTATCGGTACTGCCTGGAATAGTAATCTGTATTTTACTATCTCGCATCCAATTTTGTCTTAGTTTATAGTCAACATAATTGTTACCATTTTTAAGTACCTACTACTATAAATTACCAGTAACTTTATTTTTCTAAATAAAATCTGCAATTTTACCTACTGTAAATCTATACTTTAACTACTTATTTAACAGACCTTGATGAGCCATATATAAGGTTTCCATATAACCTTTATACTAAGGATCTGTAGTAAGAACACGTAAAACATTATAAGATTGTTTAATTCTATCATACTACGCTATTTTTTCCTACTAGTATACTTCATCATATAAAAACTTTTCTAAATCAATCTTATATTTATCAGGATTTTTTAACTCATCTTTTGCGGCACCATGACTATAATAGCTTCCTCTATTTTCAACTCTAGCAAGTTGTCTGAGTCTTCTAGTTATAACTTCTTCAATATTAGCTACCTAGTTTTGTAAATCTAAAGCATTAGTTTTTACTTCTTGGTTAAGTCTAAGAATTTTACCTATTTCTTTGTATTCATCAGCACCGAGAGCAAGAGTTTCTAAATCTGTAGCTATTATGGATTTTCCGTATACAGTATCGTAACTTCCACTATCTAATTCGAGTTTAACATCAGCAATATACTATTCCATAAAGTCTAATGCTTGATTATATAGAGTTGAGTAGAGATTAAATTCGTCTTCTGTCTAGATAACACCACTAATCTAATTAACTTTAGATCTTAAATCTTCAATTAACTAAATAGCGTTACTTTTATAAGCTAACTATCTAAGAAGTGGCAATTTTTCATTATAATCATCTATTATACTATTCTATAATAACTACCAAGCAAAGTCTGCTGGACCTAATATTTTCTAATCTTTTGGTTTACCTTCATTATATGTAGATAAATCAAATGTATTGAATCTTGCTAACTAGTCTAAAGGATCTCTATGTAAATAATCTAAGGCTCCAATTATGGTTCCACAACCACTATTACCACTAAATATATCTCCCTTTGCTAGTTCTACTAATCTAAAAGCAAATGGAGAAGTCATTATTTTAAACAGAGTGTCTACTGGAACTCCAAGAGATAATCCATACAAATACATACCTAAGGTCTAAGTACCTGCATTTAATTTAGCCAAAGCTAACTCCTTAGCGTTATCAGTTGAAAGGGACAGAAAAGCAGAAGCTTCATTAGCAGCATCAGATTCCCATTCTTGAGCTAATAAGTAATTCTGTAAAGTAGTAAAATTACCATTCTCGGCATCTGCTAAACTTTCCATTAACTCCTAATTAGCATTTACATTAGCAAGTCCTCTATATGTTTTACCACCAATTGTTACCTTACACATTAAAGCTTCTTTTTCCTAATTACTAGTGTTTTCATCATTTAATACTGTATTATACATATGAGTTAATGCAAAGAAAGATTTAAGACCTGTCGCACAGATAGCAATACCATCTTTACCAACCATATTCTCATTGATACTCTAGATTTTATTAAATACATTACCTGGAGTAAAGGTTTTTTGTACTGCATTTTTAGGAGAAGCCTTAGTTAAGTTCTTAGCAGTTGATGTCATAACATCTACAGAAGACTAAGCCTCTCTAAGATTAACTGGATTTTTAATAATATTTAATAGTGAAGTTACAGCAAAATTCTTTAATATTCTATCGTTCTTAGCTTTAGAATTATTCTTTAAATAAGTATTATGTTTATCTATAGCCTCAATTATACCATTTTCTATTTTATCATATAAATCTACATCCAATACCATTTCATTATCTGGAAATAATAAAGTTGTTAAGGCTCTAGTATTAGATATATCATCTTCGTAAGAATACCAATCCTCTGAATTAATAGACTCAAGAATATCAGCTAAATCTTTTATATTCTATTCACTGTTAGTATTTACCTCTACGATTACATCCTTATTTCTAGTATAGTTTATTAAGAATAAAGCATCCTACTAATTAAGTTTATTAGCTAATCCAAATAATCTTTTACCATCATAATGCTATTTAGCTATTAACTAGTGCATAGTAGTTATAGTTGGATCATGAATTTCTTCAACTTTTATCCTATCTCCAGTTGGGAACGGTAAGTATTTTTCAGAAACTTTAAGAAGTGCTGGTGAATCCAGATTAGCATACGGAGAATAAGTTTCATAAATACCGTTGCTATTTATATCAAATGTTTGTATAGATACAGCATCAATATCCAAGTCACTTCCTTGCAGGAAGAACTAGAATTTACTTACATAAGCATTATTTGTATCTGTATTCTCAAACATAGCTACTCTTTGAGCCATGAAAGACTACTAAGACTGTGCAGGAATACGTGCTGCTACATTTTCAAGATATTTCATAAAAGAAGTCCATATCTATCTAGATTCCTTTTGTAAGGCTAAATATGCTGGATTTTTAGTATCTCCTTTTATTAAATCTTCATACTTAGTAAGTTTATCTAAATAGTCCACCTATTTATCATAATTACCTATTTTAGCAAGTCTCTTTACAAAATTATTAGCCTTTTTAGATTTGCTACTTCTGGCTGCATCTAATAAATTTAATAGTTCAGCTTCTGAGCAATTTGCATTTAAATTTACAAAGTTATAATTAAGGTTATCTAAGTAAAAGGTAAATGGAGAATCTAAATGGATTTCTTCTCCAGTCTTCTAATCAATGGTGATGCCTCGAATTTTCTTTATATCAGGATTCTTTACTTCATTGCCTTTAGAATCTTTCCAAGTATCTTTAGCTTCAGTAACTATTATTTCATTTCCATCATAGTCAGTATATATTTTATCATTCTCACTATACATTGGATGCATAATATTTCCATCACTGTTTACTCTAAATACATGTCCATCAGAATCAACATACCTAAACCACTAAATTTCATTGGCGAAGTCGGAATTATCAATCCCTCTTCTTATATAAACATGATTACCATCATTTCTTTTTAGCTCCAAGTGGTAATTATATACTAACTATCCATCCTTATAATAATCCTAAACTTTAGTATTAAGTCTCTTAGCTAATCTATCTAAGAAGAAATCAGGATTGTTAACAATATCACTAACCTAGTCATACTAATTAAGACCAAAAGAGGAAGCAGCTGTCTTAGGTATTACTGTTCCATAACTAGTTATATCAATAGTAGAAGGCTATACAGTAACTACTTTATTATTAATTAATACATTTAAAGGCTCTGTATTTTCAGGATTTAAAGCGGCCAACTGTCGTTGCATTTCTCTATTTAAGAATTTTAATGCATACTTCTAAAAGAACTCTTTATACATAGGAGTTTCAGTTAAGAAAATTCCATTAAAATTATCATTTAAATCATTGACAATCTTAACTTTATTTGAATTATTAGACTCATTAAATTCCTTAATTATAGCAGCTTTTAATTCCTAGTCTTTATCATACTTAGATAATACCTCTAATACTTTTCTTCTAGGATCTTTAGCTTCTCTTGCTTCAAAATAATCTTGTACAATATCTAAATCAGACATTTGCCATCTATTGCCTAAAGAATCCTAAAATTTCACATCATAACTATCTAAGTCTTGACCTCCTAATAAAAACTCCTTAACTTCCGTAATTTGACTGGTAACTCCAGTTTTTGGATCAACTACGCCGTTTAAATAGTCTATGAGCTTTCTATATCCCATAGTCTATTCCTGATATGGAACATTATTATAAAACACAGTACTAGTATCAGATTCCACTCTATGAGGTAAGGTCACATTTATAACTTTAGTAGACTTGTTGACACCATCTGAGAAAGTAACTAAGTATTTACGTCCTATTTTAACATCAGGCATACTAGTTATTAATCCTGTTTCATCAGTATTATAACTAAGTGTTTGTGTTTCTGCTTGCAACTATTCCATTACTTCAAAAGCATTCTCTGTATTATACTCTTTTTCTATGGAATCCATAGTTACATATTTATATACAGTAGAACCGTCTTCATTTAATAGAATATTGCCATCTTTGTCTTTAGCTGGTACTTTATACATTTTTATAATACCTTCAGCTGGATTTAATACTGCTAAAAGACCAGGCATTTTAGTTTTAATTCCCGCTTTAGTTAATGCAGAAGTCAAAGAACTAACTACTTTAGCAGAAACTGCAGCATCACTATAAGGAATTTCTTTATCAATATCTGCGTAGTTAGTTTTATTAATAGAAAACTGTTTTTCAGCATTTATTTTCTTTATAATATTCTTTGCTACTAACTATAACATATCGCCATCTGTAGCTGAAGCATTAACTAGAGACTTCATAATAGTTTCTGTTACAGCAGCATTAAAGCTATCGGAGAATCCATTTAACAGATCTCCCATTTCATCTCTAAACGCCTTAGTAGCCTATTTAGATAGACTATATAAAGCATTATATAGATTAGTAGCCTCCCCCTTAGTATATCCCATAGAACAAGCGGCTGAAATAACCTAAGTCATAAGAGACAAGTCTTCATTATCGGCTTGGTGCTCTTTATCAAGCTAAATACCAGCCTATCTCATTTCTACCTACATAAAACTTAAACCCTTTCTATTGAAGAAAGAGGAGACTGGATTTATGTTTGCAGCACCATGTTTAACAGCACCTATAGTAGGCATATAATGTATATCAGAATGCTTCATAGGCTAGATAATGTCATCTGCCGTTTGTGCTCTAATAACACCCTCTTTTTTAGTTCCATAGATATTGGCAGCATGGGCAGTCATTTCTATAGATTTTTCAGAACCTTGAAGAGTTCCATCTAAAAAGTCTACAGAGTTCATACCTCCAAACATTTGCCATACACCATAATTAGAATTTACCTATACTTGAATAGTATTTTCATTGCCCTTTACTTCTCCATTTTCATCAACTTCTTGCTCTAATATAGAATAAGTGTTATTTCCATCATAGGACTAAATACGTCTCTTATAAAATTTAGCCCCTTTTCTATAGTAGAAATCACCATAGTCAATATCATTACCCTCAAAGTCTTTAAGAATACCTCCATCACGCATAATATGTTGAGAACCATCAGCATTTTTCCATTGCTTACTGGTCATATTATACATCATATTACGGTAAAAATCAAACTGTCTTATTTTGTCATTAGTTAAACCAAATCCTGCAGTTTTAATAATACCTCCAGTACCTGTGGCTCTATCATAGAAATGAACAAATTGCTTCTTATTTATACCTGCTTTGTCTCCATTAAGAGAGTTATTCTCCCAAATAACTATAAATGGATTTACAAAGGTAGCACCATCAAAATTAGTAGCTTTATCCACATCTGCCTATACTGTATATACATCTGATTTTAAATCAGACATAATTGCCATATTATAGACAGAAGGCACACCATCTATTTGATTTAATTGAAACTCATGCATAGCTGCTGTATAAGATACATTTCTCTTATGCTATGCTGCAAAACGAGATGCTTCATCTTCAGTTTCATTTTGAAGAAGTTTATCCATTTCTTTAGTTAAATAAGAGCTAAAAGCTTTATCAAAATATTCTCCTGATTTGAATTCTATTTTAGGTACTATTAAACCGTTTAAAGCAGTATCAATTGTATTTTTCCAATCTGGATCCATACCACGTGCTACTGCTTCTTCCTAGGACATAGTTAATACTTTACTAAAGTCCTGTGGGAACATCTTTAATACAGTAGAACTAGAATTTAATAAAATTTTATTCTATTCCTTAGCTATAAGTTTAGCTTCATTCCATGCTTTCTTTACAAAATCCTAAAATTCTGGATTATTCTAATTCTATATTAAATAATTTTCTTTAGCTTTTGTCCATTCTGGATTAGTATCATAGTAAACATAGCCTTCATCATCAGAGAATGGGATAGATTTTTCTATACCTGTCTAAGCTTCAATAAAAGCATCTCTTTTCTCATTAAAGAAATCATCAAAATCCATGAGATAGTTTGTAGCTTGAGGATTATTCTGTAAGAATGTAGATAAACCTAATTTTGGATGCTTATAAATAATAGGGACATTATAATCTGCTTTAGATGGATGATTAGTATGACATCCTACTCCTGCATACATATATTGAGAAGTAAAGAAATAGTCTAAAGCATTATATTTACTAAGCATAGGATGTAACTCAATATTCCAAGAATGTGGATTATTAATATCTAGTCCCAAATTAATTAAATCCTATTTAGTTAATATATCCTTACCATTAACTTTAGCAAATACCATTTTACCATTATGTACCCAATCTTTATAATTGTCTTTTAAATAGGTCTTAGCAGAAGAATTAGTGCCGTCAATAAGACGAATTTCTACATTTTCATCTAATAAGGATTTTAAAACTTCTGTCTCCTTCCACTGCATAAATTTAGCTAGCTTACTAGGGTCAGAAAATCTAGTCTCTAATCCTTTTAAAAGCATATTGGATTTAAGTCTCTTAGTTTTTTTATCAATAGAATAGTGAGTCTAATCAATTAACTATATAACATTATTGTGGGTGTCATTGTACTCTTTTACCCATTGATATAACTAATCAGCAGGATTACTATAACGACTATTAATGTCTTCTAAACTATATATAGCTAAATGATACTTACCGTTTATCCAATTAAATAACTTATCAAAATCTTTTTGTATATTCTAATTAACTGCTTTGAAATAGTGTCCAAGTTGTTCACTAGTTAATGTTTGTAATTCTTTAGAATCAAGGTCTATAAATTGTTTACCATTAAGTTCCGGATGCTTAGAATCAACTTTCTACATCAAATCTACACACATTCTGTTAATAGTATTTTTATCAGAGTTTACAGATGGTAGTAATCCTACTTTTCCATTACCAATAACTACATCTCCTCGAACATCCTTTTTAGTAGTAAAACCATCAACGAAATCATATAGAAAGGCACTCTAACTAAACTCAGATACTGTAAACTATGTTTGAGGTTTATTTCCATAAGGAGACTTAACCTCTCTTGTAGTATATATGCCTCTAAACACACCAGGCTACATAAGGGACATCTTAGAGAATGGATTAACCTTATCATTACCTATCCAATTGTAAGATTTAATCCAATTATACTAAGGAATTAAGTTACCTAATAAACGACTAAGGGTCTATTGTGATAATGTTTTACCATCAGCATCTTTAACTGAAGCAGACTACATAATACCAGAAGTGAGTGCTTTAGCTTTAGATATATTATCAAGAATAGGAGTCATAGCATCGCTATATAATCCCATTTCCATTAATTCAGAATTATATTTAGGTTTATTGGGATAGCCCTTATATATATTATCAAATAAGTCATTTAATGCAGCTTTACCATGACTTCTTTCTCCCTTTACATTAGCTATATATTTATTAAGAAGTACTGTAGAAGTCAATTTTAATAAATCCTATATAGTATGATCCACTGAGTACATTTTAAGTGCTTTTCTTAAGTCTGTATCATAGGAAACTCCAATAGCTAAGTTATCGTCAATGAATTGCCATAAAGATTCTGATATTTGTGGGCCTTCTACTAAATTCTCTATTTCCTTTGGACTTAAAAGTTTGCCTGACTTATCTCTATAAGTAATGGAATTTCCCAATTCATCAACAGTTACAGTTACACCAGTGTTAGGAATAGTACATGTAATTCCTGAAAAATTGTTAGCTTTATCAGCCAATGTCTATATATTATATAATTTGGCTTCTCTCTCTTTAAATAAGGAAGATAAAATATGAGAAGAATTAATATATGCTATATTATTCTCTATAGATCTTCTTACATTTTCAGCAGAATAATCTTTTAAGAGTCTTGTTTTTACTACTCCATCTTCAATATTATACTATAAGAATTTTACAGAATTGATAGAATCAACTACCTATGTTATTAAATTATAGTAGTTCTAAGCTCTATAATCTTCTTTAGCCTAAATAGTCTGAATAGAATTACCGTTAGGGGCAAATATACCCTTATATAAAGAGTACATTTTATTTAGGTCTTCATCTGTAAAATTTAATCTTACTAAAGTATCTTTGTCATTAATTATAGCTGTAAATAGTAATTTACTATATAATGCAGGATTTTCTCTAATACTACAGATTAAATCCTTCAAAGATTTACCTTGTATAATATCTAATTCATGCTGAGTAAGTAAACCTGAATCAGATAAATTCTTATATCTAGAATCCAGTCTACTAAATGTAATATTAGAAGTTACAGGATTATAAACAGAGTCCTTTAATTTAGTTATAATCTAATAGAAATCAGAGAACTTTATATACTAGTCTGTTTTTGCATTGTTTTTATACTAATAATATGGGGTAGAATTAATTAAAGATTGTGCTAATGCTCCAATTTCCTATTCTAGTACAACGTCTTCATTAGTTCTCCAGCTTGTTATTACTGCATCATTTTTGGTAGCAAAGGAGTAATTATCTTCATTACTAAATGTATTTTCAGTTCCGGGTTTAATAATAATAGCTTTACCTAACAACATTCTAGTAAAGTTATCAAAATTCTTTAAAGTAAACCACTTTTTAAATATTTGATAATCGTCAGTGTCTCTATTTAATTGTATTTTTTGAGCATCCCAAGAACCAAAAATTCTTATTGCTTTTCTGACTTCCTCGTCTTCAAAGATACCAGTATATTCTCCATCTTCATAAATATCTGGAGTGAATTCATCTAGCAAACCTTTTCCAATTAAATACTATTTAATATCTTGCCATAGCTCATTTTTATAGTCCCTAATATTCTAATTAGCGTCGCTGGCATTTTTTACAATTCTACCATGCTCTCTATCTATAATAAACTTATTAATTAACTAATTAGTCACTTCTTGTTTATAAGCATTCTTTAATCGTACATTAGTACCCCATACATCATCTAAGAATTGAGACTTCTTGGCAAGAGTCTCACCCTCCTCTGGTTCTCCCAGAGAAGAGTTTGATTCTTTTACAGTCTATCTATATTTAGGATTTATTGCATTCTTTATACCTTCTATTGGTATATATTCATTCAAAAATACTAAATCTTCTGAATTATCGAGTAAATTCTATGTAATTTCTGCTATTTTATCTAACTAATTCATAGAGTACTAATCACCAATTTTATGCAATGCATCTCGAACTGCTTTTTTAATTAAACCTCCATTTGATCCGTCTCCGGCATTCATGAGAGCTTCATTAAAAGCAGTAGTTACAAAGCTTTCCAATTCTTCTATAGATTCTTGACTATATCCTCCATAGACTCCATTAGGTGATTTTTTAAGTGAACATTTTGCCATTTTAAATCATTTTAAATTTAACAGGAATACACTAAGTTTCCTCTTTAATTAAATTATCTGTAGTTAAAGTTACCTATTCTCCAGTAACTTCATTTTCTGCTAACATAGTTTCTTTATTAACTATTGTATATCTCTCATTGTTCTAAGTAACAGTATCTCCATTTTCTAATGATATAGTAGGGGTAGATTCAGCGATTATAGATTCTATATAAGAAATCATTTTACTCCAAGCCTCTTCTTGAGCCTAATTTCTTTTCTTTTTAACAGTAGCTAGTAATTTTTTTGCAGTTTCTAAATTACGTTTTAAATCTTTTTTACCTTGAACCGAAATAGATTTATCATACTCTCTTAAAAAGACACTATTTTTAGCTAATAATGGAGGTATAGAATCTCTAATACCATCTTGGGCTTCTTTCCATTCTTTTTCAGATACAGTAATCTTATTGGATTCTGCTTTTACCTATTTAAAGGTAGTTACATTACCCTACATAGATGTAATATTACCATTACCATCTACATTGAATGTAATTGTTATATCATGTTCTCCATTATTATCTACTCCCTTTAAAACTAAGTTATCTGTGGTAGTTAAGCTTGTGGGTCTAGAAATTAATGAATATTCAGAATTATTAAATAAATAAATATTGCCATTATATGTGAATCCAAAATTATGAACATCCTAAGAATTAAACCACCTAGCTATATCTTTTTGTATAGCAGATTTGTCTCCATGGTTTAAGGCTATTATGTTAGCTAATTCTTTTTCAGATATTCCTATTTTTTGCATATAAGGAGCATATTCGTCAATAGGGTCTGGTTTATTTTCTAATTTTTTCTGGTCTAAATAAACTGCCTCATATTTCTATTTAGCATCTGGAGTCATACTCCATACCTTTACTTCTCTGCCATCTTTAGTTCTTATAGCTTTCTATTCTATTTCTCCAGCAATTCTAGCTACTGGGAGTTCATTTGATGTAAAATTAGTTGTATCAATACGAGCATTAATTCTAAATGCAGCGTCTCCACTTATGCCCTCTAGTTGCCAATTATCTCTCTACTAAATTTCAAGGAATGAACCATGAGCTTTATCTGTATATTGAGTTTTATAGAATATGTCTTTTAAAGGTTCCTCCGCATTTTCACATGCCTACTATATTTGATCAAGCACTTCAGGGTGATATGTAATAACTTCCTTCTAACCGATAGCCTTAGTTCTATTCCAAACCATACAAGTTAAGTAAGTATTAAGAACCTTATTATTAGTACGCCCTTCCTAAAATAATAATGGACTATCTTGTCTGAGATACTAATTAACTTCTTTGATAGACATAACTCGTCTAGCATCAGGTTCTTTCATTCCCTAGTTAATTAACATCTAGTAGTATTCTTCCTCACCTCTACCCTCTATCTGATTAGAGTTATCTAAAGCTAAATCACCTCTCCATTTGCTTTCTATAGCTCTAACATTAGCGAGTATTGTCTTAACAGAATCTAATACATCTTTACCTGATTTATAGCCTTGTGCAGTACTTCCTATAGATGGTATAGAATCTAAAAGACCTTGTTTATCTAAACAGTCTAATACTCTATATCCTGTGAAATCATTACCTATATTATATACCTATTTATTCTATCCCAAGGTATTTAAATATAAATTATGCTAATTAGTAAGCCAAGCAGATACTGTAGTCTTAGGAGGCATTATATAATATAAAGATACCTTTTTAAGTTCATTAGGATCTGATATTTGTTTTTCATACTAGTTAACTAGATCTGTTGTACCTGAAAACTCATTAGAATTACCAACTAAAACAAAAGAATGACCTGGGTTTACAGCATGTGTTCCATTAACTAAACCGTTTCTAGATGTCAATATTCTAGATACCATAAACTATGGATTCTTAGCTAGTTCAGCTACGTCTATAAATTTATTAGAAGTCTAATAACTACCATTCTATTGTAACTTACCTTTTTCTCCAGTAAGTATAATTCCTGTAGGTGACTATTTAGCTAAATTAAATGATTCATCAAAGAAGAATATTCCATTTCCTGTAAATCTATACACTTTAAATAAGTCAACTATATCCTAGTCTATTCCACTCTTATCAAACTAATTAATTACTTCCTATACTGCTAAATCATTCTAATTCTTGTTACCCTCATACTTAATTAATGCATCTGTATAAGTCTTATTCAATTCAGGATGTAATAAATTACCTTCTTCATCTGTATAATAAATTAGTGAAATAGGTGAATTTAAAGATGCTACTGGGATTTCAAGAACTGGCTTACCATCATTAAATATAATGGCAACTACTTTCTTTCTCATAGCATCGTTTGCATCTTTACTATCAGAATGTAAATAGCTACATTCTTCGTTCTCTCCCTAATCATATCTATAATAGCGAGGGTCTGAAGAATTAATTCTTCCTGCAGAACTTTTTAAAGCATATCTAATATTAACATCTCCTTTTAATCCTAAAGCATAAACTAGGTCTTTAACCGCATCAGCATTATTTTCATTTGTAAATAATATATTTCTGCAATAAGCAAAAGTTCTATCTAACGTGCTCCAATCATCAGTATTTAGTATTCTTGATAAACCTACAAATCCATCAATACGTGCATTATGTCTAGCTTGACTCTCTGGAGTATCATCATCAAATACAGCCTTACCATTATCATTTTTCATACCTGGTAAGTAAGTATTCATAGTATATAGAGTGCCTACTGATTTAGGAGTTTCAACAGTGTCTTCTATATTAGATTGAGATATTGCAGATTCATATTCCTCTTCTGAAGTATTTTCCATTCCAGTAGTTATGGTAGTAACTTCAGGAGTTATAGGTTCAGTAGGAACTTCTCCTTTATACAATTTCTAAATAGATTCCTATGTTATTTCAAAGGATTTACCCTCTTTATCGTGTACCTTATATGTAAGAGGTTCTCCTGATAAGACTTCATCAATAGTTATCTAAGTGTCTGTAGGACCTGTTTGCAATAAAAATGTTTGTCCAACTGTGTAAAGAGGAACAGTTGTTTTATCATCCTTCTTCTATAGAGTATATTCTTTATTGAAATCTACTAAAGGAACACCAAACTCATCATCCCCATTCTTTAAATTTACAGTAGGAATCCAATTACCATTATCCTCTTTAGCTTCAACACTTATTATATCAAATTCCTGATTTAATTTCTTAGCTATTGAATTTGTAGTGCCATTAGGATTATATATAAGCTTTTTAAAATTCTCAACTTCTATATTAGCATCAGCCTAATTAGTTGTAGTATTAGCTAGAGGAACACTCGCAGGTGCTGGAACTGGAGGTAAACCACCTGGAACAGGAGGCTTAGTAGGAGTAGGTGTATTAGTAGGAGTCTCCAATTTAGTTATGGCATTATTATCATCAACCATATCTTCTAACTATTCTAATCTTTCCTTAGAAGCATGTTTAATGGCTTCAGCGCCTATGGTCTCTAACTAAAATTTCTTATCCTAGGATGTTCCTATAGTTCTAATACCTTTAGTAGTTGTTGGTGTTATAGCTAAAACTCCCTGTGAAGCTCTTGTTATACCTGTATATAAAGATCTTAAATAGACAGAATCAGGTACGTTAGAATGAATATCATTCTCTACTATATAATATTTACCTTCCAGACCCTAAGCATCAGAATCTTTATATGGTATTATTTTATCTTTATATTTAGTAGTTAATAGCTTGTATAATTCAGTATTAGTATTGTGATAAATATATCCTATTTTCTCATCACCTGAAGTAGATACCATCAAATCTATAGTAGGAACAATTCTATCAAGTTCCTCTTTGCTTAAACCTTTTAAGACATTAACTGGCTTAGCTATTTTTACACCAAATAACCCTACATGATCTGGATCATTATCTAGATAAGTGAAATTTAAATCTACATCTTTACCATCATTTAAATTCTAAATAGCTAACTGCATCATTTTGGTACAATTGGTAAGCTATTTATTTAAAGTACGTAAAGATACCCCTAACTTAGGACTTCTTATAAAATTATTTCTATTCAAGGTTACACTTACAGGATTTCCTTTATATTTAACATCATCTATAAAAGCAATAGATGTATCCTAATCAAAGTCTCCAGCAGTAAGTACAATAGTTCCATGTTCTTTTGCCCACTATTCTATCATACTAACTTCCTACTAATTATAGTGGGAAATCTCATCTATAAAGATTACCTTAGGAGCGTCAGCTATTTTATTTAATTTCCAGGTGTTCTCTAATTTACCTGTAAGTGGATCAAATTTATATGAATCTTTATATAAATAGTTCTTTCTATCTTTACTATTATCTCTAATATCTTTCCATTCAGAAGATAAATGTTTTAAAAAATCAACTCGTCCAAAAGTCTATCCTTGTAATTCTAGGTCTTCAGCTGTTTTCTATGCAGAGTCACTGGTTTCATGTACATAATAAGCATTTTTTAAGTATTCTGGATCAATATGATTTATAGTATTGATTACATTTCTAAATACTGCTTTACTTTTACCACTTCCAGCAATACCTTCTATAAATATCATATTCTTATATTGAGGAAGAACATCATGTGCCCCAAAGTACTTAAGTAAATCCTTAGAATATGCTTCACCACTATTATCAAACTGGTTTAATAAGTCAGTTCTCTCTTTTTCAGATAAATTATTAAACTCCTAAACAACAGTATTTCTATATGCGTCTACAAACTTATTAAGGGTATTCATATTAGCTATAGCTGCTACTCCTAAATAAGTTGCAAGTTCCTAGCTAGCAATAGGAGCCACTTTATCGTTTACTGCCTTTTTATAAGAGCCATAAAAATCAGATGCCCTAACTGCTGCTCTAGATGCTAAATACCAAATATAAGAGTTATCACTTAAAGATTTAGTGGATTCATTAAGTATATTATTAGTTTTCTAGAAGAATCCTGCATTGCCTGCAAATTTCTTTAATAACTTTCCTATTTTCTCAACACTTAATTCTCCTTTAGAATCTTTATTAGCTTGGAAGAAATCATATATAGCATTATCTAACTACATCATATACTTCTCTACGGCAGCTCTAGTTTCTTTGCTCTATTTAACTCCATCACCTTCTAAAGCATCTTTAACTTCTGTAGTAATATTATTAAAAGTATTTTTTAAATCAGCTATACTAGTGTCCTTCCAATCAGAATCTGATAAAGTGTCAATAAGTCTTTTTGTACCATTATATAATAATTGATTTTTTCTAGCAGCTACCTTATTCTACTCTTTAAGCTTCTAGCCTCTATTCATTTTAGTTAAGGTATCAGCAAATTCTAGTCTAGCTATAATCTTGCTGACATCTTCTAGCATCATATTAGCTTCCTAAGTACTTATTTCTGCTAAAGGTACATAATTTTTCTGTGCAGATTTCTAATATACTAAATTAAGCATTCTAGAATAACCTGTTGGGTTATTTATATCTGCATTATCAACTTTCATACCATTAAGTACTGACCTAAAGGCTTTAGCTAGTCTAAGCGCCTCTTGATTATTAGCTTCCCATACTTCATCAGTTCCAAATTCAGACATGTCATCCTTATTGTTATCTAATAAATCCATAGTTTGCTACCAATGGTCTGAAAACTTTAACTAAGAATTAGTAGCTCCTATTTTGAATTTATCAATAAACTCTAAAGCAGGTGTGGTTGGTAATTTCTCAATCTATTCCTGTAAATCATCAATTTGATGGATATTCTCAACAGACTCTTTGCGACGTTTTTTTGCTTCTTCATAATCTGGATGTCCTGGGTAAACTCCCATAAAGTCATTATCAGCTTTAGTTACAATTAAATCCTTTAATTTAGATAATCCCTAAGACAAAGCCTTTCTAGCTTCAGGATGTATAAATCCCTACTATAGTACTGGTTTAACTAAATTATCGACATTAGTTGAGATAGTTTCTATAAGAATATTATTAGCTTCCTGATTTAATTGCGCAATAACATTTGGATCTGTCTCTGTACTATCAGCAATACTCTATAAACGATTTCTCTAATCTTCACTTAGATAAGGTTGTGCCATCTATCTAAGGGTTCCATAGGCTAAAGAATCATTTAACAACTAAGTTTTAGTCTAATAAGCTTCCTGATCAGTAGTATCAATACTATCTAGTTTAATTAAATAATTGGTGATAAACTAGTTAAAATCCTATATAAATTGAGTATTATTATTAACATTAGCCTATTTAATTATTTCCTAATACTGCTGCACTATAGGAGATCCCAACTCCATCATATTCTAGTAAGCTGCAGCAGCAGTATGTGTATACTATTTACCATCACCATTCATGTAATCCTTAAACTCTTCAGTCAGTTTTGCAAGCTCAGTATCGGATAACTAACTAGGTAATTTTCCTACTTTAGCCTTTGTATATTGCTCTAATGAAGTGATGACAAAGCCATCGTTAATTAATGGATTTATCTCAAATACAGCATCTCTAATAAAATCAGGAGAGATAGTGCCATTAAGATATTCTTGTAATCTACCTCTAATACCATCAATTTCAGCAGCTTTATCAGTTCTAGCTTTCTATTGTTCTGGAGTAGCAGCACTTTTTATATCACCAATCTCATCATCAATGGCTTTTAACTAAGCTGAGGCAGTAATTAAGTCAGCTTGTAATTTCTAATAGTCCTAAGCATACATACCTATGACATTAGTATTTTTCAAATTACCTATTTTCAGATTCCTAAGAACATCCTACTAATCTTCCATAGCTAATTTACTAAGTAATGAGTCAGTACTTATCTTGGCACCATTAGTAGTTAATATATTATCAATAAATTTAACCTAATTACGAATAGCCTATTTAGCAGCAAGGTCCTGATTGTCGTCTTTAGTTCCTTCTGCAAATATTACTCCTTGTTCTGAATCATATATAGTTTTAGTAGCAGATTTATTCTTGTCTCCAAGTGTCATTTTATCTACTTGTTTCAAGAAATCACCTAACTAATTATTATTAGCCATATATAAGAGTTGCTACATAGCTGCAGAGTTATCCATTCCAGCTAAGCTTCTTACCTAACTAAAATTAGTTGCAGCAGAAGTTATCCCTCCACCAAGTAAACCTCCTAATGCAGACATAGTATATCTATCTAAAGCATTATCTCCATCCCAGAAATTAAGAGCATCTTTTCCTCTTAACCATCTAGTTATATTAAGTATCGCTTTAGAAGCATCTGCTAATAACTCTTCTGAAGTTTCTTCAAATGCTTCACCTAATGCATGGGCTCCTATAACTTCAGCAGATTTCTTAGCCATAGCTTTTTCTGCATATACATTAGTAGCTATATTTCTACCTATATTAAGTAATTTTTTTACAAATCCCTATTTGTCTCCAGTCTATTCCAATACTTTTTTAGCATCATTAACTGGTTTAACCAAAGCTTCTGCTATTGCTTTATTTTTAAACTTATCAATATGTAATTCAGGCAATATCCATTCTCCCAAACCAGTATTAAGAATCCAAGCTTCACCTCCAGCATAACCAAGGGTCAATAAAGCTGCTTCCAAGTCTGAAGCTCCTGCAGCTTTTGCATCACCATAAGTATCCTATACAGTAATACCTGTCATGTAAGCTTTAGAAAGGGGACTACCTATATTGTTAGCTTTTCTAACTAAATCATCAACATATTTAGCAGCTTTAGTTTCATTAATAGCATTAAGTTCTGCTGCATATTGTTTAAGATGCATAGTATTTTCAGGACTTAAAGCATCCTTCATTAACTGTTCAGTAGTTAAATTAGATGTCTTTTGTAACTCTGCAAGTTTTGACTTTTTTAAAGCATCATAGCCTTCTTTAGACATTACCTTCCAGGCATTCTTTCCTTCAAACAATACCGGAGCTGCTTTAAATATCCATCGCTGTTCTGCTAACTAGCCTATGGTGTCGCCAATCATATTAATAAAGTTTTCAGCACACCAAGTATGTTGCTAAGCATATTCTGTAGCAGATTGTCTATTAACAGACTTAGCCCATCCCTATATATTATTTAAAGTAGGATTATCATTTCCTGCAACAAGTTTACCTAATGTGGCTAGTAATCCTGCTGTCTAAGTAGCTACACTTAATCCAGTAATTACTGGACCCACATAAGGAATAAACATACTTCCCACTAATGCAGCATTCTTTAATAAAGATGAGCCAATTCCCTTCTAATCTAAATCATCAGAATCAAAAAAGTCAAATTTATTCCATACAGAACCATCAGTGGTAAGAGTGTTCATCTTATTAAGAACCTATTTATCATGTACATCACGTCCTGATAAAGTCTCATAATAAGGTAAACCATCCTCATTATATTTTAAGTCACCTTTCTTATGTAATACTTCTCCTGTCTTTGGATCTACTACATCATTATCATAAGAAGCGAGTACTAAAGTATTAAATAGATTAGAAAAGAAAGAATCATTAGGGCTAGCAGATTTCTCACCAGTAATAGGATTTACTACAGCTTGTGTCTAAGCTATTTCAGAAGTAGATAATGTCCTTTTTCCCATCTGACCCATCTATTCCAAACTATTAGTTACTAAAGTTGGATTTGCTCTTTTAACTAAAGTTGGCTTATAATCTACAGTTCTTTTTTTAGGATTTACCCATATATTATCTTTACTATACTGTGCTTGTTCTAAAATAGCTTTCTCATAATCATCATTAGACATCTAATTATAAAACTATCCTGCACTCTAGTAAAAGTTATGAAATTTATTTTTATCAAACTGCCCATTAGAATCCTAAAAGGCACTAACAGACTTAATCTTATCACTTTGTAAATATTTATCTTCTGATTGTAACCCAGTGTTATCACTATTTAAACCTACAGCTTGAAAATCTTCAAGAGTAAATTTAGGGTTAGCTAACATATTTAATATAATATCATTTTCTTTCATTAAAGTTGTCCTGGATTTACATAATTACGAGTTTTATTGGCAGCCTACTATCTGGCTTCAATCATTTCAGCCTAAGCTGTTGTTGGTTTAGAGCCTGCTGCTGCTGAATAAGTAAAGTAATCATCGTTAATAGGCATAAATATAGTTCCTTTATAAACATGAGTATAATCATTAAATACAGGAGATATAGAATCCCACCAACTTTTTTCATCATATTCTACCTTATTTTTTTCACCTCTACCCTTATTTAAGATATTAAGAGTATTAGCTATTGTATTTTTATCAGTAGTTTCTGATAAATAATCAGCTACTTTAGCTTCATCACCAAAGGCATTATCTAAAGCAGTCCCGTTTACTATACCAAACTTGATATAGTTAGTTAAAATATCTCCATTAGGATTGTACATTACTGGTAAATTATGATTTTTATAGATGGCATTAATCTATCTTGGATCTTTAGTTCCTGATTGTCTTATTTCTTCCTAAGCCTATTTATATCTACCTAACATAGCTATATCAGGTCTTTTCTAACCTGTTTCATTAAAATACTACATATCTAAAGGTAAATAAGCTGTGTATAAAGCAGTGCCGTCTATAGCTATATTCTGCATTCCTGCTTGTGGTATCTAAACATCTCCCATAAAAGCATTACTAAAATCTAGATAACCTGCATAATCACTAGATGCCACATCACTTAACGATGCCATACCAATACCTTCACCCTTCTTAGTTATAGGCATTTGTACTGTAGGAATCTATATACCATTAGAAGCACCTGCAGCTGTCTAAATAGTAAAATCATTTTTCTAACCATAACCCGCTAGCATCATTGTCATTGGGTCCATAGATAAACCTTCTATAGAATGAGGATCTTTATCTCCTTTACCTGATTTTTCCTAATGGTCTAAAGCAGTATCCTCTAATTTAAGTTCAAATGATTTTTCAGGAGAAGTCTTAGAACTAACCAATTGTCCTATCATAACTAATGCTTCATCATCTGTACCTCCTTTTGTTCTTGTTTTTAGAAGAGATTTCATATTATTAGGCAAACTTCTATATATGTAAGTTAATGCCTGTTGAGCCTATTCTGCAGAATCTTTAGTCATCAATTTACCACTATATAAATCTTGAACAGTAGCATCATAATTTCCAGACTAAGCTACTGCCTATTTAAAATCATTTAAGCCTTTTAGTATAGTTCCAGCATTAACATTGGCATATAGATTTTCTTCAGATTTAGAAGCCCCTAATCCCTGAATACACTTTTGAATATATTCTGTTACTTTATCTATTCCTATACCATTATTAACTACATTTAAAATCTCATCCTTTCCTGATAAATTAGGGTCATTAGCTCTCAAATAGAGTAAATCCTAATTAGTCATTTGTTTCCATCCAGACTATTTAGCCTCTTCAGGAGACATTAACTTATAGTCTTTACCATTAGTCATATATACTTGACCATACTAATCTATAGCAGCTTCATTAAGTCCTCCATTAGATTTTACATTATCTAAAGCTTTATCATACTATTCTCTACTAAATGAAAGTTGATTCATAGTTTGTAAAGTAGATAAATATTTAGATTCAATATTCTAAGTAAATGAACCATCAAAATCCATCGATGTAAGCTGTTCAAGCTATTGTAACTAATTCATAGCTATATTTACATCACTAGGAAGACCCTTCAGTTTCTCTTTCAGCATTGTATACAAATCTTTGCTTGATAACTTACCACTCTCAGATTCTTTAGTAGCCTTTGCTGCTAATGCCTCTTCCTAAGTGGCAGTTGTTCGCTTATCAGACACTATAACTGGCTAATAAGCAACAAAGGGAGGAGTGGTTCCTCCCTATTGAAACTTAAATATCATATTTAATTGGATTTCTTTTTACGTTTTCTCTTAGTACTACTATAATTAGTTAGTCTATTTATAGCATCATACATTCTATCTATATGGTCTTTAGTAGTTTTATAGAATCTATCAGCATCTGCAGTCTAAGCTTTTAACTATGCTGCTGCAAGTTTTTCTCCTTTTGCTGCCTCTCTTACCTTACGTAAATTTAGCTTAGCACCTTTTTTAGCTTTAATACTGTAATTATATAAAGGAGTAGATTGTCTGATAGTCCAATACTTAGATTTAGGGATACCATAGTATTCTCCTAATAAATCTTGCTAAATTTGTCTAGTTGCTGATAATACCTTATTCCACTATCTTAATTTAATTGGATCTTTCTAAATATCACTCAATTTAACTGTACCATCAGTATATACTTTATTCCATAAAGAAACATCTTCAGGAGTTAAACCATATTTATCTGCATAATTAGAAAGACCATATTTAATAGCATTATTTATATCTCCTTGTGCAAACTAATCTGCTCTTGCTCTCATTTGCTCATAATCAGATTTATCTTTAAATTCTTTCTCCTAAGCTAGAGCATCCCATACAGTAAATTTCTGATTAAGATATGCTGCTTCTAAAGCTTTATTTTCATTAGCAGTATTATAGAGAGATTCTCTATTTTTCATAGCTGTATTATATCTACTCGTATGATTAGCTACTTCTTGCTACCAAGCCTATTCCTACATTTCTCTTAATCTCTAATTACTCTATTGATGTCCTGCAATAATAGCATCATTACCTTTAGAAGTTGCTTCTAACTAAAGCATAGATTGTAAATTTCCATCAGATGTAATAGGATGACTAGCTGTTCTAGCTAACTAAGCTGCAGCCTATTGACCATTCATTTCTGCATCTAAATCAGACTGAATATAACGATGGTCTTCTTGTGGGTCATATAATATAGGCTACTTCTTTAACATATCTGTAACTTTTCTATTAGTTATGTCAGCATACATAGCTCTAGGAATACCCCATTTATCAGTAACATCCATCTTATTTATAACATCTTTTAGACTAAAGTTATTAGACTATTTAGGTTTATTATCTTCAGCAGAATTTACTTGTGAATGAAGACCTGTAAGTTCATAATCGTTCCAGTAAACTGTTTTATCATTATTCCACCCAGAGGTTACTGGCTTTTCTGATACCTGATAATTCTTTATGTCTTCAGGGTTTACCCAATGCTAAACTCCTTCTTTATCCTTATAGAAATAACGATTACCAGTATTTAAAAATACATTATGTCTAGCTCCTAAGATTTGATCATTACGAACTCTTTTAACGTAATCTGCTAAATTAGTATAAGATTCAGCAGGTCTGTTTAAACTATCATTATTTTTAACTGTCCATTTAGTTCTTAATTTGCCGGTATTATCATAGAAAGTTGCAGGAGAATCTGGTGGTAACTAAGCATCTACAGTCTTTGCCCATTTCTCACCCATAGGTGTAAAGTTTCCGTCCTAATCTAATAGGTCTTCTCCAAATTTCTAATAATAATCTTGGTTCTCAATATCCATTACACTCTATCCAAATGTATTGTTAGTTGGAGTATATCTACCTACTCCCTATCCTTTCTAATTAGATACATAAAAGTCTGATGGACCATTTGACATATCTCCTGCATATAACTAACTAGTATCATAGTTATATTTATATTTATTTACATCAAAGTCTCCTTTAGTACTAAGCCCTGAATACCAAGGATTACCATTTATACTATTACCACTAGCTAATTTCTAAATAGAACCACCCTATTTATATTTAATACCATATTTTCTAAGTATATCATTCCAAGCAATTTCAACTGGTCTATAATTATCACCTACATGAAATGTAACTTTACCATCTTTTACTGCTCCTTTAAGCTTCTAATATTCTGTGGCTTTATTTCTAATATAGTCTAAGTAACCCTTTGCTGAATTTTCATAATTAGCTTTAATTTGAGGATCTGTAGCTTTTCTTGCTTTACTTAAAGCTTCTGCAGCATTTTTTCTAGCAGATTGTGCCTAAGTTTTTAAAGACTTCCACTCAGTTACTATTGGAGATATTTGATTAGACAATTCTCTAAGCTAAGCTACTGAGAAGTTCTAAGATATTTTTCTATTTCCATAATCAATATCTGCCTAAGTTCTACCAGTAGGTTTTAAGCCACTTACCTCAATTTTATCAAGAATACCATTCATCCATTTAGGAGCCTGCCATTGATGATTAGCTATTCCTAATTCACCCCATTTATAAGGTCTTTCATATTCTACTCCATTTATCATTCTAGTATTAGGCTTAGTGAAATCATACACATCAGCTTCTTTTATCTTAGCCTAATCTTTAGTTTTCCAGAATCGATATTTATTTCTAGCTGCGTTAAACCTTAAATTAGAATTACCTGTTGCTTTTTGTAAAGCTTTATTTTGTGCCTCTAATCCTTTAGTTCCCTTAATACCTTCAAGTTTAGACTTATCTACTACTACATAGCCTTCATTAGTCTTAACTTTAACTTTATCTTTAGAAAGGGCACCTTTCATCGCCTTATTTCCCTTTATAGCTTGTGTTCCTGCTCTAGTTCCCGCAGTTAAAAGTTTTAAGGAATCGTATATATTAGACCAATCTTGTCTAGTTAACTAATTTGGTGTAGAAGTCATTTTCTTCCAAGAACCTATATAAGCATCTTTATTTTTTAATACTGATATAGCTCCTAAGGCTGTAATAATATGAGGAGCTAATTTAGTGGCTTTAGCTATTACTCTACCTGTACCTGTAATTCCTTTAACAAAAGGTATTGCCGATAAAACATCCATTCCATAACTAAGTGCATTATTACCTAGAGATTCCAAGAATCCCTGACCCTCTAACATATCGGCAGTCTAATTCATACCTGTAGAAATAGCACCTGATATAGCAGAAGCTGGAGCACCTACGCCTGAAAAACTAGCAGTTGTAGAGCCCACATCTGTAAGTAATGATAAAGCTCTTAAAGCAGTAGCTTTGTCTGAAAAAGGATTTCCTCCTATTTTCTCCTATTTAATTAATGCAACCTTTTTATCGTGAGGAGTCTGAGGATTACTAATAGCCTTTTTATCTTCAGCCTTCTTTTTATTTTCATTACTCTCATTAACTTCTTTCCAAGTTTGGACTTTGAAACCCCACTAAGCTTTAGGAATACTATTTTTTAAATCCTGATAAGATTTACTACGGTACCATCTCACTGTGGCATCTCCCTTTGGTCTTGTGAAATATAAATATTCTCCCTTTTTATTTTTAGAATTTCTAACTTTATATACAGTATTATTATTTAAGTCTTGAGTTGTTTCAACATATTTACCAAAAGCTTTAGCGTATTCTGGATGTGATTCGATAAAAGGAAGATAATAAGCCAAACCAAGACCTAAGTTATTTATTCTAGCACCTACTTTTGGATTAGTTATAGATGTTAAAAACCAATCATCACTATCTGCAGGTCTACCTAAAGCATTTCCAAGTTCTTGTAACGCTTGTTTTGACTAATCATTGGATATTCCTGTGCCTGTAAAAGTAAGTCCAGCTCTATAGGTATGGTTAGCATCAAATCTTCTTTTTCTTACATCTCCTACATATGGATTGTTAAGTAAATACTATTCCCATATTTTATTATGAGCAGCCTCCTATAGTTGTCTCTACTCAGCCTTATCCTAATCAATAATAGCCTGACTTTCTTGTTCATATTTACGTCTAGCTTGTGCTAATAAGGTATCTTTTAACTCAGGATGAGCCAAAGCCTAATCTGTTAAACCTGCATACGCCAAAGCTTGGTCATCATCACTAATATCAAAAGCTTGTTTCTTATCAGGTTCAGAAGGAGCAGAACTTTGAGAACCAATATTAAAATATCCATTATTCCATCCACTAATACCTGCCCTATTTGCAGCAAGTACCATGTTATTCTTCCAAGTATCTAAATTAAAATTCTTGTCACTTGGATTATATTGTCCTAAGATATTTCTATAATTAGTATAAGAAGCTTTAACATCATCATTCATTTCCTACTTAGACATATAATCATCTAAGTCTGCCATAGTTTCAGCTACTCTATTAGTGTATTCTCCTTCTTTGTCTTTATTCCAATAAGGTTGAAGGTCATTAGCTGTTCCTGCTGGATTATATTTCTTTTGCCAATAAGCATCAAATCCGTTCTTAGCATAATCAAATCCATTTGTATCGTCAGAAGTTTTATTTTTAGCAGCTAAAGCTTCTCTTAACCCCTTACCTATCTAACTAGCATAGGAAGCAAATTGTCTATTAGCTTCAAAAGCCTAATACTTACCTTGCTTTCTCTTTTTTAAGGCATCATAATCTTCCTAACTAATTTGTTGACCTTTATTATTATAATAGTAATTATCAGAATCTGTATTAGAGAATTCTCCCTTAGTGTCTGTTATAGTTCCAAATTCATCAGTACTGAATCTGCCTCCTCCATTATTAATATCTTCCTATAAAGCATTAGTAAAATTAGTGTACGCATGCTTCCATTCTTCTTTTTGTTCTGGAGTCCAATCTGTTTTAGAATTAAGAAATGTTTCTGCGTTATCTCTTATATTCTAGAGATATAATTTAGCATCTAATTCATGACCTCCAAAATTATATTTCGATTTTTTAGTCTATTCTGCCATATTATAAAATTAGGGATATACCTAAATGAGTATCTAGATATATCCCTACGTTTAAAATTGATTACTTCTAAATTCTTCTTACAAGACGTCCACCTCTACGATAAACAGGTTCTGATTGTGGAGCACCACCTGCCTCAGGTCCACCTTCCTCTGCTGGGGCACCACCTCCACCAAGCATTTCGAGTACCATTTGACATACCTGAATAGCGATTTGACAATCTTGATTTTGTACTGCTTGCTGAGCACCTTGCATCAACATAGCTGTTGGGTCTTCACCACCCTACTGTGGAGCAGCAGCCTCTGGTGCTGGAGCAGCTCCACCTTCTTGAAACTTCTTAATAAATTGCATGTGTTTAAATTTAATTTGTTAATTAACTAGTTAATTATCTAATAATATTATGTATTTCAATAGTACATATTAATTATCTAAAATGCAAATAATTTTGATGACTTATGTAATTATTTATTTTTTATCGTTCTAATCTTTCTTAGATTCAGGAGCATCTACATATTCTGGTTCTCTATGGTCTTGGGCGTATAATTCTTTAAACATTCTCTTGCCAAGCCTCTTACAATACTTATTAAATAACTCCTTATTATCTTTATTAGCTTCCGCCTTTTTAGCCCAAGTAATCATCTATTTTGTAGAAATTCTACTAAATATACGTTCTCCACCCTATAGATCCATTTGAGTTGAACCATCAGGAGCAAGTACCTTCATTACATATTTATTAGGATCATCAGATTCATCAAACTCAAAATCATCTCCTTCTTCTATACCTGAATTCTAGTTTACTTCAAGTATATATTTAGCATTAGGAAACGAGTGTAATGTCTCATCTTCAGGCTAAGCTTTATATACTGCAGTTACTTCATCGTCATCATTAATAGCTATCTAGTCAAGTGGAATTTTAGTATTTTTCATCCACATCTCTATAACTGGCTACTATTCAGACCAAATAAATAGCATTCCTTCATCAGGCGCTAACTATTCTCTATCTTGAAGTCCCTTCTTTCTATCTTCTTCAGTTTTAGCTATTTCTACAGTATATTGTTTGTCTCCTATAATTATTCTTTTCTTATCCATTACGCAACAGAATTAGCATGTTTAAGCCTATTTTTAAAATTAGCCGCCCAATTAGCAGGTCTCTCAAATTTCTACATAAATACTTTAGTTGCATCTTCTACAGTAGAAGTATTTCTAAGAGCATTTAAAGCACCCTTTTCTGTACTATTTAATTCACTCCATAAATACTCTAACTACTAATTAACAGTTGGGTTTGTACCATATTTACTAAATAATCTTGCTTTACGGGTGCCTGTCCACTAAGCTAGACCATAAGAATTATGTCCATCTCTAGAAACTATATTATGTTTACCTCCTGACTCCTACATAATATTACCATAGATACCCTTAGCCTAATTTTTAGTCAACCCCTTATTCATAAAGAAATTAACTATCTAATTACCTGTAGGAGTTCTATCATCAGGCACTTCTTGAACAGTCTACTCTAAAGGATTCCATCCTGCAAATCCTTCTTTTTTCTAATTTCTAGACTAAATTCTATCTAAATTCTCCTAATTAGTTAATTCTTCTCCTATTGGAGTATATTCTATCTAAGGAGACTCTAAGTAAGAAGGAGCCTATACCTAATTATAGGATACAAATAAATCACTTATTCCCATCTAGTGTACCTCCTTTCTTGCATTTTTTAATTAGAGAACATAATTCAAGATAATCCTTATTTGTATAGTCGTATTTTAATCTAAACAAATTACATCCATTTTCTTTGCATTTTTGTTCTTTTAATTTATCTCTTTCCTAAGTCTATTTTAAACCTAATTCACCACCAAAGTGTTCTACCGGAATATAATGTTGTACTCCATCATATTCTATTGCAATATTTAAACTTGGTATATAAATATCAAATCTTTGTAAACCTAGCCAAGATACTATTCTATTGTTTACTTCATATAAAATGTCTAATTTGGGAAATGTTTTAATTAATTTTTCATATAAAGCATACTATCCTTTATTAACACATTTAGGACATCCCTAACCCATCATATGATTTGCAGGGGTTTGTGTAAATTCACCATGTTTGGGACATATAATTATTACTTTATCGTTATTACCCGTATATAACGATTTAGAGTAATTATATTTATTACCATGAATTTTATTAGATCTTTCTATAAAGTCTTGTATACTCAAACTTTCTGAATTATTAGCTTTAATTCTTCCGCATTTAGGACATCCAGAACCTTCATAATGTACTTTGGGAGCTTGCTGAAATTCACCGTGTATTGGACATATTATGGTCACAGGCTTATCATAACGTACATAGTTTACCTTTGAATAATCAAATTTATCTCCATGTACTTTTTTTGCTTTTTCCAGAAAAATATCATTATTATACGAATGAACCTAAATAGTTTTTTCAGCTTTACATTTTGGACATCCACATTTTTTTAAAATATGGTCTTGTGGACGTTGTTCAAAATCTCCATGTATAGGACATGTTATAATAACTTTTTCTTTAGCTTTTACATATACAGTCTTAGTATAAGAGTATTTACCATTATGAATTTCTAATGCCCTAGGTATAAAATTATTTTTGTTTAATTTCTACATTTATACTCTTAATTAAATTAATACGATCATCTGTATTATGTATTATCTAATAAACTAATAGTTCACCAGCCTATTCAGCATATTTATCTTTTTTATCTTTACTAGTTTCTTCATTATACTATTTATATAAAGATTCTAACTCTTGAGTAACTTCTAAGCTAAGTATTAACTCTGCTCTTTCTATCTCAGCTTGTTGTTCACCATTATTATCAACTACTGGTATACCTTTCTTAGTTAAATCTTCCGCATTTTCCATATGATGCTTATGAGCATGTAAAGCACCTTCAGGAATAACATTTTTCTAATTAGTTTCCTCAATCTTATCTGATTCTTGTTTAGGTTTATCAGTTTTACCACCTTCTTCTAACTTCTATATATCTAAACTAATTATAGGAGCCCACTCTTTAGATTCTTCTAACTATCCTCCTTCTTTCAATTTAGATACTTCTGGATATTCAAGATTAATTATAGGTTGCCACTATTCCTATTTAACTTCTATATCTATTTTATCTTTAAGCTAACCACCTTTTCTATGTTTTCTTAGATTAATTCTCTATAAAATAGCACCATGTTTGGCAGCTCTTAAATACTATTGTTGTATGCCACCATTAATATCCTATCCATATCTAGTATAAGCTAAATATGATTTATTAGCTAACTAATCTTGATATTCATTAGATATATTAGTCATAATATTCTATTGAGTCTTGGCTGTATCAATAAGCCTATTAGCTCGTTTCCTAGCACCGTTACTAAATAAACCATATTTCTTACCTGCTTTGGAAACAGCCTCTTCTATAGTATTTACAGAATCTGCATAGTCTCCTCCAACTTTTTCAATAGTGTCGTTATTAGCAGAGAACTACTTAGCTCTCTTTGCCCCTATACCGTTGATTAATCCTACAGGAGTAAGTTTCATAAAGCTACTATCTAATATTTTATCAGTAGTAGTCATCTAATCAGTTCCTATTCCTAATGCAGATAATCCATCTCCTATAAATTTTCCAGCTTTCATAGCACCTCCAAAAATAGTTCCTACAGGGGAAAACATCATTGCAGCATTAGATATAGAATCATAAGCATTATTTAATCCTTTAGTTAAACCTGAATCTTTAGCATGCTATTTACCAAAGAACATATTATCTAAAGTATCTACTGCTTGACCACCAATTCCAGCTACTCCTGCTGTCTTATCCTAATTAGACAAATTCTTCCAATTAGACATTAACTAAAGACCACTGCTAAGAGAGCCTCCTAACTAACCTAGATTAGCTATTGTATAATTACCGGACATTATGCCAAAATTAGTTAACCCTGAAGAGATGGGATTTAAAGCATTAGAAGCTGTCTAATAATTCTAACTTATTTGCTACTATCTTATCTTAGCCTGTTCATCTTGTTGTGCTTTCCATATATTAGTCTATTGCTAATTGATAGCATTTATAGTATTCTAATCTAATACAGAACCAGCTGTAGTAGGGACTAATCCTCCAACTAATCCCTACTATACAAACTGAAATCCTGCCTAACCTTTCTATATTAGTCTTATTTTTTTATGCATAACTAACTTGATATATAGTATTTATAAAATCAATTATTGCTAGTTCTTTACCTGAATATCTAATTCTAATCTTTATGAATTTATCTCTCATATCAGTTTCCTTTCTATTTTGAGCACTTCCAAAATTATACTTATAAATATTCACATCATCTAACCAAGAAGATGTATCAAATGGGTGTATTCCATTCTCGAAATCTACTTTATATAAATTATACATTGCATTATCCCTACCCTCAGTAGTTTCTGAATATCCAGTCAATGCAGAAGAAGAATATCCAGGAATTGCTATTTCACCTCTTTCTTTTACTGCATCTGGAATAGGTGAATTATATAAAGGTAATGGAGGTAGTTTATCCCCAGCTCTAGTGCCTGCTCCATCTTTCCAAGTAGAGTTTTCTGGAGTGCATAAAGCCTTAGTAGAATCCTTTCTTTCATACTCATTTTTATAAGTAATCAGTAAAGGATTTATCTATACTTTCCATCTATCCTCAAGATAACGCATATTAGAAGCCATTAAACCTCTTCCTCCAAAAGAAGAAGCTGAAGTATCAGACTAATCATCAACATCAATAGCAGGAACGTGATTCCAAACTCTGAACTCCTATCTATTCGGATAATACACAATTTCACCTCCAGATAAGTGTCTATAATCATGTTTTCCTACCTAAGCCATTATATAACTATCCTCTACTTCATTGATATACTTAGCTCTTGCAAAATAATTATGTGGTAAATCTGCTGACTTGTTCTATTGTCTAGTCTAAATCTTCAGGAAGTCACTATTATACTCAATATCACAACCATTGTATTGCCAAAGAGCTTTCATAGCTTCTTGTCTAAAATACATATTTGGTTTATCTTTTGCAAAATCATAAGCCTCTCCTATTACTTCATAATGAAAAGATTCAGGTTTTGCTTTATTAGCTATCAATTCCAAATTAGTAAATATCTTATGAACACTAGGATCATTAACTACAATAAACTCAAATTCAAATGGATGCTATTTACCATACCAATAACATGGATATATGTCATCTGCTATATCAAATGAACCTGCCTAGCCATGTTTCCAGAAATCAGTACTTAAGAACTGCATATTCCATTTAGGAATAATTGCAACGGTAGATTCATAAGTAGCTACATTATAACTAGCTACTTTATTATAATAGTAATCTTCTAGTGTTTGTTCAGAATTAGGTATAGTAGCATTAACAGTAGCTCTGATATTTAATAATTTAACTATGGTATCAGGATTTATCTATTTATCTTTAGGTAATATTTCTCTTTTACCCTGCAAATTCTTGAATATAGGAGCATTAGTATGAATTAACTCTGAATAAGTAATAGTTTGTGCATGAACTATATAAGCCTATATAGGACTATCATTATACTTAAACATATTATCAGAGTAGGAAACTAATTCTTTCCATTTAAAATACATAGACATAATATTAGTAGATTTAGATAACTAAACATCATTAGATACTTCTATCTAAGCTGATAACTTACCATACTAATTATATAAATTATTAATAATTTCATATGCCTTTGTTTCTTTAAATTTTTCTAAACAGTTGTCAGAAGTCACACCCTATATGTCAACAGCAGTTAACCGCTACTCCGCAATGTCCATACTTTCTTTAGTATTAGGTTCCCACTTATTTACATCTGTATCAGCATAAGCATGATGCTTTTTATTTCTATAGTAGAGTTCAGAAAGTAACATAGCCCTCATATCTTTATTTATAAACACACTACTTATTTTGTTATGTTCTTCATCCTTGGTAGTTAAATAGACCTTTTGAACTCCAGTCTCATCCATTAAATCTCTTGTATACAATGGTGATTTAGGATTTATATATAAGCCATATACAGAGACATCGTGAGTTGGGAACAAGGCATCCCCTACATTACTTAAAGGAAATGACTCCTACATTTCTCCTTCAGAATTAGTAAATTTTAGCTTCTGTAAAGTAAAATTCTTATAATTACCATAAATATCTCTACATAGTTCATAACTAATATCATATGGTACATTATAATTAGGAATTACTCTATTAGATAATTGTAATATACCAACAAAATAACTTGTTGTCATTACTGTTCCATAAGTAGTTTTATAAGTTCCATTCTTAGTTAAATAACTAATAGGTACTGATATATTCTATACTCTCTCATCTAAAGTAGGATCAAATACTACATTAGTTAAAGTAATGCCATCTGCAAAAGAACTAGTAGAGTGACTTGTACCTAATTTGGCAATCCACTTAGACGTTTCTCTATTAAATGAGAATGGTATATTATTTATATTCTCCATAAAACTAGGAACCCAACTGTAGAATGTAATAAACTTATCTAGCAACTCATTATAACATAAATTCCATACTTTCTCCTAGAAACCAGTAGTATTATCATAGAAAGTAAACATTACATCTCCTTTGTAAGAATTGTAACAAGTTTTTACATTACGAACTCCTAATGTAGGTGTAGTCTCTCTTTCTCCAAGAGTAATGTTATTATTCAGAAATTCTTGTACTTTAACGTCTGAAATACAAGTTAGGGAGTTTCCATCAGTCTTCCAAATCTTCTTAGCTACAGTATCTACTCCATATACGTACTAAGTGCTGTCCCCTCTTTTTCCAGGGGTCTTCAGAATACTATCTGCCCATTGACTACCGAACATATCAGAAATGATAGTTGGGGTCTCTGGGAGCACTCTAGAAGTGGCTACAAGCTATCCTGATACCTATTGAACTGCTGTCTAATTGACTGGAGCAACTGCAATTCCATGTTCAAATATAATTAATAAATTGGAATTTAACGAGATTAACTTAGTTATTTCCCCATATTCTCTAGTATAGTCAACACTTCTTGTCTTTCTAAATACTCTGTAACCATTTTTATATGCATCATTAATATGAATATCGGAATACATAATACGTGTTCCAAACCAATTCTTAATATAAGGAACATCAGGCAATAGATTATTCCATCTATCACTTAAAGATTTACTAAATCCCTTATTATAAATGTGTGATTCTGGAATTTTATATGTGCCCTCCACACTCATAGGAGTATATGGGAAATAACCTCTGGAGTGTCCTGTCATTTGTTTTTCATCAACATTAGAACTATCTAAAGTACGTATATTTAAATTGTAAGATGAACGTACTCTAAAGGTCACCCACATACCTAACTAAACAGCATTAACGTCTCCTAAATTTATGTTCTCATAACTCTCCGTTTTAGATGGATTATAATTATCCCTCCAAGTATTTTCATCAACAATCTCATCATTATAAGGAGCAGAAGGAGAGTTAAAGTTTCTTATGACCCTATGAGTAAATTGACATATATAACAATCCCCCCTAAATGCAGAAAACTAATATCCCTCTTTGTAAAAGTCAGTAGAATCATTAACTAACTAGGATTTTTTAGTTACTAAATAATTATCAGACTCTGATATATCAATTCTATCTGTAATAGCAGAATATGTAGAGTTATCATCCATTCTTATCTAAATATACTTAAGTGTATTGCTACTATCATATTTAGGTATATAAATATTCACAGTAGTTGCAGGAGTTAATTTATCTGAAGTATTGGCTACTCCTAAATAAGCTCCGTAAATACCTCTCACTATATCGGAATTAGTCTACTTATTACTTATAGTCTCTTCATCTGTTTCTGACTTGTTATTTTTATCATTTTGTGTTTTATACTCATCACCCACAGATTCATATCGCCAAGCTTCTTCTGCGTATCCAGCCCTACTTCTAAACTTTAGATTATCTAATCCTACACATTTAACATCTTCAGGGACACTAATTAATTTATAAGTTCCTGATATACTAGAATTAGTATCATAGTAATCAGGCATATAATAATGTCTATAGTTATTAATTACATCCTCTGAAAAATAATTAGAACTATGTCCCAATAATAAGTTATTTCCCTAAGCTTTTGTAGATTCTATCAAATGTTCATTACCAGTAAATAACTAATTAAAATAAGCTTGATTTACTTCAAAATCAGGACATAAAATAACCTATGTTTTATTCTTAGAATTATCCTTAATTATAATTCTATTCTCGAAATCTCCTCCCACTTTTCTAGACTCATCTAATTCAGCTATTTTATACCCCTTAGGACATTTGGTATTTCTTCCATCTAGTTTTTTATGCTACCAAGTCTAGATACCATATTTAATTTCCTAACCTGTTGCGGCTACCGTTGTTAACAAACCTGCAGCAGCCCCTGCACCTGCTATCACTAATCCTGTAGTACCTAATACAGCTGAGGCAGTTGCTCCCGTTGCAATAGCTCCTCCAGCAACTAGAACGCCATTTAATGTAGTTACACCTGTAGTTACAGCACCAGCTAGTGTTGATCCTGCAGCCAAAGCTCCTACAGCACCTCCAGTAATTATAGTAGCAGCACCTAAAGCCACAACTCCAGCGGTAATAGCAGCTATCTTACCTATTTTACCCCATAAGCTAGATGATTTCTTTTTAAATCTAAACTAATATCTAGATAGGAATCCTTCAGAAACATAATTTACATCATTAATATCCTCTGTAGTTACGTAAGTTTTATCTAAAGAATTAGATAATTGTTCCAATAAACCTCCCGCTGTTGGTATAGTTGGAGTATAAGAGTTCTAATCCAGCCCCAATGTAATACCTTGAGCTAATATAGTTGGGATTCTAGCTTGACGAACAAAGAAAAATCCTTTAACATACTTCTTTAGTTCCTACATAGCTTCATTATTAATTCTAATATCTAAACTATGTATAGTATCAGCATCTTTATCAGATTGAAATTTAATTACTCCTTTAACGTTCTCATTAAGAGCTGTAGATTTTAACTCTTTGTTTCTAGTATTAGTAGCTATTAACTAGTAATCTGTTTCATTATAATTAACATAATTACGTTTATTATTAAGATATAATGGTATATCTGAGTATAAATTAGGATCTGAATCATACTCAACTATATTGCTGCATCCTCTAATATTGAATACAGGAGTTAATTCACCATTAGGCAGTATATAAACTATTCCAAGTCTATAGAACTCATTATTCCAGTAACCTACATAGTTATATATGTACTAGGAATCCCAATAGCCTAAAGATGAAGTATTTATGTTATAATTCTAATCAAATTTACATTCATAATCTTTATTCCTTAAATAAGGCAAAAAGTGTAAAGATAAATCAGACAATTCTTTATAAGGTATTTCAGGTTTATGTACATTACCTAAAAATAACATATTTTGACAAGAAACCTACGCCTTAGCAGCATCTACTATTTCAAAAGTGTCATTAATATCTGTAGCAGTTATAGGTATAGTTGGTTCATAACCATTAATACTTATGTTGCAAGTACCCTAATTAGATACTACAAATTTCTTATCTATTTTTATGTATTCGGTATTAAAGTTTTCATCCTATTCCGCAGTATATCTAGAATAATAAACATATAGATAATCATAAGCTGGATCTATGTTAGATAAATATAGATTTACTGTCTTAAAACTATTCTAGTTTTTGACACCTGTAGTTAAACTATCGGGATTACCAAATCCTATAAATACGCTGACTAATCCCGATTCAGCAACAAAGTCTGTTTCATTACCATCAGCATCGGATAATTTAATATAGAAATGATAATTACCAACTTTAAGATTACCACCTGAAGATGTGCCCTCATAAGATAATTTAGGAATACTAATTACTCTTTTATATAATGAGGTGTCTATCTCAAACTAGTCTCCCTAATCATAAATATTGGTGTCATTATTACCTTTTCTATCTATTATCTCATAAGTATTTTTACCTGTGGCGCTGAACCTACTATTAATTAGTTTAGGGGTATTTATACCATCGTTAATAATCAAGTTAACAGAACCATCATAACTATATTGAGGAACAATATTTACTGGATGTTTTAAGTCAAATTTTAATTCATCTGTTACAAAATCTACTAATTCTCCTTTTTCATGCAAGATAGGTAAATTTTCAGTAAGAGGTTCATAAATTTCTTTACCCTCAACAACAGTCTTTTTAAGCCATTGGGTTCCTATAGTATATGTAAATATTGAATTTATATTACTAAGAAAATCATCTTCCCAGTATAGCTTATTGTTATATCGTACTACCCAGGAAACTGCAGGAGTCTTATTAGGTAAATAATTACCACATTCATCAGTTACAGGATTATTAGAAGAGTCTCTACCTTCAATTTTGAAATGTCGTCTGTAAGAGCCATCTTTAAATGCAGTTATTGATACATTTATAGCAGGGCTGTCTATGAGTTCTATCTTTTTATCCCCCTCCAACGTTGCATTTGGTACTACTTCATATGTCTTATCTATAAAAATATTAAAATTATCTTCTAATTCCTATTCTGTATATAACTACTCCTAATATTCATATTTAATCTAGGTTAGTCTGTAATTTCTAAATGGATTGTACTCATACACTAAGTTACCTTTAGTAGGTAATATCTTAGTTTGTACATTAAAACTTATTATATCACTCATCATTTAACATGCTTAGCCTCAACTAGTATTGTATCTGAAATAAGTAAATCTTTTATAGCTCCACCCCAGCCTGATCCTACAAATTTCTAAGAATATAACTAAATACCTGCGGGAGAAGATTTTTTAGGAATCAAAGATTCATCTTGATACGTAAAGGTTTTAGGTATAGAAAATTTACATTTGTTTTCTGAGAAAACCGCCTTAGACTCACTATAATTGGTTAATGCGTATACTTCCTAATTATTATTAATAGGTATCATTGTATCATTCTGAATACAGTATAAATTATTTGCAGATATATTAGATATATAAACATTATCAAAAGTTCTATCAGCAAAAGGTTTTATTGTGATATTCTAAGATTGCTGTGGTCTTACTGGTATTAAGGATTTTAGCTAAATCTGTATAGGAATATTTTTAATCACATTATTAAATTGTATAGTAATATTGGAATTGGAAGTATTATTACTATGTTTTTGTATCTATTCTAAATATTTACTATAGTCATAATTATTTAATAATAACTAGCTATTATCACTTGCTATCTTTGTACAATAAACAATATCTTTGGTAAAAGTAGTTACTGAATTAGAATAAATTAATTCGTTTAATTGTAAACTAGAAACCATATTAGACTAATTTAATACATATGTATTAGCTAACCATCCTGCCCATTTACTGGCAAGATCTTGTAAAGCGGTCTTTAACTAAATATTATTACCTCTAGCAGATATATTAATATAATCATTTAATAAATGAATATCGCCTTCATAATTAAATACTAACTGAGCATATATATTATTATCCTAAAAACCCTCATTATTTGAAAATATTTTATCTCTAAGGGTGTTATTAGTATCATTCGTCTTTGATATATAAGTCTAATTAGTACCAAAATTTAATAAATTAATAAAAAATCCATTTGGAAGATCAAAAGATGCAGAAGAATTTACATCATATTTACCCTCTCTTAAAAAATAGTCGCCATTACTTTTCCAAATTGAGTGTTGAGCGGTACCATAAGCCTTTCTTATTTGCCATAATTCAGCCATTTCAGCCATTTTATTTATTTCATCCCACTTTTCTTTAGCATCGTCTACCTTAAAATAATCTAAATCTCCTACATGTTCATTAATATCCCCTAAAGTTTTACTTTGATTCCACTTTACTATATATCTTTGTTTATCCTTACCATCATCACCACTTCTGTTAGCCCATAATGAATATACATAATTAAAACTAAAAGAGTCTCCTTCTAAAGTTAAACCATATTCTTCATATCCTTTTTGTATCAAATTAATCATTTCTTTATGGGCAGTAGTCTAATTAATATATGTTTTAATATATAGAGTTGGATTAACCAGATTAATTTTTAAAGACTATTTATTACGTAATTTTGCTAGAGTACTTTTTACACCTAGAGAAGAATTATAAGATTTTAAATCATTGCCCACATATTCTATTACATCTAAAGCTTCCTCTGCATTTAATGTACTAGTAAATAAAGGTTTGTAATTTTTATAAGCTTCTTTAGATTCCCATGGATCGGCAACACCTGACTAATCGTTGTTCTATCTTTTTATGATCCATTCATACTTTTTATCAATATTTTTAGGAGCTGTATTATCACTAGACTATTTTAAATATTCATTATTCTGAGTATCCTCTTGAATCTATATATATGAATTTCCCGAATATATATTAATCGGAGTATTAAGTATTCCAGTATCACTAGAATCCTCTTTTAAACTGAATGAATTATATGTATTTTGTAATCCAAGGTCTACTGTATACTATATTTCTCCATTATTTATATAACTTAAATTTAAACCCAATCCCTTAAAAACATCAGAAGTATCATTTTGAGATCCCTCATAACCAGTAATGTCCTTTGTTTTAAAATTAGCGTAATACTGGGCTCCTATATCTAAAGTTAATTCAAATTGGTTGTCTTTAAAGTCTTTTACATTATAGTAATACTAATTAAACATAGTGTTGGTCCATAACCATCTCCATTCAGACTTAAACCATTTACTATCTTCGGTATTATACTCCCCTAAAACATTTTTACTTGTATATTTGTATATTATTTTGACAGCATATAACATATTACTATATAAAGTACCTGCATCATTATAGAATATTGGAGAAGTGGGACTAATAGTTACTTCCTATTTATTTGGATCATCTACCTTATAAAATATATCTTTTTCCTTATTATAAGTAACTTCTATAGGTGTTAATTTTTCTGCTTCTGTGTTTAAATAAACATAAGATAGAGTTGTATCAACATTCTCAGGTATTTTACCGTCTGTAAACATTTGACCTGCATGAGGTATTAATTTTTTACCATCCTATTTAGATAATTTATAATTTGAAGAATTACCATTTAATGGTATATATTCTGTTATAATACCTGAATAAGAAACTAAATTATTAATAAAATATTTAGCACATAATCCTTGATTATCATAGAACTATACTTCTATTTCAGCTACTCCTTTATTATCTTCTGGATATATAGAACTATCTATTTGTAAAGTACATAAATTCTCTCCTATATAATATTTATAGCCTTCTAGGTTAATTTCACCACTTCCTATTTTACTAAAATCTATATAGTGTGTTTGTACTAAATCAGATAACACTCCATATTCCATCATAGGGGCTACTTTAAAGGATAGTATTAAATCTCTTTTATCTATTTTATTTCCTTTACTATCTGTATCTGGAATGTTTATTGTAAATCCCTCTTTAGTTATAGAAGATTTAAAATAGTTATTTACTATACAGTCCTTTACTTCTTCTTCATCCTCAACTCCTAATGGTTTCCCCTCATTATTATAGTAAACCCCATCTACAATATGATGTAAATCTAAATAGTATTTACCTTCTATAGGAACACCATTCTAAACCAATTGAGTAATCTTAGTATGTCCTTTATAGTTATCAGATAGTTTTTGATAGTTAGAATTTAAAAAATCAGTGTATTTCTCAGTATTAGCTTGTCCTGATATAGCTAATTCTATATATTGTTGAATTTTAGTCTCAGTTTCAGTCTTAATTTCAGGAAGTTTAGGAAGTGGGGCAATTCTAGCCTTCGTGTCTCCAGTAACATAATACTATCCAGCTTTATTAGCATCTCCTGAGTTACTAGCCCATTTAAAATCGTATATAACTATACTTTTCGGATTTACATCAGGGTTATTAGTTTGCCAATTGAAATTGACATATATATCGTACTATTGAAAGTTAACGTTTGTAGGTTCAATAGAGTCAGTCTATTTAGCAGAACTCTTTAAAACTTCATAAGTACTACTAAAATTCTATATTCTTTCTAATTCTATTAAAATAGCTAGCTTGCCTGAAACTTTAGATTGGAATACAGAATATCCTGAACTTAATAAGTTTCTATAACTATCTATATCAGGTTTATTAGAGTTATTAGTAGATTCCTAATTTATATAAAAATCATCATACCATTTTAAATCATTATTTAAATAATTAATTTTACCGGAATCTTCAATAGCTACTACATTTATTTTAAATTGTTTAGGAAAAGCTCCTACAATATGTGATTCATTTCCATAATCTGATATTCTAGATATATTATCATGTATATCCCCGGAGTGTACGATAAATTTATCTCCTGGGTTTAAACTATTGTCATAAATAACCTTTTTAATAGAATTACTTATAGTTTCTCTAAAACCAAAGTCAGTTGATTTAGTAAATTCGTCTAAGTTAAATTGTGTTTTAACACCACTTAATTCTTTACTACTAATATTTCTTTCAGGCGATGGAAAACAACCTATCTGAGATTTATTAGTTATTGGGTTGTAAGATACAATATAAATAATATCCCCAAATTCACAAGTACCTACTGGAATATAGCCCTCAGGTAAATAAGCTGTCTCTACTCTACCATTACCCATATCATTCTATAATGATAATTCATTACCATTCATAGTTAATAAGGTAGCATTAAGAGCATGAGTAAGACAAGTAGCCTGAGTATTATCAGGTGCGAAATCCATGAGAAGTCCATCTCCAAAAGTTGATTTTGCAGTCATTATAGTATTACCTGCCATAAATTATTTCTTTTTATATTTACGTTGTTCATCTATTATAAATTCATAATTATATTCTGATAATAATATGTCTTTGAACTTTAAGGGTTCTCTAAGTAATATTAATTCAGCTTTATCTGTTTTTAGTTTTGCTTGATAGAAAGAAAAACCTCTGTCCCAAGAATATGGAAATTTAAATATAGCTACATGCCCACTCTACATAATGTTACATTCATCATATATTTTGAAAAACATAACTTTTTCAAATATAAAATTCTTTTTGGGTCTTCCTCTACCAGTATGTTTCTAAGCTAAATAAGCTTCATATTGTGGTCTAGTTAGAGCAAAATAGTAATATCCATCCCATTTGATTTTCTTACGCTTATACATCACTCTTAACTTAGTTCTCATTTTATGCTAATAATATTCAAACCAACGTAATGAATTTTTCATCAAATATCCTGAATAAAACCATAACTTACCCTAATTAACAAGCACATCTCCACCGTAACTATTATGTAAATAAAAGGCTTTCCAACCATACTAGAGTATTCTTTTTATATCAGACTGTGCTATAGTTGGGTACATTTCAAATATCTATTCATAATAGTCCTAAATTGTTTTCTATTTCAATACTATTTACCCTAATTAGTGTATTCAGTTATTTTATCTTTATCTCTAGTAGCTAAGTAAATGGGTTTTTCTCTTCTTGTTCTTTTCTTACTTTCCATTACAAACTATAACTAATAACCACAGAAATTAGATGTAATGAAATCAACATCACGCCATTTACCTCGTCTAAAAGCTTTTTTAAAATCATCTCCTTCTGTTCTTTTCATCTATATGTAAGATTGTGTTCTACCCATTCCAGGTAATTTAAACTATGTATTATTCTCAATAATATCATCAATAATTAATCTTACACTACTCATCCAAATAGAAGCTGCTAAATCTCTTTTACTCCCATCGGAATAGACTTCTTTACACTATTCAGGAGTCATTTTAAGCTTTCTAACCGGAAAATTCATAAATATGTCGTGGCATGTAAAAGAATGCCCCATTGCAAAGTTACTCATTTATATTTATTTAGTTATTGGAAACAAAAATAGGGAAGCAAAATTGCCTCCCTATTCATTACATTGGTTTATATGATTTATTATATACCTTTCTGTCCCAAGAATATTTGGCATCTAGTATATCATTCATTTCATTTTGTGAAATATAGTCAGGTACTCTAGCAGCATCTAATAGAAATAACCATCTTTTACGTAAGAATTGGGCTTCCTACATAATTATCTAGTTATGAGTTTTAAAAGCCTCTTTTTGTTTAATAGTATAAGCTATATAAGCTGCTATAGCACTTGCTTCTTTATCATTTATATCAGGTAATCCATCTTCGTCTAAAATATTAGCATGATATAGTAAATTTACTGTATCCAAACCTTTATTTACATATAAGGTATTACCTACTCTTTTATATTTAACAAACTTACCACTTATATAATAAGGATTGGTAAATGCTTTTCTGGATTCTATATAATTCTCTACATTTGCAGAGTAAGGATCCCCATCCTACTTTACATTACTAGTATAATTATAATCTTCACCACAATAAGTAACTGCTTCTATTATAGAAACATCACATGGTAACTAAATAGACCCATTAGAGCAATCTACTTTTAACTGTACCTATTTAAGTATAGTATTTTTATTTCCTATTTTATCGTAAGCAATTAAACCAATTTCTTGTAAATCTTCTAAATCGCCTGTTACATCATATTCTGTTTTAGCTTGACTTATTGCATAGTTAAAATTCATATTGTATTTAATTAGTTACCAGAAGTATATTGCTAGTCATTAGGTAATTTAGGAGTAGCTGCTTGTCTATAATAATATAGTTTCTCTTTAGTTAATTTGTCTTTAATTAACTAATCAATAAAACTATGATTTACATCAGGTCCATTTAAATCGTCTAAATTGCAACACTTATATTTACTTAATTGTCTTGGATCTTTAAATACTGCAACTATAGACACTTGTCTTACAAAAGGAGCATTAAATAAAAAACAATCTAACATTCCATTTGCATTAGGAGCGAAGTCAATCCATACATAAGGTTTAGTTAATCCCCTTCTTCTATATTTTATAGTTTGTAATTCAGACAATGATGTGACAATAGTAAATTTATTCTATCTATCAGTAGCTCCTAAATACTTAATAGCCTAAGTTCCGTATGTTGTGACAAGTTGTGGTATTTGAAAATGTGCTGTAATGGTGTCGCCATCACTCTTTTTACCACAAGAGCATCTCTCTAAAGATTCACAATCAACATCTACACAATTAATAGCCATTAATAAGTCATCTATAGGAGCAATTCCTTTAGAATGTAATTCATTTATTATTGATAATCGACAAGCTACTATTTCATCCTAGAGCTAGTCTATATTCATAGATAAATTCTAGTGATAACCTCTTAAACCCGATACTACATCATTTCGTATCTAACTAGCTAATTTCTCTATGTACATTTATACTTACTATTTAGATTTATTTTCCTCAGGATTCTATTTAATTCTATGCTAACATGTAAAATTATAACAACGTATACCCTTTAAATAAGTAACTTTCGATTTTAGTTCTGCAATTTCTGTACATTTATCTGCAATAGCTTTAGATTTTTCAAAAGAAACTTTATCAATTTCTCCTCTTAATCCTTGTAGCTGTTTTCTAAAATCACTCTCTAATTCATGATAGTCTTTGATATACTTGTCACAAGTCTTCTACAGAAAATCATACTAATCCTGTTTTAAATCTTCTTTTTTATGTTGTACTTCTACTAAACTTTGTTCGGCTTCAGCATCTGCTTGTTTCTTTTTACTATTAAAAGTAAAAATATAAGTAATGGCGGCACCCAGACCGCCACTACCTATTATTGGTAAAATCCATTCAAGCAACACTTGTTCCATTAACCTTTAACAGTCTTTACTCCTTTAGTTAATTCTGACTCTGTATGAGATTCAAGACCAGGATCAGAGACTTCTGCATTAGTATCCGAATCTATAATAGTGCCAACTTTTTTCAAAGCAGTTTCCCAAGCGCTAACTAAGTCAGTATCATTCTTAACCCAGAATACATGAGTTGTATAAGAGTCAAGGCGTCCACCAACAACACTCAATGGATGACTGTTAGCAGGGGCATGATATTCAATGATATACTGATTATATGTAGCACCTACAATAGGAGTTTCTACTTGACGGATAGCAGACCATTGATAATTTGCAGCAGTAGGAAGTCTTAAATCCTTAATAATTTGAGAGTAGGTACCAAATGCATTCTTACCAAACTTAACTAATGCTATAGGGTCAGTAGCTTGTATCTTATTAGGGTTCATTGCTGCTACTTCATCATCATAATCAGCTGCTTCTTCAAAGATATTGATAGTTACCTTTCTGAATCTCTGATATTCTGTAGCACCTGTAAGAGTAATCTTACCCGCACCATCATTGGCTACCTTAATAAGGTCTTTATCTACTTGGAACATATGATTAGACTTAATTGTCTTCTCAAGTCTGTCTGCAAGAGCCTTAGCAGTATCATCCTTCTTAGCAATAAATTCTACCCAGAAAGGTTTGCCCTTATGATGCCAAGGAGTTGAATAAATATAAGGTTCAGCACCTTCTACTCCTAAATAAATATCAAGTCTTAAATAATTAACTGCATGGTCTGTAGGTACAACAGAAGTTAACTTAGTGAAGTCAATTGTTGCTTCACACAACTCTGCTGAATATCCCTTACGTCTACGAATACAATCAACATTATCTTTTACAAAGAGAAAATCTCTCTTAATCTTGAGAACATCCTTCTAAACTCCATCAACTTTCTCTTTCTTACCTTCAAAGAGAACTACTCCTTTACCTGAATCCGGATCCAGATTACTATTAATAATAGTTTGTGTCTAAAAATTTAAACCTGCCATAATTAGTTATAATTTAATTAAAATTACTACTGTTGAGCTGCCTACTATTGAGGTGCAGCCTACTACTGTCCAGTTGGTCGGGCAATAGTATTAGTCATCTAAATATTATTTGCCAGTCTTGGATCATTTGAATGCTCCATAACTAAGTGTACCAACTCATTTATAATCTCTTGGTTTACATAATCTGGAAACTCCATAATTTGAGAAGTATCTTCTGTTAAATCAATCTATTCTTGTGTCAAACGAATAAATTGAGGACTCTTTACATAATCAATTTGCACTTCTACTAACTAGAAGAGAGAATCGTCTTTACCATAGCGGATTTCGCAACGAACATTGCTTGGATTTGCAACTCTTACCGCAGTTGGTTTCTCTACTAAAGAAATATCTTTTGAAACTTCTCCATTTTTAAGTTTAAAGGTTCTCTAGAAGTTAGAACCAGCTCCGGAATCATCTGATGTATTAGTAGCAACTGCTCCATTATCACTAGTTACTTTATAACCACCTATAGGCATATCAGTGCCAGTATAACCAGATGGATTAGATTCTCCTACTGTTCCGGCAGTAACTGGATCAGTTGGAATAGTGATACTAGAAGCCTGATTATGTATATAATAATACGGACGCATTGGAGATGGTCTATTGTAAATATCAGTTACAATCTAACTCCAAGAATCCGCAGTAAGTCGAGTTGCAGGAATTTGAATATATGAACCTGCATCCCAACAGTCTTTTTGTTTTGCAACATAATAGATACATACACAGTTAAGCATATGTAAATAATCAATAGGCATAAATACCTCATAAGTAGCACCATTCAAAGATTGAATCTAAGAATGGGCTGCACTTAAATAAGAACTGGCAGTTGCATACTATATATCTGCAGAAGGACTCTGTCCATCATATGTGGGATTAGTACCTCCTCCAGTATAGTTATTGTATGGCTTAGTCTTGTTAGAACTAGTCACACCATACTTATGAGGTTTTAAATAAGCCGTAGATTTTAAGACTCTTAAATCATCAGTAGTCTGCTGATTAATATCATATACATTATATACTTTATTAATATACTAATTAATCGCCTTATTAAAAAGGTAATTAAATTCGTACAGTTTAAGAGCTGGAGCTTGAATCTTACTCAATTCTATTAAAGTTGCTTCAAATATCTCGTGTTGTTACCCTATAGGCTTTTTATCCTATAGCTCTAAAACTTCTTATTTGTTTTAGTCCAGCATACATATTCTTCCTAATTTCTTAGGAAGGGGAACACTCTTGGGAATATTATATTCTATTATTTAGGTTCAATTCCTATGCGTTACGGTGATTATTTATATTATTAAATAATTTACCACGGTATTAACATCACAGCCTCCACCGTTTTTGCTCCCTACTGCTTACCTATTACTAGATAAGTGGGCAGTATTAATTTATATTTCATAATAAATTAATTTTAATTCTACCTAGCTGTCATTTAAAACGATTAATTTTGTTTATTATTTCTTATCTGAGAGTTCTTCATCTACGAACATTTCAGGATAAGTATCTTTACGAATCATAGCCATGACTTTACTATTTTTAGGACTTTGCATCCATTCAATAGCAGCATCATCTGTTGCTCCTAAGATACATTTTCCATCGTCACCGAAAACATAGAGACCTTGTTTCTTTCTAATTACTCCATGTTCACGAGCTTCAATAAATAACATACGGAATTGCATATCTCCTCCGGTGTAACAATTAATAATCTTCTCTGGAGTCTTTTCTGCAATAGAAATTAAATAATCCTCAACATCTGCATTAGGTTGATTCTTCATATTTCTACCTAATACTCTAGCTACAAGCAATCTGCCGTCATAACCTCTTTCATCATCAAGAATGAAGTTAATAGCCTGATGAATAAGTTTCTTTCTAGTAACTCTACGAGATGCATCAAGACCTGGTCTATCAACATATAACTCAGCAGCACCATAACGAGGTCTTGTAGAATGTTTGTCTACAGTACCATCAATTAAATAATCACCCTTATCATTCTTAGCATATCTATCTACAGCAATAAGATCGCAGTTTTTAATTGCTTCCCATTCAGCAGCTTGATAAATATCATCTAAATCAAAGGACTTGCCATCAGTAATAGTAAACACTTCAGTTACTGGAATAAAATGTGCTAAACCTAGCGCTTCTCTATTTCTTTCATCTTCCGTAAGGATAATATCTCCATATGAATTTACCTACTTTACACACTCTGGAAAACGTCCAGTTTTAGGATTTCTTTGTGGCTGAATAAAATATTTCTATCCAACTTTACCATAAACACTTCTAAGAACAACAACATTACTCTTTAAGTCACCGTCCTTTACATCATTAACTTTCTTTGCCATAATTCATTATAAATTTCTATGAATAGGTAGGAGAGCACCTCGTCTCCTACCATATCTTAATATTATTAGATAATCTTTTTAAATCTATTAATTAAATCAATATTCCTTAGCTTTAAGGATAAATGATTTATAAGGGTTAAATACAGCGATACCTGCATATCCCCAAATTGTCATAAGACCACCGGCTACAGGTGAACTTACAACACCACTTTCACCTCCTGAGCGACCACCTACACCAAGAACTTCGTTGAAAATGTAGTCTTTACCCTTCAATGAGAACATTTGAATAGGAGGTTGTGTAGATGTCTTACCAGTTGTCAAATCAATACACAAGAAATATGGGTCTTGGTACTCTCTAGACAATGTTCTATCAACCTTAAAACTGATAGTATTGCCTCCCCACTCATACGCATCGAATGTAGCGCCTACTTTAATATACTTTCCTTCACCTTGCTTAGACCAGAGATAAGCTCCATCAGTCTTTCTAGTAGAAAGATACTCACCAAGTACTCTCTGTACAATAGCCCAAGCTTTTTCATTACACATAAAGCAGAAATGATTACCTGTTGGCTTATCTGCTTTTGATACCATATCAGAAATTACTGTATGGAATGTACCTATTGTAATTCTATTTGCAGAATACTTACTTGCAAATCTTTCAATTTGAGGGATAGCACCATCACCAATGAAGATAGGTCTTCCTGTAGCTTTATCAGCTAATGTAGTCTTACCATCAACACCTACAGTACCCTTAGCAAGCAAAATCATATTCTCTCTTGCATACAAGAAGTTCTCGATAAGATTCTTCTTCATAGGATCCAGCTTGTAAATCTTTTCAGTAAGGCATCCCTGGTTCTCTCCTTTACCAATCTTGATAAATGTATCTTCCATCAATGCATACTTAGCACTATATGTATCCTATACACGAATAGTACTCATATAATTACGCATCTTTTCTACATTACTCTGATACTTAACCCAACCAGTCTCATGCAATTCTGGTTTAGCATTACCAATAAAATAGGTATAATCACCAATATGAGTACCATCAGTATCAAGTACAGAAGAATAATCATCATCGAGCAAGCGAACCATTACTGACCACATATTATCTGCCTTTCTAACACTATCGGAAACAACAAAACACTATTGACCAGTACTTTCAATCTTGAAGATTTCGTGCAAACGATAATAATTCTCTGGGAAAATCATTTCAATCTCAGAGCCGTTTGCTCCATCACCAACTGGTTCAGCTGCAAATGGAACACGTTTAATATGATTAGTTTCCACCTCCCACTCAAAGTAAGTGGAATCGATACTTTGATACTTACTTGGCTTAGAATCACCATAATAAACATTTCGCAGTGCCTCTGTCAAGAATGTAGCTGTCAATTCTGGATAGAGTCTGGATACTACTCCAAGTCGGTGAGGTCTTTCACCTAAAAACTTACTAAAATCTTCGTAAGTTCTTGTATCTCCCATGGTTGCATGGTTTGTTACAAAATTTGCTACTAACATAAATAAAAATTAAATTTAAGAATTAATCCCAATCGTCTGAATCCCAAATAGATTCATCCTTTTTACTCGCAGCTTGCTTTGTGGGTTTAAATACGAATTTAGATTTGTTAAGAATATCTCCTTTACCTGCATTATAACCACGAGTATATGCATCTTGTTGTTGCTTCTATAGCTCTGCAATTAATTCCTATTCATTAAGTAACCAAAATGCAGCTTTAGTTAAAAGTTTAGGATCTTGTAATGCTTTGCCTAAAGCACTAGAACCGTCTTCATCTAAAGCTAACATAAATTCAGACAAATTGTCCTTATCTTGATTGGATAATTGAATAGGTTGTCCTGCAAAACTATTAAAGTTGTCAATCTAATTGTTAACCACATTAGCAAATGCCTAGTATCTCTGCTGAGCAGCAGCCTATTGTTGATTTGCAATGTTCTGTTTTTGTTCTTCTTGTAATCTATTATATTGTTGTCTTAATCCATCAACTGTTTTCTTAAATAAAGTTTCATTAGCCTTAGCAGCTTCTAATGCTGCATCTAGTTCTTCATCTGTAATGTTATCATTACCAACTTTATTTAAAATATCGAAAGCATATAAATCTTCATCCGACATAGCATCAAACTAATTTGTATCCTATGGCTGATTAATCTATGGAGTAATAGTTTGCATATAATCTTGAACACTCATTCCACTATTTCTAATAGCATTAATAAGGTCAATTTCATCTTCTGCTAACTCATTATTAGTCTCCTAATGCTCTCTCTAATCTGCTAAGATATTTATCTACTCCTCTTTAGTTAGAGAATCCCAAGAGCGTTCTGTAACAGCACCACTCTCATCTTCAAATTTAATCTTGTCCGGATTACTAATACCTCTAAGTCTTAATACTTCAGTAGTTAAATCATCTTCCTAATCTCCTTCACTTGGAGGAGTAGAATCAGTCTCCTAATTGTCTGTTTTTTCAGGTTTCGGATCTGTTTCTAAATTGCTTGGAGTAGGGGTCTCATCGAATTCATCTACTTCAAACATTGTGTCATCAAAATTACTTTCCATATTCATTATTTCATTTTCATTATAAATATTAAGGAATAAGCATCAAGCTTATATTTATTATCTTCTGATTGTTCTAGAGTTGTTTCTCCAGGAGTTTCTGTAGAGTTTGTATATTTAGTTAATTCTATAGATTCTTCTTTAAGAGTTGTTCCAGCCTTAATAAATTTGTCAATCAAATTAGGAGTTCCATTAGTCCCATCACAAATCTACCATTTATCAGGTATATTTTCAGCACTATTAAACATTATAATGGAACCCTTAGGTAGAGAGTTTTTACTAATTAAGGATATGTTAGTATCACCTGCATCATCAACAGCTTTCTTTATTTTTTCATTAACTATTTCCATGGTTGGAAACTAATTATTTGCTATTGTATCAGGTTTAGTTTCAGTAAAACTAGGTAATTGTCCTGAAAATTTAGCTCCGCTTAATGAAATTCCAGTAACTTTAACATCATCACTATAAAATCCAAATTTATCATTAGTATCATCAGATATTCCAAATTCAGATTCTTTATAAGTGCCTATAATAGTATGATAGACATATTTATTATTTACAGAATCCCACTTACGTAATGCTAAGAATCCCTCACCCTAAATAAATTGGGGAACTCTCGCCTAATATATTTTTAACTAGTTAGAATTTAATAAATCAGATGCTAATAAAGTATTTTGAAGTTTGATAATTATATAATACTTATCTACTTTACGAATTTCAAACTCTAAGGGAATTATATTATGCTTTTGTGCACTGTCTATATCAACTATATATTTAGTATCAATACCATTATTATATAAATAAGCTTCATCTACTGATAAATTAACGTCAAATAATTTAACGTCATTTCTAGAATAAAGTTTAGTAGAAGAATCTGAAAATTTTACATACAGCTAATGTGTTTCTGGAATATTTTTATCTAATACTATTTGATTATAACTTATATCATCCTATATCTATACTTTTGTAGTTAAAAGAAATATATTGTAGGTGGTTTCTAACTCTGCTAGTATATAATTAGATAAACTTAAAGATATATTATTTGGATATTTTAATTCTAATTTATATAAGGATTCATCCTTCGATGATACATCTGTAACCCCAGTGACTATATTAAAATCACCTAAAATAGTATAAGTAATATAAGTTTTCTAATTTTTAGGTAACTCAGATTCTATATTTCTCCAATTTAAACTATCTATATCAAGAATAGACTTACCATTATCTTGATATAGGGCAAATCCTGATTTGTTATAATTATAATTTATTGATTGTAATTTATCCACAAAAAAGGGAACACTACAAAGGATATTGTCATTTATCTATAAATATGGTATATTGTTAATTGTTAATATCAACTAGTTAGAATTTATAGTATTATTTTTAATAGTTAAATTACTAATAGTTAAATCATCAAATTTACCTGAAGCGGGTAAAGCTGATGCTACCTAATATTCTGAAACTACTTTGTTTTGAATTAAATATAATTTATTGGATTCAACTACATAAGCTAAACCAGTTACTAGATTTGCTTTATTTAAGGCATCTATATTTTCATATATTAAGCCTAAATTAGTTAAGGCTTGCTATTTCTATTCAGGAGTTGTTTCCTATTCTGTTAAAAATGACACATAAGTAGTATCAGTATTATTTAATTTAGTTTTAGTACCTTCTACATTTATCCAAATAGAACTATCTTCTGTAACTAAATATATCCCATTTGCTTTAATTTCATCAGAAGTATCTACAGTAAATATATAATCTTTAGCTTCTGAATTTATTTTCCCGTTTTTAATTAAATCTATAAATTTATTTCCCCACTATAATTTAATTTCTCCATTACTTCTTAGTAATAGTGGGGAGGAAGAGGAACCTGCTTCCTAATAGTTTTTACCAAAAAGTTGTGCCATTATTTAATATTAAGGATTTGTCTTCTATTTCTAGGAGAATAGCTGACATGTACCCAAGAATAATTATACTCATTAATTAGCTAATCAAAAGGAAGCTTTAACTATTTAATAAGTTCAAATAATTGTTTATTACTTTCCTTAGAATTAGATTTAGTATGAATATCTGCAGCCTAGCCGAGTGTGTGCTAACTAGTTCTAGCACCTCCAACTGCTTTATTTAACTCAGGACATCTATATCCACTAGACACAATAATTGGCTATCCATAAGCTTTTCTCAATGGATCTAAAATATTATCTATTAACTAATTAAGACAATTTTCTACTTCTTTAGTAGGTTTATTGTCAATTTTTCTTTTATTTGCAGTTTCACTCTTAGTTAATTCTGCAATACTAAAATATTTTCCCATAGTATTTGTATATTTATTATTTTATGGTCTATATATATTTAATAGAAATATTGCTGCAAAACAAAAATAGAGGAACTCCTTAAAATTAAGAAATTCCTCTATTACTACTTTTTAATTATTTAATTAGCTATACTATATATGGACTTATTAACTATTCTGTAATATCCCCACTTAGAATAGCAGCATCTTCTGATTCTGGATTTATATTTAATAACTTACACAGATATATCTCTAGATGATTCTTTTCATGTGCTAGAGTATTTGCAGCTTCATAAATAGAATCTGATTCTCCTACAAATATAATACTGTGATTAGTTTTGTCACAATTATAAATAAATCCAGAATTAATATAATTAGTTAGTCTATTTGTTAATTTATCATAAATTTTATTAGGCACATTATATTTACTAGCTATACAATCTAGATATTCTAAATCGTGCTTATACTGTATTACGTAAATGTCAACTGACCAATTATATTTTTCTAAACAAGCTTTGTAATGTATCATATAAACTCTTCCCAATCTACCATTGTTCCATTAGCTACCATAGTTGCATACCATCTTCTCATAGTGGTACCATCACCTGCATCCTCATCATCTATTGTGTCTTTAATGTAGAGAGCAAAGTGCTTTTCATCGGTTATACTACTACCATAGTAATCCGCTTTACACATATTAGCTACGAATACATAGTCACAACCTACATTCTTTTCTAATTGAACATTATATTGTTCTAAAGTCTTATCTACATATTCTTTAGATACTGGTTCAAGTTTTTGACCCCCTTTTTCCATCAGAGATACAGCATAATTACATAGAGCTTTATTGAAATGCCATCCATAATTACGTAAATACTACTTCATATATTTAGGCATATCATCATAAGTATCTAAAGCTTGTCTCATAATTAGAAATATCTATTATAGTCAGGGTCACGATACTCTTCTCTAGGGTATCTACGTCTTCCATACTTCTCATTGTAATCTTTAGACTACATTTCTTCAATACAGCGCATTACTTTTCCGCCATAATTGATCATTTTCTCTACATACTCAGAAAGATTGTCTAACTTTGTATCTTGTACTTCAATTATTGTTGCCATGATTTCATAAACTCTTTAAACATTTCTTTTAGAGAATTAACTTCCTCTCTTAAAGCTTTATTCTCTGCTTCCTATCTTTGTCTTTCCTAGATTTCAGGATTTAATTGCATAAGTATTTCATCACATCCTTTAATAATGTCTTTATGTAACTAAATACTATTAACTATATCTGTACTTCGCTATTTCATGGAATTAACTTCACTACTCATAGCTTCTTTATTACAAGATATAACTATATTATTACCAAAATCTGCTATCTCACTATTTGCTGGCAATTTCTAGAAATTAGTCATAGTTCCATTTACGTCAGCAGTAATATCTAAAATCATCTCCGGATTATACATCCCAGTATTACCATACTTAGGAATAGGCGGTGTTATGTTAGCTACCTTACCTAATTCCAATGATGGTACATTATCTTTATGTAATATAAATAGTTGATTACCGTTACGTAAATTAGAAAATGCCATGTATTAATATAATAATTGTAATGTATTATTTTCGTAATAAGCTAAATATATACCAGCCTTATTTAAAGTTGCAGAGGTAACAGCCTCTCCACCTAATGTAGTTAAATCCTAATTTTTTCCATTTGTGCTAAATACAATAGGAACTGCTGTAGAAGGAGCTGTAAATCCAGGCAATTTAAATAAAATTAATCCTGAATAAGCTTTATTTAAGAAATTATGTGGAGTAAAGGTAAATGTTACATTAGTGGTTCCAACATTTACTGAATTAGCTTCTAATCTAAGAATGCCATTTCTATTTGCGTAAACATAAGGATTAAGTAATATCATAGATACCTCCTTTCTTATGCCCAAACACCTGTATTAGCTCCATATAAATTATATGCTAAAGAGGTAGGAACTGCAGTAGCACAAGAATATGGTAAAGTTACTGTATTTGGAAGTTTACACTGAATACTAGCTATTTCTTGAGTTAAATTACTTACAGCGGCATTAATAGGAGTTGTTGCAGCATTTAGCATCTAAGCAAATAAGGCGCTTTGTTGAGAATTATTAATAGCTGTAGCCTACTCACTATTTCTTTCACGCAAAGCTTCAATCTTATCCTATAAAGCCGAAGTACTAAGAGCATCTAACTTAGCTAAAATAGCATTAGTATTAATAGTAGTTGTATCTTTAATTGTATTCTACAAAGAGCAAGTCTATTGCTAAGTGGCATAATTAGTATCTCGAAATCCATTCTGAATTACATTATTTATACCATTTAACTAACTAGTTAACTAATAAGTCTGATTCTAGTTGTTAATCTGATTCTCATAACCCATTTTAAGAATTTCCTTCTAAGTAGAGCAGCAACAGTTATTAAGAGCTTGGATAATACCACTATCTCCACTATTTACCGCATTAATTATTCTTTCAGAAGAAAATCCTACCTAACTACCTACATTAGCTATACTAGATTGTACACTCTGAATTGCACTCTAGATAGCATTAGCATCACAACTTAATCTAGTAGTTAAATCTTGTAAAGCAGAACTATTTCCCTTTATAGCCTACATAATTAAATCTGAATTGTGATTATCTTGCATCTAATCCTAGAGAGTTTGAAGCTGTCTTTGTACTGCAGGATCTCCGCCCTGGTCTCCATAACCATTATTCATCCAGCGCATAATGTACATCCATACGAGATACATAACATTATTATTTACTAATATGTCGTTTCCACATATTATCTTTATATTTCTATAAAGTTTAGACTATATCATTACTCTTTTAAGAGTACTCAGCACTTCAGATTCACTTGAACCTTACTCTACTCGCTTCCATCATTTGATGTGTTTTCGATAGTCGTTGCACCTTCTCCCTAAAAGGGGAGCTTGGCTCAGGATTGTCCAATCTTTAACCTTATTACCATACATGAGTAGTTAATTCATCCATATAAATATTACTATTTATATTTGGTAGTTAAAGCTCTAAGGAGTTTCCCTGAGTTCACTGAGTTTTAAACCCACTTATGTTATCATTCTTTAGTTAATGGGTTATTCCACATACCTCCTCCAAAACCTCCATTCATCATTGCCATAGTAGCAAGATTATCGTTGTTTCCTGTTAAATTATCAGGAACAACAAAAGTTTTTGTTTCACTCATTGCTTAAAAATTTAAAATATTCAATAATTATCTGTTTATGTTCTAGAACTAAACAATTATATATTTTAAATTCTCAAATTTCGGACATTACTAAAAATAAAAAGAGGAAACATAGTTAATGGCATTATCAATTGATAATAACCTCTAACTACGTCTCCTCAAACATCAGAACGTTACTTATTGTTAGAATAAGTATCTAAATAAAAGTCAAGATCAGATTTCATCCAAGACAATTCCTTAAACCCATCCTATTTATATCCTTTTGGAATCCATCCGTTCTTAACATAATTGTCAAAAGTAGCACGACTAACACCTAAATAATCACATGCTTGTATTTTGCTCATTCTCTAATCTTTATCTGTCATATTCTAAATAAAGTGAAGAATTTTGCACTACTCTTCATATGATACATTAGAATTACCCGCATCAATATCATCTATAATCTAATTTAGTAACTTTTTTATAAGCTATAACATATCCTATAATAAATATACCCGTTATTATTAAATAAGTACAGAGTAATTGCTTATCTGTGCATGGAATGCCTATATAAGTATCATAAGTTGCTATTAAATTACTTAGAAATTGTTTGGTTAGCGAGATAATCTTTAATTTTTTTAGTTGCAGTCTGGGTATAATCAATCACTGCATCCAAATTCTCTGGAATTGCTGTGATATTAATATTAACCATACCATCAGTTGGAACATTATAATTATAATAACCAACTTGATTATTCAACTCTCCATCTTTGCTTACACTAAAATTAATAGAAGTGTTGCCATCAACCTCCTGAGTAGCTGAACCTGAAACAGTCCAACCATCAGAAGTTGTATCTTTAAGATTAAATGTTTGATTCTGTTTTGTTATTTCCATTACTTAACAAATAATTCATAAAAAGCCTCCATAAGGTCAGCAGCTTTTACTTTCTGACCATTAATCTCATACTCGCCATCAGAATTTACATCAAGAATATCGCCATACTCATCTTCTGTAAGTGTGTCTTCAGGTGCATCCTTAATATCTTCATTACCTTTTTGTACAAGATATTCCTGATATTCTGAATTAGCTTTATTATTCAACTCATTAAACTTAGTTTCCTCTTCAGGAGTACGCTCTGTCTTATTAGCTAAATCTCTTAATTCATCTGAAACAATTTGCTTACTAAATTCTTGTGTATCTTCATCAAACTGTTTCTTAATCTTATTATAAGACATTCTAATTCTCATAATCTTTACCTTTAACTCCTTAGAGAGTTCTTTGCCGTTACCAGCTAAAAGAATCTTTGTAATAAGATTCTGTTTTGTCAAAACATCATTTAAAGTCATAAATCATTTATTTTTATTAAACATATATAATTGTATATTATCTGGGTTAGAGTAAAAGTTAAATAGTGTTAACTACAAAGAAATTCTATCCACCTGCTATACACAGAAGAAAATACAAAAAATCGTGACTTACCATCATCATATATATTACTTATCTAATTCTAACTTATAAGAATACTACTGCCATCTGCTTTTATTATTTTACACCCAGAAGGCATAACCCAAAAATAGCCATTTCCACTTCCATAATACTACAAATCCTTCAGTAATATTATCTAACCATCATAACCTTTATTAAATTTTATCAAAATTCCTCTTTCGCTCATTAAGCCTGCTCTATCAGCAATAATACAGGATATCTCTGTTGTTGCACTTATTTCTAAACATTTATATGTATAACCATCATCGAGTCTAATAGTAGGTAATAATACTGATTTAGATAGATAATATGGTTGTATTCCAAGGCCTTTAGTAATAATGTTTCCACGTACATCTAATTTTTGTGTGGGGAGTGTAGCACCAATACATACATTACCTCCTCCCTAGCATAAACTAATATTACTAGAATTTCGGTAATTTAAAAACAGTCCACCAGTACTATTAATTTCATTACCATGGTCTAACAAAATATTACCCATTCTAATAGAACTAGATGAATAGATTTGACCACTAGTATAAATTCCTACACCATTGTGTGCTCTAATCCAAGAGGTATCTGACATATACCAACCTCCCTAGTATGTAGTATTGTACCATCCGGTATTTCCACTACTTCTAAACCAGTTAGAACAAGATATAGAATTATCTATTCCTGGATTATGTCCTGCACATACTCGGGTAGCGGTCAAAGTGTGTACTGTAGGAGAAGTAGTTGTTGAGGAAGAAGCAGAAATTTTAACATTAGCCCAATAATAGTTATTTATAAACTCAGTATAATTACTTGAGTCTAGCACCGTCCTCCAAGGAAACCAATCTTCACACCAGTCTCTAAGAGAGCGCCAATACAAATGAGTATTACACCATCCACCTGCTATCTCTACTGTTCCAGCAATACCTCTACCAAATCCTATTACAGAAGAATAAGTTGTAGGAGAACCAGTGTTATCCTTGTGAGTGTTATATGTATATACGTCACCATATGCCTATGTTCTTCCTGTTTGGCAATTCTAATTACCTAAACTTCTTAAATACTAAGCAGTATTTACATTGAAGTTATTAGGATTCCAAACGTACATATTAGTTCCATCATTAGATCCCCATAACCAATTAGGTTGACCACTCTATCCTGCCCAATACCAAGTAGACCATGTATTAGCAGAATTAATACGTAAGTGATAGGCATTAGTAGCAGAAGCTACATTATCATGTAGATAAGCAAGATAACCTACTTGAGTTGCAGTAGTAGTATTTATACCATGTACTATTCTAATTCTTCCACTAGTTCCTATATCAAATCTAGTTCTCCAAGTAGAATGACCTTGTATATTAATTATATCACCATAACTTTCATGGAAACCTGTATTATTATTGTCCCAACCATAAACCCCAACTCCATCTTTAGTTACAGATGCATCTTCATAACTACCTCTATATCTAAGAAATGAACTTTCATGATAACCATCTAAAGTATCTGCATCTAAACCAGATCCAGAACCATCATTTCCTGCATTCCATACCTTATTACCATTAACTGTAGGATTTTTAAACCAATTCATTCCCCCTGAAGTCCACTAACCTACGGCTGCACTATTAGCATATATCTAACATACTCCGTCAGAAATCCATTTAAATCCAGTATCAGAATCACCTATACCTAAATGAATAGAAGCACTATCAGATATTCCATTAGTGCCTTTTATCATTAAATTATTCTTAAATACTGTGTGAGTATGAGCTGCAGGGTTAAATGCAGATGGTTTATTAGTTACATTATTCCAATGAACGGATCCTGTGCTATCTGAATAAGATACAGAGCCCACTCTAGCCATAGTTACTTTAGTGTATCCGGTAGATGGTGGTGTTTGTACTGAAGAAAAGCTTTGAGCAGTTAACGTACCTAAAGAAGATGAATCTGTGGCTGTTCTAGTAGTTTTCTTGAGAACAGTATAATTCATGGTATTATATTGACCATTAGGATTACCCCATAACTATACATTTCCTGTACTATTATTATAATAAGCTACTACCCTATCTCGTAAATTTCCTACTAACTCACTTAAATCTACTCCTAAATTATAATTTCCAGAATGATTAGTTCCATTCTATCTAATTTTTAAATGAAAAATAGAAAAATATTTGGAATAACCCTCACTAACTAAGAATGTGATAGTTATATCATTATACTAATATCCAGTTACTGTTATTTCATACATCTTAAACCAATAAGATGATAAGTAATTAGGAGAAGTTATATATCCTGTCCACTGAATATTATCTTTATGCCAATTATCTAGGGTATCAGAATTATTTACCTAGGTAATCTCATTGCCATATATATAACCCTTATTATTACTTACATAAGTATTCTAAGTAGTTAATATTGGATAACTATTATGATACAATCTAGCAGCAGTATTAGTTTTAAACTATATAGTATCGTTAGTATCATTCATCTAACTAAGTACTAAAGTAGTTCCTCCTGCTACACCCGATCTAACTAAGGTAATAGAAGCTGCATCACTACCATCTGAACCCGATTCTACATAAGGATTCCAATAAATACCTCCTCCTATAGATAAGTTTTTAATATTATTTGTTTGAATGTTGGTAGCATATAATGTCTAACTACTAGTCTACCAAGATAATTTATCATAAGATTTATAAACAGCTCCAGTAGAATCACTAGTATTTAGGTGAGCATTTCCTCCCCACACTAGAGGATACCAAGCAGCATCTGTAGCTGATAAATATTGGGATAATGTTAAACTACCTCGTATACCACTAATATCAGAAGTATCTAACACTCTGTATTGACCTTCATTCTACCAAAAATAACCATCAACGGATACATGTATCTTACCTCCTGATTCAGAGATAGATAAATCTCCTCCATTATAATGATAATCAGCTGCCAAATGATAACCTCTAGGATTCCAACTTCCAGTAGTTAAATTAACTCTGTCTAATTTCCTAGATAAGAGACTATTCACCTCTGACTCTGTATAATAGCGAGAATCTAAGATACCTGAATAATTAGATGAATCAAGTATAGTTTTCCAGGCTAAGGTGTTAGTCATCTTTGCATCCTCACTAGAACGTATATACAAACTACCTCCATTAGCTAATAACATTTGTCCAGAATACCCACTTGCAGCTCTAAATTTAAATAATCCAAAGGCATCAACATTAGCAGGCTTTCCAGTAATCCCATTACCTCCACCAGCATATAAAACCTAAAAATTATGATAAGCAGAATTAAAAGATTTATCATCAGCAGAATTAACTACTAAATAATCATGACTGTGATTAGAGACAGCAGCTCCTATAGAACCAGGTGTAATATTTATATTCTTAGCAGCACTTCCATCATAAGGACCCTGGCTTGTTCCATTTAAACTAATAGTTAGGGCATATGGATTTTTCAGAGAAGTAGGAATTTCATTAGCAAAAGCTAATCTTCTCCAGTTAGTAAAACCACTATCAATACGTCTTCTATAATAAATATTATCATTATTCCATATAAAAGCTAACTATTTTCTTCTGTTAAAGTTCTCACCTATACTTAATAATGATATATTTGGATTCTTTTCCGGAGGAGTTCCTAAAGGAATTGGATCAAATGTTTTAAATGACTGTCCCCAATCTGAATCTATATTATCATTAGATGTGCCAAAAGCTCTTACGTATCTTCCATCATGATTATGTCCCTTTGTTGCATAAAGAGAATCAGTCTTTGCTTTTATATATTCCCATAAATGAATAGCCTTTCTCTTATATGGGACATTAACAGCATTAGTATCTGCAAATCCACTATTAGATGCATATGAAGTAATAAGCATAGTGCCATCTGTTATGGTAGACGTGCCTTCAGTAACCTAACTAATAAAATTAGAAGTAGTAACTGTTTTAGCAGCAGAACCATCATATACCACTCCAAATACATTAAATGAGTGTGGATTCTTCAAAGATGATGGAATGTCTGTAGTAAAAGCTAAAGTTTTCCAAGGTTGCCAAGTACCACCATTTTGAGCACGAGTGCTAACTTTACCTGAACGTGTGTGTACAGCTAATTGAGCATCATATCCACCAGTATTGTCCCAAGCTAAGTGTAATATATGAGAATCTTCAGCTGGTTTTCCTTCAGTAGTAGATGAAGTAGCATAAAATATCCTTAAACTACCGTCACCAAATTGTGCATTAAGTGAAGTTGGTCTAGCAGAATACCAATTAACTAATTTTCTTGCATTTGTGGAATTTGTGGAGTTTGTTGCATTGTCTACTTGAGTTATAGTAGTTCCATTAATAACTCCTTTACCATTAGAGATATAAGTAGATGAAGTATCAAGAATAGTATAAACTCTAGAAGTATCAGAACTCCATCTCAAAAACTATTTATCCTTAGTGCTATTATTTAATCCTATATATCCATATACACTTGATTTACCTCTAAATTGAATAGAAGCACCATTAGCATCATCGTTTCTTTTTATAGTTAATGCTCCAAAATTTGTGGTGTCAATAGTTAAAACACCCGACATAGTGTCTCCTGACTTCTTTACATATCGACCATCAGCAGTACCACTACTATATACAGTAATACTAGTTCCATTTAATTTAATAGTAGAACCACTTATACCTGAGTTCTTAGATGTTAATACATTATACCAAGTTTCTGCTGTATTAGCCTAGTCTCTATCATCTGATATCTTAATTTCTCCATAAGCATTAAATGCTAAACGAGATCTTCTCAAATCATCACCTCCATCATAGGAAGTCATGTTTATGAAGGCAAATCCAGTATTAAAAGGAGAATTAGTTAAAGTGCCAGAAGAAGCATCTGTAGTACTATAGTAAATACCATTATTTTTAATAGTTCCTACATTAGTGTTATCAGCTAATTCATATACAGATAGCTTACTATTTAATAAAGTATTTAATTTATTATCCTCTGTAATGCCCGCTAAGAAATTAACTATTTCTTCCCATTTATTAATAACCTTATCAGTATCAGTTCCAGTTATGTTACTAACAAAATTATAAGCTGTATTCCAACTATTAACTAAGGCGGAAGTAATACCATCAAGTACTGATTTATTAGCATGAGAATGTGCATTATTAGCTGCATTATCCCATCTAGCTATATTTAATGTATATAGCTTCCAGCCATTAGCCTTTCCATTAGTTAAGATAGCTTGATTCTCAGTAGTACTAGAATGAGTAAGAGAGTTCCAAGCATGAGTATGTGCTGATGGTGTGTATGATGAAGGCTTCCCTGTTACATTAGCCCAAGCTACAGAGCCTGCTGAATCTGCATATCCAGCATTTAATTTAAACCACCCACTCCACTTACCTGAACCATAATATCTTTTATAAATATAAGGTATACTAGAATCAGGTATTTGTATTTGAAATGGAGTTCCTACATCAGAAATATATAAATAAGCACTATGATTAGTATGAGCTGCATTAGTAGCAGATATTCTTGCAGCAGTTAAACCTGCCGCTAAATTATTACAATCTAATGTAGTAACGGCATAATATCTAACATATCTACCATCGTGATTATGATCTGAATTAGACTTGCCATCAATTAAAGCTTTTAAAACTTTACCTTGTTTAGCAGAAAGAGAACTAGTAGTGGAATCACTAGTTAAGTTATCCACTACAGGTCTCCATGTATTAGTATCTGTGCCTTTAAATTCAACCCCTCGTGCAAATATACTATGCCCCTTGAGGTCGAATATTATATCTTTATTATTTTTAATAAGATCAAGAATGTTCTTATTAGAATTCGAGGGGTTAAATGATATTTTCATTATTTATTAAACATGTTCATATTCATCTGTATCTAAATTATACCAAGAAATTCCAAAGCTTATTGTTTCTACTGTATCTGTTTTTGATTCAGATACATAAATATCACTTGAAGCATCTATCTTTAATGCTCGTGTACCTATAGAATTTTGACCTATCTAAATATCTCTCCAAGCAGAACTGATTGTAACAGTACCATTAGAATTAGATAAAGTTATGTGACTGCCTTCGAGTAAATTTAAAGCATTACTACCGATACTAGTTCCCTTTATCTTTATATCTCTCCAGGTATTAGCAAATGCAGTTGCAGGTAATTTGTACCAACTAGGAGTATTAGTGCCATTCGAAGAAGCCAGTAAATAGAAAGCATTATTAATTAATGTTGTATTAGTATTAACTACTCTAGGTGCCAGACCGTCTGAAGTGCCACTTACTACTCCATAAGTGGTATTAGACCATGGCACATTTACATATAAACCTCCTGTAGAAGAATCTGCTTCTACTTTATAATTCTTGTCATTAGTTACATAATTAGTATTGGTACTAAAGGTAATGTCATGAGTTTGAGAATCTTTAGTTATAATAATACCTAAACCATGTTTAATACTAAGATTTCCTGTATTAGTAGCACTTCCTTGAAATACCTCTCCATCCACATATACTGGACGCCAATTATTTACTCCTACTGGATCATATCCTAATGCATTTCTAACGTTAGTTGCAGTTAAAGATATTTTACCATTTGAATCGACTGATATAGTAGCTTTATCTCCTGCCGCATCTACAATAACACCGCCAATAGTGGTAGCAGTCGCTGGAGCAAGGGCGATTTTTTTAGCGCTTGAACCGTCGTAAGAAAATGTTACAATACCTGCCCCATTAGATAAAGAATTAGATACTTTATTAGCTGTTCCTACAGTTAAATTAGCAGGATTTGCCCAAGTAGGCGCACTGCCTGTTCCACCTGAAACCAAAATATTTCCAAGAGTGCCGGCACTTACTGGGGCGAACATAGTCAAACCAGAGGTATCATTAGAATATATTTTATGTACTCTACCGTTAATTACAAAGTCAACAGTACCATTGATGTTTGTCTACGCTACCGTCCAGCCTGCAGCTTTATTAGTACCACTAGCAGTAATACACATTAATAAGTCACCTGCTTCACAAGTAAATCCCTCATAATTACCCTTTGAAGTAACCCTATAAGTATCACCTACCTATGCTGCAGGTATATCTGATTTTACATCATTAACTAAGTATTTCTTTGTATCTGAGGTACCATTATAAGTAGGATTTAATCCAATAGTACCCTTAAATCGCATTGCGGAGTTAATCACATAACTATCATTAATTTTCTAGTTAATAGTTGCTGAATCCCACAAATGCTTGTTATCTGTTTTTGTACTATCAACTGGTAGTTTACTAATATCCCATACTGATGGAATATAGTCAACACCATGTGTAATAATATGTCCATCTTTTGTAAATACTAATTTAACATAATCATTCTCATTAGAGCCACTAAGGCTAGGAGAATTTGCTGTTAAATTTTTATATTTAACTACGTCTTGATAATTTGATGCAAAATTAAGTAATGCCATTTCCCCAAGTTAATTTAATATTATTATTTTCGCTAATGAAATCATCTCCAAAATTTAGATTATCTTCTGTATTCCCATCATATCCAATATATTGCTTTCCATTTATAAATATATTTAATTTTTCAACAGGTTTCGTATTAATTATTTCTCCCTATTTATTATACTAAATTTTTATATTCTAAGGACTTTCATTTGGAGTTATTACAGTTCTATTTATATAGTCTCCTAAAGTCTATACCTTATTTTTATAAATAACTAATACCGCTTCTTGTGAAGTTCTTGGAAATATAAGAGTTGTACCGTGTTTAAGTTGCTCAATTTGTTGTGACATTACTTCCATCCATTAAGTTATCATATAAATCTTTAGGAATTTCGTAGTTAACCTTAATTATAGTGCCACTACTATTAGTTACTGGAATACTAGTTATGTAATCTGATAAATCAATAGTAGTTTTAGACTCTCCTAATTTTTCCCACTTATAAGTTTTCCCTACTTTAACACATAGCCATTCTACAAATATATTTGTTCCATCTTCAGTATTATCTGAAGTAGTTGGAACTAAATATAGAGTATTAGTTAATTCTGCAGATGCATGTGGTAATACTGAAACAATTTTATAAATGTCTCCGATATTAGCAGTTGTACTAATTACTCCATCTTTAATAACTATACCGTTACCAGCTGTTAATTTATCCTATTTAGTATCCTATAAATTTTTAATATTTATAGAATTAGTACCAACTACCCCTGTTAAGCTGTATAAGACTCGATCAAGTGTCGTTATCTTTAAGGAACTAAATCCTGGAAGATTATTAGTATTAACTACAACTGCTTCTGCTAAAGAAATAGGAACAAATTCTTTACCTTGTTGAAATAGTCTTCTAATTTCTGTCATAAACTAAATAATTGTTCAGGAATTTCATAATCTATGTTTGCTTTAATAGTAGAGTTAACAAAATCTAAATTCTCAACTAAATTATATACTTCTTTTTTAGTAATAAAAATAGATGTGTCTAGATTTGCAACTGCATCTTCTAAAACTTTACTTATCTCATCTTTACTATAAACTCCTAAATTATCCCTAGCTAATGCTTTCTCAGATTCTTCTTTAAATTCTCCTAAATAATTTTCTTTACAAAGATGAGTATGTAACTATGGTTTAGGACAATTTGTAGTTAATTTATCATCACAACTAAATCCACTATCTATAGTTGTCTTTTTAAATTCCACTTTATCTGGAATTTCAATAGGAATAGAAGGGGGTTTTTCAGGTTGTGGTGGAACAAAAATGGACCAGGAGGAATTATCTCCCAGTCCAATCTTTATATCATTCATTGTAATCTTATTTTCTTAGGATAATTTGCTGTAAAATCATAATTAAGTAATTCTTCTGTAGATTTTAACTAGTTAATAGCTATTCTATGTTTAGCTGTTGTAGAGAAGCATTCCCCCGCATAAACTTCTAACTTATTTAAGAATTCTTTTAATTTGTCAGCAGAAATATCTAATAATTCAGAACCTAACTAAATAGTTACAGTCTAAGCCCCACAATTAATTAAATTCTATAATCCAATTCTAGTATCTTTGTTCAACCACTTCTTATCTTCTTTATAATAGAAAGAATTTACATCAATAGATTTATCATAAGATGTTAATTTAGCTTGTAAAATATCTTTTAACTAAAAGTCAAAACAAGCTCCATCTTTTTCTATTAATAATTCTTTCCATTTAGAGAGAGGAAGAGCCAATAGGTCTCCCCTCTCTAACATATTATTTAAAGATAAATTCTTATCAATCATTCTAAGTGCTTTTATTATAAGTAAATTGTGTAAATGGAACTCCCTAATGTTTAGTCACCCTCCAAGCCGCTATATACTACTACATATTAGCATCATATGCATTATTGTTAAAGGTTCTACCTGGAATCCACTCATATCTATGTGCAGTACAACTATAATCTGTACACATATTCTAATAGGAATAACTATTGTAGTTAGAGGAATTATTTATAGTAGTAGTTGTATTCTAATTATTAGCTATGTTAGACCACACAGAAGGGAAGTTAGTTCCCATAACTGATTTAGCATTAGAGAATATTGCTTTATTCTTAGCCTCGGTACCGGAACTTTGTTTAGTAATAGTTTCCGAAACAGACGTACTATCAATAAAGTTAGTACCTTTAGCACTATAACCTCTATAATACATAATTCTTGCTAACTATTTAGCAGATGGAATATACCAATTACCCTAAGCAAACTAGTTATAAATAGTACTTTCAGTAGACTTTAATGTAGGCTGATACAAAGTAGCAGCATAATAATAAGGATAAATTACACAACTAGATAACTCATCAGAAGTTACATTAGTAATTTTTAATCCCTTACACAAAGATATTAACTTATCCATACTTTTTATACTATAAGTTTGGGTAATACTATCATAAGCAATGTAACTCTTAACCTAATTCTAAAAACTAGAATATAATTTACTAAGAACAGTGGTATTCACTGTATTTACATAAATAGCAGTATCTTCTTTACCCGTAAATCCATTTGTAGTAAAGTCAGTATAAGATTTATATGTAATCTAATCTACTGGTTTATCAGTGGATACACCAGACATAGCTATATAGTCACTAGCATCAGAACTGGTAATATTAGCTATTAATCTCTAATTTTTAAGCCAATCACCTATAGCATATAATTCTTTAAGAACTAAATCTTCACTACCACTAATACCCTCTGGACTAAATCCTAGGTAGAATGAGGTATTCTCAGTCATATTCTCCTTACCTATAACATAAGCTGTTCCACTAGTATCATTAGTATTCTCTACAGCATATACCATACCCACACAAGTTTTATTAGCATTATAGTTATTAGAGTATGAACCATCATAATAAACAAAGTCTCCAATTTGAGGGGCTGTCCACTAGATTTTAACTTTACATGTAAGTTTAGTAGGAGTAGAACTTCCAATTTTATATACTAAGATATTAATTACCGGCTATACAGTAGTACTTTCTTTAATTAAAGTAATATTACCTGTCTTTGAGTCTACCTTTAAGTACTAATCATAAGTAGAACTAGCTAACTAATAATCAATATGTAATCTAGGAGTTGGGTCACTTACTATTTTTACCTAGTTACTATTAATCTATAAATTAAATTTACCAGTTCCCTTATCACCCAATCCAAATACAGTTATTTCAGAATCACAAGTAGCAGAGAAAGCTGAACTAGAAGCTTTATAATTAACTTTTGGATTATTAGTTGCATTATCAATATCTCCAAACTATTCTACCAAGCTCTTCTTAGTGTCATAACTAATTTCTACCAAATCACCTGTACTATCTACAATATTAATTGTTCCAGTAATATTGTTTTTAACAGAGAGTAACTTAGAGAGGGTTTGCTCAGTTACATTAATAGTTAAGTTACGTAAAGAAACAGATTCAAGACTGTTACAATCAACCAACTATTCTAAGAAAGAATTCACATCAAATTGTCCAACATTAGATAAATCTACTGTCTTTAAATTACTAATTCCTTCTAATCTGAGTTCCTTAACTGGATTATATAATTCTAATGTCTCGATAGTCTCAGGAAGAATTACAGTTTCTGCTTTACTTGGTAATATAACTCTCTTGAAGGTAGTCCCACTCAGATTAATCGCTTTTAACTTATTAAAGTCTGTAAGATTAAGAGTTTCAAGTGTGGTCATATTATTAAGAGTTAAACTCTCTAATACCGGACCCCTCATTGCAAATTCATCCAATCTATATTTAGGATAATCAGTTCCAAAGAAGTCTTTATATACTTTTAAGTTATTATTATCAATAGTAAAGTTAGTTAATCTAGTATATGAATCTTTAGGTTTAATACTGTAGTTAACTAGACCAGTTATATTAAGTTTCTTGTATAATACTGTAGAAATTAAACCCTCATTAATAGCTGGACCTGTTTCCTTTAGATTAACTACATAATTCTAATCTGCTTTAACTAAATATTTAATTATATCCGGTCTATAATCGGCATTATTATTAGGCATCAAATACTTAGTACCATCATAGTAATATGTAGGATAAAAATCCTAAAAAGGAGTAAATTCTAATCTTAACTACAAGGGTCTCTTATTACCTCCGGCAGAAGAACCTGTTGGATAATCGGGAGTAGTACTCTACTTAGTATATGAAGCTAAGAAATTCCTTCTCTTTTCCATAAACTACTGCTCACCTTCTAGACATGAACCATGACTCTGCTCAATAGGTTCGATCTAGTTATTATCATAATACTCAATAGCACCTGCATTCTTAATTATTTGAGCATTCTCATAATAAATTTGAGCAGTATGATTATAAGCAATAGCAGGACACTTGTCTGCCTAAATACTATAGAAATATTTATAGAAATTAGTATTCTCTCCCGAAGCTGTTCCAAATGCTTGATTAATTACTGTATGAAGTTTATTTTTAATAATATCTTCAAACTGCAAATCAAACATATAGAAGAAGGCATTTAATCCACTATCACCCCATTGGGAGGCAGTCTCTGAAACATAAGATGGTTCAAGTAAATTATAAGGTTTAGACTACAGACCGTTATTATCAGTTGCAATAACAGTATCTAAGTCATCACCATATAATCTAATTAAATAATCACCTCTGTCGGACGGCTACCAGTTATCAGTTTCATCGGACACTGCTTTATTTTCATAGATTTTACCAAATATCTAAAAGTAAGTGTTCTTAGCCCTATTATCAGTACCTGATAAAAATCTAATTACAGCCTAATGCATGGCTACATCATTTATATCTATATATTTAGTTATTCCCTTTTTAAATAAAGATTTGAGTTCATCAATAGCTATATCAAGCTAATTAATGCTAGAATCCATTCCAAAATCTTCATAGATATTTAGTCTTGACCAACCAGTAGTAGGATCATATATAGTACCTCCTCTTACCCAGCCTCCAACAGCCTCTCCAGTAGCACTTGTACTTCCTGCAAACTCATCATAGCGATAAATATCACCTTCTTTAGAACCAGTAAATGCCGGAATAGCCTTAGTAGCTATATATCTATTTAATGTATTCCATTTAGTAACATCCGTCTCCCCTGTCTTAACTAAATTAAAGTTATATTTGTAAACAAAGTCTACAAACTCTCCAAACTTATTTAATGATTTACGAGCAGGTTCTGCAAAATCATTGGCATCATCATTTAATCCAAAGTCTACATCCCAAGAACCGCGATTCTAGTAAACAATAGATTCGTCGGAAATCCAAAGATTCTTTGTATAATCTCTATTAGGTGATTGCTATTCTTCTACTGTAACAGTTGGGAAATTAGTTAATGTTCTAGAACTTGCTGAATTTAATCCGGCACGTTGCAAAGCAGCCCAAGGTCTTCTAAAGTTAACATGGGGATCAGAGTTCTCACCACCTTCTATTAAGATATATTCAGGAGTTGCATTCTCATCATAACCGAAAGTAGCCTTATCACCTTTAGCTGAACCAAATGTCTGGAATCCCATAAACTAAATATCAGGATTCTTAAGTAAGTCTGCTAATTCATAGTTAGCCACAGACTCTAAATCAGTAATTAAATAGAAGTATAAGAAAGCTTCTTCATGTACTGCCTTACGGCCTCCCATAAGTAATCCGGTCTAATCAGAATCCGATTTATATGCATCATTATAAAGTTTACAAGCTCCCTCTTTATGAGACTGCATAGAAGAAGCGAAATTGACCTTACCTACAAGTTTAGTTACCTTTAAATCTTTTTCAGTAGAATCATACTAACCACTGTAAGGAGGCATATTATAATAACCCTTCTTTTCATGAGTAGGTTTAGCTATAAATTTATTAGTAGAAGTATCTAAATCTTCGTAAGGAGTAAACACACTCTTCACCTTAATTTCATTGTCTTTAAACTTATTTAACTAGAATGTTGTATTCCAAATTAAATAACGCATAGCAGAAGAACCCTAACCCTTAACAAGACCATTATTTATTCTACCACCATATATTTTATTAATTGCCTAATCAGCATAGTTAATAAATAACGTACATCTAATTTTCTTAGCTGCTTTATCTTGATCTCCCGGTTTATTATTTTCAGCTTGCCAGGTTCTATTTGGTAACTTACCCCCTCTAGGGAATACATATACTAACGTATTGTATTTACCAAAACTTTTAGCAAATGAAATTGCACCGTTAGTTCCTAGGATATTATTTCTATCGTAGAACTTGTCTTTCTATTCTCTAGTAGCTAAGAAGGAAATATAATTATGCTAAATCTAATCAAAAGTAAGTGCCGTAGAATTATAAACTCTTAATAAATATAAGTCTAAATCAGAACCCTTAGGATTTATTTGTAACTAAGCCTCCTGCTACAGTGCAAGTAAAGTGGCATCATCAATAGATATTTCTCTATTAATTACTCCATTAACATAGATTCTTACTAAGTTAAATTTGGCACTGTCCAAATTAGCTTTTAATGTATTATAAGAATCCTATGCTAAGAAATAATTAGGATAATATGGATCATTCTAATTAAGAGTAAACCCCTTTTGTACTGTAATAGTAATATGTGTATCTGCATCTTCTTTGAATTGTGCAAATCTAGCATTATAAAGCTACTCTGCCGATGTGTTCCAACATACCACAGTTGGTTTAATTAACATTTGACCAAATGTAATTACTGGAGACTCCTCATTACTTATATTATAGGATTTAAAACCAAATTCAAGAGTAAAGTTATTACTTAACTATAAATTAACAGGAGTTTCAAATACCTTATTAGTATTAGATTCTACTCTATATATTATTTTACCATCTGAAGCCGTCCAATAATCCGGACTTACATTAAATAAAGTAGTAGTTCTACCATTTATCTAATCAAAGTTAATTGTAGGTCGGGGACTAGCAGTATACAAATAATTAGCATTTGCCTTAGAGATAGATAATGTCTAATAATTAGACATAAATACCTTATTAGAATTAGTTGATTGGAACTAATAAAGCTAGCCATTTACTTCTACTTGTAAATACTATTTAGCATCATCACTATTTACTTCTATATATTTCTTATAAGTAACCTCGTATTTATTATCAGCTGTATAATTCTAAGCATTAACTATTACTGTATCAAGTAAGTTCTATCTATCATCTGATGAGTCAGAATTTAGATAGGTATTAATAGTTACTGACTCTTTAGTAGGACTATAAACAGTAAGTGTATACAACTCTACTGTATCGTGGTTATTAATAGAACCAGTAATTCCATTTACCGCTACAGCAACTCCACTAAATCCTGAAGGATTAATTACACAAACATTTATATAATTTGTTGCAATGTTTTGAGTCTTATGTACTGCCTTAACAGTTAATAAATTTAAGCCAGACTATAACTCACCAAAAGACAGATCACCGTCAGTAGTATTTGTAGGTTTCGCATTTAGATAACCCTCTAAATGATATTCTGTAGATAAGCCTCCACTAAGAGTGAACTGAGCAGTGGTAGAAATAATATTGCCTGTATACAACAGAGTTATCTTCTAGCTTTTAATAGATACATTAAGAATGCTAGATTTTTGTGGATAATCTACAAGAGTAGCAGTAATTTTACTCTCCTATGAATCAGTAAACAATTCTGTAATGTCTACCCATCTTAATTCACTATCTGCTTTATTAAGATGTTCAATTCTTGTACCAGAGGAATCTAATGTAAAATCTTTTAATGCATAAGGAGCAACAGTAGTTTCCATACTATTAACCCCATATTGTATCTTAACTTTTACGGCACCGGCGGCATCCTAAACACCAAAAGACTAGGTAGTAGAAGTATGACTTGTAGCTACTGCTAATTCTACTTTACTCTTAGAATTACACTACATAACTACTTCACCAGTTTTATAAATAGTACCATTAATTCTAACAGCAACTACCAATACATCCTAATCGTAGGATGGAGTTTCTACAGTAACTCTAGTAGAAGTAATTGCCTCCCCATTATAATCTCTTAATGTAAGGGTACTATTAGCAAAATCCATAGAATTAACAAGATGGCGAGAGATTAAATCTTCTACCTATTGACCGGTTTTTTCATTCCAAGGTGTCTCAAGCGATTCAATTTTATTTTCTAAATCTTTAAAGATTGCCATTTTATTTATTTATTTTTCCAATAATCATTATCTAACCAATTTTTATCTGAAAGCCAAGAACCACTACCATAACAGCTCTTTATAGCATTTAGCACAGTTAAAAATACTAACTAGGAACCTTTATATACAGCTCCTATACTTCTCTATGCTACCTATTCAATTGTGTCGATTAATTCTGAAAGATTTTTATTAATTTCAGAAACTAACTTACCATTTCTATATATCATTTAACATCTAATATAATTTTATTAAGCTTCTATCTAAGTATTAGTTTCAGTATGCTTAGCTTCAAGTGCTGCAATACGTGCTTCAAGTGCTGTAAGAGCTGTAACGTCAGCCTTAGCAGCAATCTATTCAGCAATCTCACTCTTCTTGGCATACGCTTCGAGAGACTGGTGCTCTGTAAGATAATTACCTTTAGGCTACTTTGCATCAATAGCAGCATTTAGTGTGTCAACCTGCTCATTAAGTGCTGTTGTAAGAACATAATCATTAAGGGCAGTAGAGTTAGCCTTTTTTGAAAGCTTAGCATTAACATCTGATGTAATAGACGCTTCTGCTGCCTTAGCCCTTGTGATTTCTTCATTAAGAGCAACTGTAGTAGCCTTAGTAGCAATAGTATTACTAATAGCTGTGTATAAATCATCATTATTCTTGAGTTTATCTGCAATCTCCTTCAATGTATCATAAGCTTCAGGGGCTCCTCCAATTAAGTCTTTTATAGTTTTTCTAAAGGAACCTTTAGTATTGGAATCCCCATTTATAATATTTACAAGGTTAGATAATAGTTTAAAATCTTTATTAGTGACATACCTAATTAAAGGCTAATATTTTCCATTTTTCCAAATTGTTGACATAATAAATAAGTTTTAGTTTAATAAATAATAGGAAAAGACAACAATATAAGAATATTATTAAACTTTGAATTTATCTATTATTTCATTTACTTTAGAAATACAATCTGCTAAAGTTGCTGAATCTTGTAGATTAGTTACACCCTACATAATAGACTTTATCTATCTTTCTAATAAGTCTGCAGTTACAAATCCCGAATCATCTGCATTTTTGCCATATGTTAAATAGTAAGTATCATCCTGTAAAGCCCCATCTGTCTCTAACTATTTATATTCTTCTTGGGATAAACACATCCACTTAGGTACTTCCGAAACTTTAGCTAACTTCTCTGTGCCATAGAATATACCGTCAGTTTTAATACTCATGGTATTACCTGAAGTATTCTAGATAGTATTTACCATCAAGCTTTCCAACGTGGCTCTAGAGTTTTTAGTTATTTTGGTGTCTAACTATTCTGTAACAGTAGACTTGTATTCTTCAAAAGCTGTAGTATTTAAAAATGAAAACTAAGTATTTACATCATCTACTCCAAAATTTGAAGGCTTTAAATATTTAGAATCAGATGTTTCTGCTGTTTGATACTTATCTGTTACTTCTTTTAAAGTAGTTTCTGCAGTACCCTCTAAAAATGATTTATTTATATAAGTATTTGTGGCGTCTTCTTTAGTTAAGTAGTTGGTAGTAATATTAGTATTATTACTTTCCACTTTCTTTTGTAAAGCTAGGAAACTAGTGTTATCAGCTTTAGAAGATGCTAGGTTCCAAACACGTTGGTACTATTCTTGATTTACATAATATGTATCCTTATTTTCAATACTATCCTCATAAATATAATAATAAGTGTCATTATGTAAATATGGTTTTTCAGAATCTATTGCAGTCCCTTGTCCCGTAGTATTTTTCTTCCATTCTGTATATTCAGCTTCTGTGCAACTAACTAACTAAAGAGCTTTATAAGAAGCCACCCATCCGTCAGAATTAGTTATATTAGTTTTGTCCACTAACATATAAATATAACCATCTTCAAGATTAGAAACTGACATACCTTCATATGCTATTTCAACAGGAATAGTATATAATTCCTAAGTAGTACTTACTACAGTTCTACAATCTAATGGTTTAGGAGTTTGTACTGAAAATGAAACTCCCAACAACGAATCACCTGTATATTTCATGCTAATGTGAATTGAATTTGATGAGGTAGTTCAGAAGCATAAGAATCATTCTTAGTCCATACCTAATATGTATAATCGTTTATCTGTTCAATAGATTTAGTCCATCCAGACATATCAATCTCTAAGAATCCTAAACCACCATTTACTTTTAAGCTATCTAAAGTTGAATTAGCGCCCGGTATTTTAATAACGGCTTTACCGGATAAATTAATTTCCATTATATTAGATTGAGTACCATACTTAACTAAAGTGCCTTTATGAGTATTATAATACCAGGGATATGTTGCAGAAATAGTGGCCACTGTTTTATTTATAGAACCTGCTTCAATTCTTTTATCAGTAGTCTATCCTCTATCATCAATTAAATATTCTCCGGCAGAATAATCGATTATTACTTTATAAATATAATCTCCCAACTCTGTATATGTGGATTCTGTGTAAGCCTAATCATTGTGAGTTATAGAATCTGTTTTAGAAGTTATTTCTCCAGCATCCCCTTTAATAAAAGTTGTACTTGCAGGAATGATAGGGCTACTTACTTCTACTAGCTAACTAGATACATTAGATACCACATAAGGTTGAACTAATTCTCTAACTAATACCGGGAATAATAGTTTATCTAATATGGTAGAGAATGCTTTACCTTTTAAGTCAGATACTTTAGTTCCCTATTTGAGTCCTCCCACAGAAATATTCATTTTAATATTATCCTATAATTCTGATTTATATACAGCTGCAGAAGAGCTTTCAACATAGAGACCATCCGCATTAGATTTAATAGCATTACCTTCAGCTTGAGATATAGCAAAATCTAATTTAGATTCCTCATTTAAAGCTACTGAACCCGAATGTGTTCTAATCCATGCTTCTATTTTATCATCTACATTTAAATTAGCTAGTTGACTATTTAAGGCTCCTACCTATGTATTAATAGTATTAACTAATTCCTATAAATTAGATAACTCCTCCCCCTAATTAGTAACAGTGCTAGTTAACTAATTTATATTAGCTTTAATAGTTTCTATCTATTTTTCTATCTTTTTATCTTGATAAGATTTAGCTAGAGTTAAAGCATAATCAAGTGCTTCATATATAGATGTAATCTATTCTATGTTTGTTATATGGTCACTGTCAGGTTGATATGTATATTTACCTGTAACTGTTACACCTATACTTTCTCTAGCTAATTTCTTTTCTAGTTCTGTTTGAAACTCTCCTAAAAAATTACTCTTTAAAAGAGGTATAAGTTGTTTAGGTCTTTCTTTAGAACATGGTGTTAAACCTACCTTCCCTACCTAATTGTAAATAGAGTGTATCATTCTAATTTAGTAAGTTCTCTTTAATAAATTCTTTGTTATCTATATCTATAGGTAAACTAATAAAACAAATAATATTTAACAATAATGAATAATCATCTTGATAACCTTTCTTTGCTCTATTTAATAAATCTCTATAAAGTTCTATTGCTTTACGCTTTAGAACATCCACATCCATGAGCTGTATGCTATCCATATTCATTATTCTAACAGAAACCTCCACAAGTATTAAATTCTTCTACTATTTTTTCGGCTTCCATAAATTGTTCAAACTAGATTAAATAATCTATTATATTAAGAGTCATCCAAATGAAGTCTCTGGCATATAAATCTTCATTATACGCAGAAGTTCGACATTTATTTAATAATGCATTAAATAATTTCTTACAATAATTAATATAACATTGTTGCATATTTCCTGTAAAGAAAGTATTTATGTGTTCCTACTAAATAGGAGTTCCTTCTAAATTCATTTCCAGTACTTCCCTAAGAGTAGTTTCTTTTAATACTCCATCTACTTCTTTTTTAATAACTCCTTCATCTATTATATATACCCTATTTATTTTATCTTTATATTCTTGTGAAGCTTTATTTTTATACCAATTATACCAATCTATATTCGGAAATACATAATGGTCAATAGTATAAAAACCATCTTCTTTAAGGTTGAAAGTACATGCATCATCTTTATATACTCCATTTTCTAACTAATTGTGTTCATGTATTAATGCATCTAAGAATGTTATTTCTGTAGTTCCTATTTTCATTAATACATTTACAGTCACAGACTTACTGTATTTAAATAATAATGTATCTTCATAAGTACTAGCCGCCTCTTCCTCTTCAGATAAATATTGGTCATACTCTTTAGATAAATCTAATACAGTTAAATCACCCTGTACCGAATTACATATATCTATTTTAAATTCCATTACTTAACTATTGAAATTAATTGAGGTTCACTCCATATATTCTTATCATCATCTAAAACATAATTATTATTGTTCTAGGAGGCGGAAATCATCCATAGATAACCAGTAAATTCCTATTCATTAGTATCTGTCCACTAGTCACCTGGATCTACTGCAGTTTTAATTAATTGAGGTTTTTCAAAAGTATCAGTTACTGTAAATTTAGTAACAAGTCTACTGTCATAAGCCCATTTAGAATATAGAGCAATTTTAAATAAGCTCCAAGCACCACTTACTCTCTATCGCACTGCCATAAATCCATATGGATTAGATGCAGTTATTTCCGATGGGTATTTACTCCAATTATTTTTACTTTCTTCACTAGCTTTGATTATTTCATCTATAGAAGCATCCGTATCATCTACATTCTATATGTCTCCTCCCACTTCTACGGCTTTCTGTGGATATATTATCCTAGGCTACTAAGAATTATCTTTAACCATATACAGAGTCTAACTAATCTCAGCAATATCTGCAGTTACGATTTCATAAAATTTCTAACCATTTTTAAGATCCTAACCTTCAAAATATACAATAGTTCTTTTCCAGGTATAAGGAGTTTTCACAGAAGGTAATACAAAGTTTTCTCCCCACTAATTAGTTTCATCCTAATTTTCTAACTCCTTCACTTTATTAACATCGGCTGTATTTGTAGCCAAATAATCCACTTTAAACTTTAAAGATTTGGCTACTTCATCAGCTCCCTAATTTTCTGAAATCTATTTAGCAAGATCCGCTAAATAGAGGTCAAGTGTAGTATGTTTAGCTAAAACTGTAACTGCTCTATCTGCTGTCTCCGGATAAATCTAATCACCAGTTCCAGAGTATACTTTTTCACAACTGATTGCCATTATGATTGTCTAATTTTGTCATTATAAGGATTACCATCATTTAACTAAGCTAATTCAACCTTAGTTCTCTAATCCTCTATATCTAACTGTCTATCTTTATAAGTTCTATCTGTTTGAGCTTTATACCAATTAACTTGATATTCTAATTGAATCTTCTGCTAATCAAGCTGCATTCTTTGTTCATTAAGAGATTCTGCTTTCTATTGAGCCTTCTATAACTCTTGCTATGCCTATTGTAACTACTAACTAGTTTCCTCTAATTTCTACTACAGTTGCTATAACTAATTATTTTCAGCTTTCTATTTTTCTATGGCTTTCTTAACAGTATATTTAAGTTCAGTCAAACTCTTAGCAGTAAGAGCCTCAAATATAATATCAGCACTAACTAATCCAGACTTAATTAAATCGGGTAATGTAGATTTAATTGTCTACATATCCTACATAATTTCAGTACTAGATATTACATGTATATCATAGTCTGTAATTGTAAAGTATTCAGGAAGGGCTGTAAATATTTTCTAATATTTATCCCCTAAAGTAATAGTGCCAGTTAGTCCTTTCTTATACACTATTTTAGCCTAGTTAAGACTATCAAGTAAGACTTCTCTTACAACTAAATCCATTTGCTAATAGATAGGTTTAGTTACAGTATAAGAATTAGTTACTCCCTATTTAACATTAGTTACAGCATCTCTCTATTCAATGCCATTAAGTCTTTCTCTAAATACACCTGTAATAGAAGACACAGTAGATTCAATAGATTGTATAGCTAAATCAATTGCTTGTATTACCTAAGCTGGTAAAGATTCATCATAGCCATTAAATATAGTATTTAAAGGAGCCTATCCATCTTCCATTCTTCCTTCTTGAGAAGAATCAATTAACATTTCTCCTTGTTTCTTATAAGCTCTCCATTTCTTTACTCTAGCCCCAAAATCAGGTCCTAACACTTTAGGAATCATAGAAATGTCAATAATACTACCTTTAACCCCGCTATTTGCTACAATAGCATCTCTATAGTAATGTAAAAGATCATAACGATCCTACAAATGAGCACATTTTAAGATTAAACTATAAGGCTAACGAGCTCTATTTAAAAAATAAACACCATTTACTGACAATCCACAATAATTAGGATTATCATGACTTCTAATTACCTATTTATCAATTCCCCTAAGAATATAATATTCATCACCGATTCTAATTGTATTATATCTCTACATAATAAATTTATCATCAGTTTCTATCCATTCTACTTCATATACTGGAATCAGATTATATCTATGGGAATCGTCTTCAGGATAACCAGGAAGTAAATCTTGTTCTTCGTCATCATCACTAGCTTCATCTATATCTACAACCGGACCATAGGCTCTTCTGTACCTAGCTGTGTCATCATCTGTCCAGTTCTATTTAAAATTACGTAAGTCCTCTTTACTCAGTTCATTTCCATATTTAGCTAATATCTAACTTTTAGAAAGCCATTGTCTCACAACTGACCTATAAGATTTCTTAACATAAGGAGATTCAGGATTTCTGTCTACAAAGGTATTTAAAGGATTTAATACCTCTATTTCAATATTAGTTTTACTAAATGATGGTTTTACTCTGTAAAAACAATAACCTGTAACTAATAAGTCTATAAATAATTGTCTAAGTTTAGTTACAAAATCAATTTCTTCAGACTACATAATGTATTGAAGAATATTCTAAGCAGCAATCTCATATTGAGAAACAAATTGCTAGTCTTGCTCTTCAATTATTTTATCTAACTACTATTTAATAGATTTATCAGTAATATCCTAGTTATTAGCAAATTTAAGTAAGGAATTATTTAAATGCGTCTTTAAAAATCCTATTATTTGTGTCTATATCAATAGCTATTTTTCTCTATCCATATTACTGATAGTTCCTGCATCTTTACAGGATATTTTTGGCAATATAGGAGTTCCTAGAAATTCACCAACTAAAGCATCTACATGTTTTCTTAGTAAAGGTGTAAATTCAACAGAAGTAGGACTTCCTATACCAAAGTTTTCTTCTAGATAACGAAACTATTCCTTGTCTCTTTTTCCATTATAATAATTATAAGCTTTCTATAACTTAGTTTTATCATATACAAGTTCAGAAATAGTTTCGTTAGTCTTATCTATAAGCTCTTTGTCTGTCATAACATAGTTTAGATTCTGGAGGTTGTATTTTAATTGCTTTAAAATACTTTACTCTATGTAATTTACTTCTTCTTAATTCCTCTTTTATAAAATCTACAAATTTATCATCAGGTAAATCTGCCATTAGTACAAAGGGGTTCTCAGAATGGTCTAGATTAAGAGAAACTTTATATCCTATAGGGTCCAAATCTTCAATACGAATATCTCCTATAAAATCTATCTAAAACTGTGTTCTCATATAATCTAGGATCACTTGTTTCAATTCGGTATGGGTCATTGTTTTCCTCCTATTTAATTACTATTTGATTTGATTGTTTCTTTGGAATAACCCCAAATTCTCTATAACCTTTGTCATTTATATAATATCCGTAGTCCTAAAATTCTTCAACTTCTTTGTCAACTTTTGTAGGTTGCCTTCCTGATAATTCCTAATCTGCAAGTTCAACCATACCCAAAGCAGCTATAATATCAAATTTTGTTTTATTCTCATCATTATAACCATTTAACTATTCTAGCATATCTTCAAACCAGATATTATGTCCATAGTCTTCTACATAATCAGCTATAAGGTCCGTTTGTTGTTCTATAATAGTTTTAGTTGCAGGAGTACCATACTATTTAGTAGTACCATATTTAATATCAGTCAAAGTGGCTCTAGGTCTTTTCATAAAGTATTGTAGACATTTATTTTCTCTAGCCCAAGTAATCATACCTACACGGGTAGCCTCTATATTAATTCTACAATTATAATATCTACACATACACATAGCTATCTTATAAGCTTCTCTAATATTTTGAGGTCTGTCTTTATACATAGCTACATATTGGGGTTCATTAAGACCAAAGGCTCTACGTTTAATTACAATACAAAAATCAGAAGGGTCTCTAGTTTCTTTAGAAGTTTGAGCAGCACCAATATCAATACCATCAATACCTGCTACATATAAATCATTCATTTCTGTGTATACAGGAGCTTCAAAATCAATCCCCTATTCCTCAGCTTCTCTCTTCTACTTCTCAATCTGTTCTTTATATAAATCAGACCATACTGGATGTTCCAATATCTAAACTTTACCAGAATTAAGAAGCCATCTAAATCCATCTATATTTTCTAAAGAGTGTTTATTAGATTTATAAGTATAATCAATAGTTCCTACTTGTGGTCTAGGTCCAATTTTATGAAGACGTATTTTAGCTAACTAATCTGCTATCTTCATTTTATTAAACTTGTTCTAACCTTCGAGAGTAAATGCTTCTTCTGCATTCCAGCAGCGCTCAGCACACTTTTTAAGATACTCTTCAGGAACAGCTAACAGATTATTTCTTTCTTCTTGTAATAATTTCTTATACTCTGTCTAATTACAAACTCCTCTAGAATCCATATATTCAGGATTCAAAGACTGCAGAAAATAAGGAAGAAAAAATCCGCTATCTATAGTGGTTCCATCTTGTGTCCACTTATGTCTAAATGGTAGAATTTTAAAAGCCTTAGGATTATAATAAATCTTTTTTAATCCCTCAAGAGGAGAACCAAAGTCACCACCAGTACCACCAAATAACATAATACCTCTAGGAACACCTTGTACTTCACATAACTCTTGTCCTTGTACTACAGCAGTAGTTAAATCAGGCCACGAACCAGCCTCATCATAAATAAGAAGATCAACACGATCACCACGAATATTAGAAGGCTTGCTTCCATTAATTCCTATTACAACAGAACGCCATCCAAAGTCTGTGAACTAACCATCTATTTTAACCTAATATCCTGATTTCTTTTCTAGGGCTTTATCTGTTAATCTAGGTTTAAAAAATCCATCAGCATTTGTATTAATGAATGTGAGAGCATGGTCTAACTTACTAAAGGTACCATTTAAATAAGTATCTTTAAAACAAGTAATCATAGTTCTACTTCTTTTTATAGTAGTGTATAGTCTAGCTGCAAGAGAAGCATTTATCTCACTAAAGCCAATTGAACGCGCTTTCATTAAGGCAGCATTTTTATGTAATACTCTACACATCTGTAAATAATGAAAGAACATATATTGAGAAGCAAAGAATACTGGAAAACTTTCATTAGTACCTTCACCTGATGCTTTATCCATATCTACTACTGGTAACTAATAAAAATTTAAGAAGAAATAGTTATCTCCAGTAATAGTATATCCATGTGAGGTCATACCGTATTTACATCTAGTATATTGTTCTTTCCAAAATGCATCCCATCTTTTACTTCTAGGTAAATAAGAACAATATCTCCCAGTTCTTAGAAATGTTTCTCTAACTTCAGTAAACCATGAAGGATCAAAATCTAAACCATGAGTTTCATCTATGGGTCTATAACCAGTTAATTCGTAAGATAAAGTAGGATCAAAACATTCTATTTTCATATCCTTAGTAATATCCCAATATGTCTTATCATTAGAACGTTCAATTCTATATTCATCAACTAATTTCTTAGCCTCTTTAGTATCTTCTTCCTACTATTTCTTTTTTACTTCATCTACAATTAACTAGATTTCATCAGGTAATACTTTCTTCTTTCTAGGCATATCAATTAAAAATCACCTGGGTCATATCCAGTATTAACTCCACCTCTAGTTGTAGACTCTTGTGATACAGACTCTTTAACTTCTTTCTCTAAAGTAATTAATTGCTCATGGACATTACTTAACTAAGCCATCTCCTTCATTACTTTTTCTGCAGAGAAAATAGGTTTACCATTAATATCTCGTTCATTTAAATCTACAATAGTTTCAAAATAATCTATAAACTAATCTGCTGCCCTTCGAGCTGCTTCTAATAATTTCACAGATTTATTTGATTCTTGTAATTTCCTATATTTTCGACAAGCTTCTCTAAATATAGGGTCGTTAAACTAGGCTTCTGTCAAACCACTATCAGCTAGGGCTTCCTCATGTCTTTCCTACTCTAAATAATTAGAATAAGGAGACTTCCAATCTAAAGCCAGATAAATGTAGGTAAGTTCTTTATTTACTCTAGTCTTAGTTTTTGTTTTATCTCTATCTAGAAGAGCCTTAAATTCTCTAATTAAAAGAATCTCAGGCTCATTTAATTCTAGAACAAGATGGTCACTATCATAATTAAATACATTCATAAATCATTAACATTAAACATTAGTATTTTATTTCATCTTTTTCTTTTTATAGTTCCATGGAGCAACATTAGCATCATTCTCACCTTTACCTGCACTAGCTTCTTGTCGATTTCTTCTTTGCATTTCGGCAATTTCTTTAGCTGATTTACCCCTAGTATAAGGATTTCTCTAATAAGTTTGTTTTGCAACATCCTTCTTTTTCTTAAAGTTTTTAATAGGGTCAGATTTTCCTCCATCTTGCATCTTTTTACCTGCACATATTTTACAGATTTCTCCACCCTTTTTAAAATATACTACTTCTTGACCTTCAGGACATTCCCCAATAGACTATTTAATATAATCTAATTTGGCACCGAGTCTTGCTTTACGAGATCCTTTCATTTGCTGAACAATAGCTTGTAGTAATTTAGCTACTTGAGCTGCTTGCTAATCACCTTTTTCGGCTGCCTACATAATTTTCTAAATAGTCTAGTTGGCTTTCTAATCACCCTGCATAGCTGCCTAAACTAAAGCCATTGCCTACTATTCCATTCCCTATTGTCCACTTGCCTATTGTGGTTGTACCATTTGTGCCCCTGCTGCGTATTTATACATCTATCCTCCTTGTTTAAATTTTAAATTAGCTAACTAACTATTCTAACTTGGATTATATCCTAAATTAGGTTTAGTTAATTGATACTAACTAGTCTAGTTCTGAACAGCATTATTTAACATATTCTACTGGATTTTACCATCCCCTATAATTTTACTTACAGATTGAGTATAGTTATCAGTTGTAGGATTATTTAAATATTTTTTTAACTATTTTCTATCTGACCCTGAATAATCATAAGGATTCATCCCATTTGCTCTCATGCCCTATCTAATATCACCTCTATCAAAATTATGTTTAGTAAGTTCTGAATAGCTATCTAATGGTCTACTTTCTAAATAATTAGTAGTCATACCTCCTAAATTAGGGGCTTTATAATTACCATTATTAATTAAGGTAGATACATTATGAGAATTAGTTATATCTGTAGTTGAGCCATTTGGAGTAGATAAAGTTACACTACCATTTCCAACATAAATGCCATACCCAGGAGTTCCTTTAATAGGAGTTGCTTGCTAAGTTGGTGTAGATGAATTAAACTAGTTACCTCCTCTTTTACTATAAATATTATTCAAATAACTAGCTAAATCTTTGTGTTGTGATAAGTAACTTCCTACTTTACTGAAATCTCCCGTCTTATAAGCATTTGCTACATCTGTTTGGGACACTCCATTATAGTTCCATATTCCTCTACCCTTATTAATCCATGAATTAGATACAGGAGTTTTTGGAGCTAATGCAGTTCTTGGTCTACTAGTTGTAGAAGATGTATTGGTACGAGGTTTACTTGTAGAGGTAGTAGGGGCTTTGGAATTTTTAGTAACCTAAGGTTTAGTTACATTAGGTCTCCCGCTACTTTGACTATAGGGTCTCATTATATAATTTATGTTCCCTGATGTCTACTTATTAATTCTATCATAATCACTATTAGGTATTAATTCTGTAGAACGATATACGTCTTTGCTATTATTACCAGGAGTATAACTAGTGTCTCCTAAATCCAAAGTGACTCCTGGATACACTGGTGCAGTTTTCCATTTATATGCCATAATTATACAAGTATTAAATCCTTAGTATTGAATACTGCTTCCTACATTAAACCTGAATCAGTAAACCATCTACATCTCAATCCTTTCATTTCATCTTTAAATAATGCTTGCTCTTTTCTAATAACAAGCATAGCCGGACAATGCATTTTGTCACGCTAACGTAACTAAACTACATCTCCCGGCTGCATGTAAACTTTATTACTTGTTTCCATTATTCTTAATTTGATTCTTTCTTTCTGTTAATTTCTAATTAACTATTGCCATAATTCGTGATTCATTAACTACTACAAATCCTTGTTTAAAGAATGGAACAGTAGCTTCACTAGCTTTAGTAAAGAATACTACATCACCTTCTTTCAAGAACTCACATTTGAACCCAGTCTCAATTACAGTACCGACACGAATAAACTATTCCAATTCGTGAATTTGACCATCCTCCTCACTCTTATATTGAGGAGTAAATCCACCTAGGTCTGTAATAATTCCACTCTCTACTGTTATCTTTTGGAAAGGATTCTCATCAAAAGGTTTAATCAATGCATAAGAACCCATTGGTAATATCTCTAAACCATTGATGTCCTTTGAGATTTCCTTAGCATAGTCCTCAAGTGCTTTATTGTGTTTTTCAAATTTATCTACATATTCATCTACTTTAGTATTAAATTTAGATTTCTTCTCATTAGCTAAAATAACGTCTGCTCTTTGTCCATTAACTACAATAGGAGTTCCTGTGCTTTCCATACCAATAAGTGATTGAGCTACTTTCTCTTTTCCATTTAATTCACTTCTAAAATCCATAGTCATTTACATTTAATTTACGGCAATAATTACCATTTACCTTGTTCACAAAATTCATCTTCAATTCTAGTTTTATTATCTAATACACATCCACATAAATCACATAAATCACCGAAGTTAGTATTTAATTTATGGTCGCATCTATGACATATACCTAATCTTGTAATAGCTAAATCTTGATGTTTATTCTTAATATTATAATATATGCTTTTTAATATAGTTAATGGCTTAGTTAAAATACCATGTAACCATTTAATTAATATGTTTAATTTCATTCCTTTAATCATTAGCAAAGTCTCCATAATATTTCTTAGAAGCTTCTTGTCGAGCCTTAATAGCATCTTCTAGATTTTCATATCTTCCTATATATTTGGTTTTATTGTTTATTGTAATTTGTACAGTCCACTTTTGCTTGTCTTTAGCCCAATATACCCCTTTACATCCCGATTTGTTATTTTTAGGTATTTCACAATTACAAATATTTTCTTGATTAGTACATATACGTAAATTACATTTCCTATTATCAAGTCCATTATGATTAATATGATCTATAACCATACCCTCTGGGTCATCCATTAATAAACGGTGTAATAATACTCCCTTATTGCTGATACAATATCGTGTATTACGCTTATTTGGAGTTAGATGCCATCCAATACTCTTAACCTTTGGTATATCTTCTAAATCTATTAAAGTTTCACATATCTTATTTCCTATTCTATCGTACAAATCAATTATTGCATAAGTATCTTTTATGTGGATTACATTAGTATCTCGATTAATTCTATCTAAAATTTTACCATATTTATTTATCTGATAATAATGCCTAGAACAATATCCATTAGCACGTATTGTATTACTTATACATCCTTCTACCTTACACATTACCATTTTCCACAAGGACATTTACTATTTAAGTTTTTAATCTTAGCGTGCAGCCAACATCCGCACCCCTTTAAATATCCCTTCTTAGGTGTTGCACTTACATCATTATTTTCAGGATTTAAATACAAATGTGCATTACAAATCTCATTTTCTTGGTCACAAATAGGACAAGCTCTACATATTTTAGTACGTTTAGTTATATATTCTTCCATATATTAATTTGTATATTAATTCTTAGTTAATTCCATTATAGTGCTATAAATTAAATAAGCTATTAGTAATAATGCTATACATAGTATCATATTAATATTCAATTCGTTTATTCTTTAATCTACGTTCTTGTAGAAGATGTTCCTTTTCATAATAAGATAACATACGTTCTACTTCTTTTCTAAGATAAGGTAGATGATAAACAGTCATATTGTCATTGTGATCAAAATGTACTAGTACTAAGTCTTCTATACTAAAATCAGGATTATATGATTCAATTATATAAGCATAAGTACTAAGCTGAAGACAATAATGATAATAATTACAATCATCTAAATTATTTAGAGGAAACTTCATCTTAACAGAACTTCTTACTTTAGAATCAAAATAGCTCTTGGTATCAATCTTCTTATTTGTTTTCCAGTCTCCAATTACGATGGAATTGCCTTTTTTAACTAATAAATCAATCTGACCTGCAATATGTAATTTACCAGATGGAGAATCCCAATGAATTAAATACTCAGGATATACTGCGTTTTCCAAATCTAAAGAAGTTCTATCTTTTTGACATTCAAATTTACCTCCTATTTGATATTTATCTAGAGTAATATTCTTTTTCTTGGTGTAAAAGGAATTCTCTAATCCTGCATGTATTTTAGTACCTCTTTCACAAGACCTTCTATTCTCCTCATCCCAAGAGTCTAATATTTCTTGCTGTGCTTTATTAAAATCTAGTTCTGTAATATTATGTAACTCTAACAGAACAGGATCAAATTTCTTAGTATTTAAAAGAGATTTCTTCTCAATCTTAAATTCATCAGCAGGTAACAATTTTTCTAAAGCTTTATATGCTGACCAAAATTCCTTATCAAATGGCTGACCAAATTGCTCAATCATAGTAGTTACAGAAGTAAACTTGATAGAAGGGTCATTAACATCCCAATAACGATGTACTTCTTCATTAAAAGCTACTGTTCCGTTTTGTTTATCAATACTTAAATTTTCCATATAACATTAACATTTTACATTTATTTTATATTTATCTAAACTAATTTTTAACTTTTCAATAATAATATATAATTAGGTGTATAACAAATTAATTAGTAATATAAACTCTTAAATTTAATTAAAATGGAAGATTTAGAAATATTTGGTATCCCTTATCTAGCTAAAGGTTCCGGAATACACATTAAAAAAGAAAATAGAGGAAAATTTACTGAGACTAAAAAGAGAACAGGTAAAACTACTGAAGAATTAACACATAGTAAAAATCCTCTAACTAGAAAAAGAGCCATATTTGCTTAGAATGCAAAGAAATGGAAACATGAAGATGGTGGTGAAGTACATAAGCCAAATGGTCATAGATCAATATTAGATAATGGATGGTTTAAAACAAAGGATTTAAAGAAGAATCATCCTCTCACTTATTAGTAGGGCGGACCTTTTTAGATTAGTGACTCATAGCCTCAAGTATTACAAAGATATATCTCCTTAGTTAATTAGGGTATTCCACAGTAGGCTGCTTTTGACACTTCACATTTATCTATGATAGAAGATGGCAGACCTGGAAAATATTATTCATTTGGAAGAAGGGCATCTAACTTAGGTGGATGGACTAAAAATGTAACTGATAGTCTAACTAATGGTAGATATAAAAACTTATAGAATGTTTAGAACTTTGGACAGTTTAAATAGGGATTAAAATAGAAGAACTATAATACAAGACCAGCCTTCTATAATGTAGAAATGAATAGAGGGAGAAATAGGGATAAATAGATTATTAATTAGTGGAATAAGCAATAGGGTTTAAATCCAATTGCTCAAATATATAATTAGAATAGTAACTAGGTATGAGAGATATAAATATACAATTGAATGAATTACAAGAATTTTTAGATTTTATAAATGAAAGAGATAAGTAGTTATGGGATAAATATTTAATTAAATGCACCCAATTAAATGACAATATAGAATTATGAAATAGTTTTTAATTAAATTAATAACAGCACATACTGGAATAAGTAGTAAAAGAGTGTGTGGCATATTAGGATGGGTAGTTAGTTTAATAGTACTTATATATTGTAGTATTGTAACTAAACAAGCTCCTGATATGGTAGATACGGTTTTATATTGTTGTATGGGATTACTAGGTATAGATACTATAACTAGTATATGGAGAAAATAACTATTATAGTAATTAATAGATACAATAAAAGGCGGCTTAGCTTAATTGCTAGGTCGCCTTAAATATTTTATAATTTATAAACTTAAATTGAAACATTAATCTTATTATCTTCACGTTTTTTAGCTACATTAGTACAATTTACTGAATTACATGTAGTATGGTCTGTATTTAATTGCAGAGAATATAATGTATCTGAAACAGAAGGAGATTTCAATTTTGAATTTAACAGAAGATTATCCACACTAGGATATGTGTAACCTCCACTATTAATGTGTACTGAGTTATTATAATTAGGAATCTCTTTAATACAATCAAGTATAATTAATAATTCATCTATATTTAAATCAGACAATGCTGAGTGTATATTTTTAATAGTTGCTTTATAATCAATCATTATTTAGAATCAAATTAGTACCGTACTGATTGTTTATTTAATTCATCTAGATAATTAAGAAACCATTGCTTATCTCTAAATGGTGTTGCTAGTACTTTAACTACTGTTTCTTCCGCTTTATTTAAAGATAGCATAGCATTTCTATTTAAATAATCTTCGTAAATATTATAATTTTTAGTCAACTTGTTCATAACCTTCATTTATTATTCTTATATCATTATCATATATACTAGTGTGTGTATAACCAGTTTGTCTATTGACATAATGATGTAAAATTATACTACTAGTATCATCTACATTGTCATCTATTACATAGTTCTTTTTAATTATGTAATCTAAATAATTCTCAGCCTCTTTTAAATCCCCCTTATAATCCTCTTGGAAAAGAATTTGTACTTTACTATCTAATTTAGACTTTTTCAACTTTTTAAGTTTCTTTTCTAAATTAGTTGTTTTTAACAGCTTGTCATTTAGTTTATAAATTGCTATAATCATAATACATATCTTTTATAATTAAATTGTTCTCTCACAAGGATTCGAACCCTGACTAAAAGATTTAGAGTCTTCTGTGCTGACCATTACACCATAAGAGAATATTAGCTAGTTATCAAAACTAGCTAAATGTGTATTTAAGTTATTAGTTAAATTTAACTAATTGCTCATTCAAATAGTTAGTTTTATCTGCAATGAATTTTCGTGCATGTGCTTTAAAATAAGAAACTGCAGAGCGGACAGATTCAATATTTTCTGAGTCTAAACAATTCTGAATCTTTTGTAAACCATCATTACCAATCTGTTCACAAATGTCTACAAACAATTCATCATCCAAACTATTTAAGAAATCTGTAAACTTCTCTACTTCAGATTGTACTGGATTAGTGTATTTAACACTGAGTTCAAAACCATTATCTGAACTATTCATTGAAATATCTAAACCGTTTTTATTAAATTTATAATCTTTATTATTTTCAGAAGCTTTCATAAGCTCTTGAAATTCTTCATTTGTCATTATTCCTTCTAACAAGTTTTCAACCATATTAATTAATATTTTAAAATTGTTTTAATTTAGTTCTTTTTTAATCACATTCTACAATAGATTAATTGTTGAAAATATAAAAGTTAAAATTATCAAAAATGCTAATTCTAACATAATATCAGTATTTTATACTAAAGCAAAGATGAGGATAGGTATTACTTATGAAAAATTCACATAGTGATCGTAGCATGGGCTCACTACTCGTTTTAGCCCCCCCGGGGCATCGAGTAGAAAAAATAAATATTAAAATAGCCAGTTATTAGCAACTATTAAAACATAGATATAAATAATTATATCGAATCCGAGCACGTCAAGCTCGTCTGAGGCAGCTGTCCGAGCACCTCATCGTCGGTCACGCATTCAGTCTGACCTTAAACTACTGAATGATTTTTCCTATTTCCAAGAAAATGGGATAGTCTCGTCTACTCCGAAAGAGTAGTCGGCGTAATGTTGCGCCTAATTCTGATTTAATATGGCAACAGTAATCGTAAACAATGACGCTAATGTTCAGGTTGCAAATGGCTCAAGCAATATGAACCTTCGCAATGCGATGGCAATTACTAACATTGTAACAGCTTATCCAGACTCATTACCTGCTGATTTCAAGTTAGTTTTTCATGATGACCTGCGCTATATGAAGCGCGATAAGTCGTTCTCAGAGAACTGCTACTGCGGCTTAGTGCCATTTTTTAATGGCAAAGAGCACCTCGAATTTGCAATGTTGCAGTGGGATTTGCTCACTGATGACATCGCAACATTCGATTCCAAAGGTGAGTTTGTGGCATTCTCTACGCCTAATGATGAGCTTCATACTTATGCTCGTAGCATGGCATCCGCAGACATCACAGTAAAAGACTGGATGGAAGGCATCGCCAAGAACTTCAGCAATGTTGCAGACTATAAGTTCACCAAGTTGGACTATATGTGCAAATATGAGGAAAGACTTTACACAAAGTCTTTGCTTGGCATTGTCAAGAAGTAAACTCTTAAAGAGGGATTTCCACTTGGATTTCCCTCTTTCTTTCATTGAATTTTTAACTTTTTAACACATTACAATTATGATTACCAACATTATTAAGAATTTGATTAAGGATATTCCTTCAGTTGCTAACTCTAAGTTTGACTCTGTTCAATTACTTCCTATAGGAAATAAGGTAGAACTCAAAGTCAAGACTCCTAAAGAACTAACTATTGTGGTTTCTAATATACCACAGAACACTAACTCAGTAACAGACTATAAAAAGTGTCTCATCGTAGACACTTTGATTGGGTCTGATATGACCTTAGCTGAATTGGCAAATGAGATAGATGACATCATTAATTCAGATGTTGTTCTGTGGGATATGAAGGGATAATCCTCACGACCCAAGCAAGTCGTTAAACTGCTTATTAACATTATTAACAACATTAAATACAAACAAATTATGATTACATTACATTTTACAGTTTCTAATTATTCCGAGAATTTCATTGAATTAGCACTTTGTGCTGAGGATAAGATGTTGACTTCTCAGCAAGTTACTAAGTACGCTTGGGAAAAGAATGAGGATAATCTCCAAGACTATTGGAAGTTTAAGTTGATTACCGAGGTCAAAAAGGACATCGAGAGTTGGCAACCAAAATATGAACTTCCAAAAGACATCTATGATGCTTGGTACAAATGGTACTACTTCATAGATGGTGAAGACGCTTCTGAGTTTATCCGTGAGATAGGACGCTCTCAACAAACTCTTAACTTCCAAAACAACTATGCTATTATGTTAGGCTGGAAATACTTCAAGAGATTAAAGGCTGCGAAGTTCAAGACTAGTACAGCTGCCATTCTAGCTTATGCTCGTGGTTATCTTGGAGGAATGGATGCTAACAATAGATATGAACAAGAAGGCACTGAAGCTCTTGGCATACTTGGCTTACAAGTTTTACCAGACACAGACTTAGTTGATTAAAAAATAACATTTTAAAGCCGTTCTCAATTCAGCTCTAGTGTGGTGGAATTGTGTTCAATATGATTACTTACATTGTTTATCTTTGGAAATATAATAACAACAGTCACGCTATGCTTTCCCGCAATGGTGAGTCCCTTGAAGAGTTCAAAAATAGAGTAAAGACTATCTATCCATATATGGAGGGATGGCACCACCGATATTCAGAGTTCAAAGAGATATACTAACTGAAAAAATAACCCTAACATCATTAAATTGGTGTTGGGGTTATTTTCTTATATAAATATAAATAAAATTATGAAAAAGGAAAACATTTTAAAATTGTTAGAAATCATTTATGATGAGACTAACAACTGCATAACTGAAAGCCGGGCTAATAACTACTGGTGCACAGTTAATGAGATGAGTGAAGAAAACTTCCAAGAAGTTAAGAGTTTCTATATTGATTTTG